TTATTGCATCATTTTCATCGTGAAGCTTGATATCAATTAATTCTTTGGGTACTCCAATATTTATTAAATATTCCATGATTTGATTGGAACGTCTCTCAACAATAATTCTATTGTTTTCTGGGCTTCCTATTGTGTCTGTAAAAGATTCAATTACTAATCTTGTATTTTTTCTATTTATGGCTTCTAAAGATATATTTTGTAATTTGTAATGATATAGAATGGGTAATTTATGTTTATTGAAATCATAATAGATTGTAACTTTTGCATTAGAGAATGTAATTGAATCCATTTTAATGGAATCATTCATTAAATTAGAGATTGTATTTTGTGATTCTAATTTAGTAGAATCTGTAGTTGGAATTTTTTGCACGATTACGACAGTATCAACTCTATTTGGAATTCTTGAAGGAGTTGGTCTGGGATCATGCCATTCAAGCTCTCTATGAAAACTCTTTCCAATTGAATAACTAATACCAATTGAAAATCTAGAGTAATTATCATAGTTAGTCAAACTATTTTCATAACCATCTAATTTATCTCCATTAACACTATTGTAAGAGTATTCTAAATTAGCAGTAAAATCAGGAGCGATATGATATTTTATACCTACTCCAACTGGAATTACTTGATAATTACCTTTGAAGGATGTGTTTAATTCTGGTCGCAATGAATTTTGTGATTGAGATGTGTAATTAAGCACACCATATCCTAAATACCCATAAAGTTGAAAGTTTTTTAATTCATCAAAATATCTTACATTGCCAGTTTGAGCAATAAGTAAAATTGAGGGTTGATAGTTTATTTTACTTTCATAACTCCACTTTCCATCATCTCCAGATAGTTTGGAATTATACAAGTCAAATGCTACTACAAAATTGTTTGAAATAAATTTATTTAATCTTAATCCATATCCTAAATTCATGGATGTTTTAGAATAAAATGGAGTATTTTTTGCAATATCTCCGTTCCCAATATTGGAATTAATGTTTCCTTGAACAGACCAAGTTTTAAAATCTTTTAAGGTGAGCTTTCTTGTTTGAGCAATACCTGCTAAACAAAATAAAGTTAGAGCAAGTGTAATAATAGTTTTTTTCATGATTAAAGTTTTATAAATGCGTATGGTTTGGTTTTATTTTTTAAGCAACTTTCGTTTGTATGTAAACAATTTTCAAGATCTCTAGAATTCTTTTCACAAGCAGGACATATAGTCGAAAACTCTAGTTTATCTCTCGAAATTTCCATTTTATTCTCTAATTCTAAATTGACGTTGTAAACCTCAATAATAGGAAAAAAACAGTTTTCAACTTTTACATCTATAATTTGATTTTTATGAATAACCTTAACAAATTGATTATCACTACTAAAATTATCAACAATTCCCTCTAATATTGTGTTATCAGAACCATCTTCGAAAAATATTTTATCATCTAAAAATATATTTCTAGAACACAAATAAGGAGTCATATTATCTCCTATAAAATGTTTTATTATTATAAACTTTTCCATATTTTAAAGCAGAAACGAAAATAATAAAAAAAATTAAATTATAAAATTATAATTATTATTTTTTATTTTATTAGAAAATAATACATTAAAAACAATTGAGCAAAATGGAGTAATTGATCAAATCCAATTACAACAAAAAAATCATGAGTTTTTTCTTCTTGCCATAATTTTTTGGTTAATCGACTTGTAAAATAATCTGTAAAAAAATGAAATATAAAAGTTAAAACAAAAACATCAATTGCATTTATTTTACCGGCAGGTATATTAGCAATCAAAGGGAAAGCCAGAACACAATCGAATAAAAAAACCCAACAAATTGTTGTAAGAAGAGAGTAGTTAAATACATGTTCTGCAAGATATTTATTACTTGTACTTTTATTTGTTGCTTGATCTTGTGTTTGCAAGATAAAATCTGAAACAAAATGAACCGAAAGTATTGAAAATATTATTTGAAGATTGAAAATTTGATCATTCATTTTTCGACTCTTTTAAATCATTTCCTTTATTAAAATACTTTTCCCAATAGATATCAAAAAAATAATCAAAGCTGTTTCTTAATTCTTTGTATTTCTCTTCGTTTCCTTCTTCAAAAATTTTATCTGATATTTTATTAAGTATTGAATGCGAAAGTTTCAATTCCTTAAGGTAAGTTTCACAATAGTGGCCTTCCGGACTTTGTTTACATACTGTTGCAGAACAACATCCATCTTCGCCACAACCACTACAAACTGGACAATATGGAGAATGTTCTTTTTCTATATTTTGTAAATCTAAATTCATACTAATCTATCACATATTTTGAGTAAAATATTTTCTTCTTCAACAGTAAGTTGGTGTCTATTAATTTTCAATTTATCTAAAGAATTTTCCCATTCATTATCTTTAGTTGATTTTTTGTTATCAATAACGTTCTGATCTAAATGTCCATCCTCTCTCAAACATTGTATAATGTAATCAACATCCCTTTTACTGCAATTCGATAAAAACTCATCAATATCAATGTCAACATCTAAGGTGATCCAGCTCATATTATTTTTTTTTATACTGTTAAGGGACTTTTACTAAACTCTATTTTAATTCCTTCACCTTCTAATTCAGAAATTAAATACATACAGAAATCTTCTGAAGAGGCAAATTTTTTCAAACTACCTTTGTAATTTAGTTTAAAGATACCTATTTCCTCTAATATATCTAATTTGTTTATTATTAAATGATTTACTCCATTAATTTTCATCCCCATTTTAACAACATCAAGATCCATCCAATTTATTTGTCTTGGTCTTCCGGTTGTTGCACCATATTCATTGCCCAATTCTCTAATATTTTCAAATATTTCTTCATCACCTTCAAAGTTTTTGCTTCCAACATATGTTGCATAAACTTTAGCAATTCCTATTGTGTTGCGTATGTATTTAGGTGGAACTCCATTTAATATTGCACCTCCAACAGTACAATGAGAACTAGTTACATAAGGATAATCCCCCCAATCAATATCTAATTCAAAACCTTGAGCTCCTTCAAAAAGAATTTTTACTTCCTTATCTCCGTAAAATTCTTTATAAGTATCAATCACAAATTCTTGAAGTTCGGGGATATCTCCAGCCCTTGTTCCTTTGCGAGAATACTTATCACGATATGCAGGACCATTTCCTTTTTTGGTGGTTCCTATTTTATTTTCAGATAATTCTTCAAACAAATGTTCATCAGTAATTACATGTGTCCTTTTGTCAATACGAAGATATTTTCTTACTTCCAATCCTTTTGATTCTATTTCTTGAATTTCTTTAAATAGGTCTTTGACATTTACTACACATCCAACCCCTATAACACTTTTTAAACCATATGCAAATCCAATAGGAATATAATGTGTTACAATTTTTTGGCCTTTATGGTAAACTGTATGTCCAGCATTTCCTCCTCCGTTATATCTAACAACGTGAGTGTATTCATCTTCTTTTGAAGCAAGAAAATGTGCAACTTTTCCTTTACCAGTATCACCAGCTTGAAGGTCTACAATAATATCTGCGTATTTTATCATATTTTTTTAATTATATTCTTCGTAAAATTCATCTATATCTAGAAGAATGTGTTTAGTATCGTTTATGTATTCGGTATTAGGAAAATGAAAATGACCATACAAATGTAATTTTATTTTGTTTCCATTTTCATTTAATTGTTTCCACATGAGATCAACAAAATTTCGCTCCTTATCTAACTCTTCAATCAACGTATCATCTTTCATAGCATATGAATAAACTAAGCCATTGAAAAAAGTTGGTTTGTTGAAGCTCATGCATGTATGAGTTACAAGAACATCTATTTCATTTATGTTTTTTAATTTTTCTTCATCATAAATAAAAATTTCATCTTTCCAATAACTTATTCCTTCTTGTCTGAGTTTCCTATCAATGCTTACGGCACCACCAACAAATAAGTGATTATAACCATTTAGATTCATGGTGGTATAATCCGGTAAGAATTTAATATTATCATAATCGTGATTACCATCAAAATAATCTGGATTATCATGATTGCCTCTTATGACTAATATTGTATGATTTTTCTTTTTTAATTTTTTACTTATGTTTTTTAATTCATGGTGTTCGTAGTTAGGTTTAAATCCAATTCCAAAATCACCAACTTGAATTATGTTACAATTTTCACGATCTTTATTGTGATGCATCCAACCAATCAATTGATTGAAATTGCCATGTATGTCCCCTAAGTAAATTGTATCTTTCATAATAAGTTTTTGTAAAAATATAAAAAAAATTATAATATCTCGTCAATTACGGATAATTTAAGAGCTTCCTCGGCAGTCATAAACCAGTCAATTTTCTTTTCATAAACTTCTTTCAATCTTTCTTTAGATATTTTTGTTTTTTCTAAAGTAATTTTTTCAATTAATTTCTGTAATCTTTTTGTTTCTTGGACATCCTCTTCAATACTTTTAATTGTACCCATGGTAATGCTACTGGCTTGATGATAAAGAGGTGTAGAATATTTATAAGCAAATCTTTTATGTCCGGAAATCAAAATTATAAAACCACAAGACATTGCAGCACCCATACAAATTGTGTGAATTGGAATCTCTGATTTCTCCATTACAGAAATTAAACTCATACATTGGTAAATACTTCCACCATAAGAATCTATGTATAATTTAATTGGTTGTGGATCGTATTTAAAACCGAAATATTCAGCTTGTTTAACTAGAAATTGATCGTCCTCATTTATTTCTATAATTTTTTTTGTCAATGAAGAAACTGAAGATTGATCAACCTGTTCTGAAAAAAATAAATTTCTATCCTTGGGCAATCTTAAAACGCTATTTTCCATATATTTTTTTATTTAATTATAAAATTAGAAAAAAAATATGTTAAATCAAAAAGGCCCCAAAAAAATGGAGCCTTTTTATTATAGATTAATCTAAATTAATTAAATTAAATTTCTTTTATGAAGTTGATTAAATAAAACTTTAAAAGCTTCATTTAGATTTCTATTAAAACCTATTCTATTTCTTTTGTAATCTGTTCCAGTAGTTTCCTCTCCGGGTTTTGCAGTTACTACTTTTTGTTTAGATCCAGTTTGTGCAGCCATTTCAGGTTCCTTTTTTGCTGTTTTTTTAGATGCAGGTTTCTTCTTAGTTACTTTTGCACCTGTAGAAGTGGCTTTCTTAGCTTTTGTTGGCTCTGCTTTTGCTGTTTGTTGTGTTGTAGTTGCATCAGCATTTCCAAATGTTGGAACATTTCCTGATACAGTATAACTTGATGTGGATTTATCTGAGCCGGGCTGAGTGTAATTAATTTGAGTTTCCCCTTTTTTATTTTTAGTTACTTTACTCTTTTTAGTGTCAGCTACTGGTTCTTCTTTTGTTTTAGTTTTTTTGACTGTTTTTGGAACTGCTAAATCATTCATACTAACCAGTAAATCTTTTAAAGTCTTCATTCTAGAAGATTTTAAACCTTTATATCTAAGACCTTTTACCAAAGCTCCGGCAGCTACGAGTCCTATTCCTAATGGACCCAAAACACCACCTAAACCTTTAGCAGCTGCATAGCCAGCACCAGTTTTTATAACTGTCATCATAGCAATTTTTGGAACCATACTAGTAATTGCTCCTACAATAACACCTCCGGGTTTTGTAACTAAAACATCTCCTATTTCTTTTCCAGTTCCTGCTATTTTACCTTTAAAAATTTCTCCTAAAGTGTCACCTTGACCATGAGGATTTTTTACAATGTCTGTCAAAGCCATTTTTGCTCCAGCAGCATCAGGAAACAAACCGCCTTTTTGTGTCAAAAGATCAATACCTTTTTGAGCGTTACCATTTCCAAGTTTTTCTAATCCTTTTATAAAATCTTCTGGTGAAGAAGCAGCAGTTAATTTGCTACCTAGAGTAGCATTCAAAGTCTGTGTTAATCCATTTCCCGGTTGAACTGAACCTAATACTTTTGTGGTATCTTGGGACATCCAATCAGTAACTGGAACTTGGGATTTAGCAGCAAAAAGATTTTTGAACCAATCTGTATTAACTAACCAACTAAATGCACCTAAAGCTGTTCCAATACCTAAAAGAGTTAAAGGTGCTTTATTGCTCTTGTATACTTTTTCTGTTTCCGTCTCTTTAGAACCAGTTAATGGACCTGCTACTGCTTTAGCTTCTAGTAAAATGTGTTGATTTTCTTGATAAAATTTTTCATCATTCTCATTAAACATTCTATAAACTGAAGCCAAATCATAATCTACAGTCTTTTGAATATACATTCTCAAAGATTTGATTATGTTATTTGCTTTTTTTGGACTTAAATAACCTTTGGAATCTGGTGGTAATTTTGTTGCTGCTACTACACTCTCATAAACTTGTCCTATGGCTTGAACTCCTGCAATGAATTGTTCTTTGTCTTTGACGTTAGGAAAACCCGGAAATTGGGATTTTAAGGTTTTATCTAAATCTCTAATCATTTTGTTGCCTCTTTTACTCATTTCTGAGTCAATCTGAGTTTGAGCTGCTGCTTTAGCTTTACTTTGACCAAAATATTTTCCCCCTGCAGTTATTGTTCCTAATTTACTTGCACCATATTTAGCTTTTGTAAATAAATTTGACAAACCTTGTTTTATTTTACTAAAAAGCCCTTCGTTTAACATTTTTTCTGCTTCTTGTTGGTCAGAGGCAATTTTATTATTAATAAGATAATTAACAATATTTTGTCTTAATTGTATTTCGCTTAATAATTTATTTTCCATTTAAAAGAGTGTATAATATATCAAATAAATAGTATAAAATCTTAAAAATTATTCTATTTATTTTAAAAAATAAGATGTTAAGGGATTTAGTAAGAAAAATATTAATTAATGAGGTTTTTGATAGTTTATTACTTGAAGGACCAGAGGAAATTCAAAAAATAAAGGATACATATTATCCTAATTTGAAAATTAAGGAAGATACTATTAACTCCATATATAATTCACTGAAAGACAATCAAATACTTAAAAAAAGTTATATTAATTGGATTTTCTTACTTATTAAAAATAGAGTCCCTAGAGTTGTCGAAGACCTTGACACAATAGCAAAAAATTTAAAAATTTTTAATTCAAAATCCTCTCAGATTGCAGCTGACGGTATTCCCACAATGCTTTATAAACAGAATGGGGATTTGGTTTATTCTAAACAACAAGATCTTTATGATGTTGTAGCAAAATATGCTAAAACAGAGGAGGGTGGCGAAAAAAACCTGATAACAAAAGGTGAATATTTAGTTTCTAAAGGTCAAGCAAGAAAAATTTATGAAGATTCAAATTATGTAGTCTTTTCACCTGATACATACGATGCTTCAAAGGAATTGGCTTGTCTTTCTCAATGGTGTACAAGATTTCCTGATATGTATAAACATTATTCTAGTCAAGGGCCTTTATATATTATTTTAGATAAAAATACATTAGGTACTCAGGATAAGAATAGAATGATTCAATTCCATATCCCTTCAAAACAATTTAAGGATGTTAATGATAGGGAAGTTCCAAATAGAAGAGAATTTATGAATAATCTAAAAGGATTATTTAATACGATGTTTCCATCTGCCTTGAAAGAATTTCAACTAGTTCAAGATGGAAAGAGAGAGATTGATGATTTGACAGATTCAACAAAACAATCAAGGTATATAATGCCTTCAGAATATTGGGATGAATTAGATATACCTTGTGATGAAATACAAGAAAAAGTTGCAAGAGAATTAGGGGTGGACTGTAAAGATGTTGAAGAAGGTGATTATGGATATGTAGTAGATGATAAGGTTTATAGAGTGGAATCAGTATCAGATGCTACTGATGGTGCAATAGATTCAATGTTAAATTCTGGAATGGAAGATGAATGGTTTATTGATTGGGTATTATCTGATTATACTTGGGAAAATGTGTATCCAAAAGGAGAAATAGACATATCTAGAGCAGTGGAGAATGAATTTGGTGATGATTGGAAAAATGTTTATAATACTTTTGAAAATGGTCTCAAAGATCGTGATTTAGAGTACACAGAAGAACAAATAGAAAATGGTGATTTCATTGAAGATATAACCTACAATATGTTCTTAGATGTCATGGAAGCATATCGTGGAGATAATCCCGTAAAATATTATACCTCTGAGATGGGAATGAAATTAAGTGATTTGAATTTCATTGATCTAGATGAAGATGCCAAAAGATATTTTGAAAATTGTTATGATGATTGCTTGGCAAGTTGGGTGAGTGGATATGACGGCTCTGCTTATTATTTTGATATAGATGGAGTTGATCACATAATGTACAGAACTGATTAAAATAAATCATTATCGTTCTCTACATCTTTTAAAAATTCCAACATATATTCTTTTAATTCTTCTAATTGACTTTCTTTAAGTTTTATGGGTTTTTTCTTTATTTTTTTTTCAGATAGAGACAATTCACCATCTTTTCCAACATAATAATTTGAATTAATAATTATTTCGTGTTCTAAAGAATAATGTAGTCTAACCCTGTCAATACAAGAATCAATATCTTCTTTTATTTCTGTATATGTAAATCTTAATCCATCGAAATCGCATATTTCAAAAATTTGATCATCTTTATAAACATCTCCAGACTCTGAAGACCAGAATGTATACCAGTAGGAGCTAAACCAACGAGAATAACTCATAAATTATTTTTTTTGGATACCTATGATTTTTCTTAAAAAACTTTTTACTTTTTTATCGTCCATTTTTACCCAGATTTGATTACCAATCAATTGAATTCTGTTTGTTATAAACCAATTATAAACCGTGGGATTTCTTCCAATAAAAGCTAAATTATCATTTGATACAGAATCTAACATTTCAGTATCCGGCATTTGATTAAAAGGAGTCATAAAATTCTCCTTAATTAAATCTCTAATTATTTCTCTTATTTTTTTTCGGTCAGACATCAAAAGTAAATAGTTTACATTTTATCTTTTTTGTCTATGAATTTCAAATACGGAATTTTTGAATGAGGTGTAAGCCTACTATATTTTTCATCCTTTTCATAAAATGTTCCTATTTCATTTGGGTGAAATAAGATTATTTTGAGATTTATATTTGGAATATCGTTTTCTTCTGAGTCTATAGGTTCTACTAACAATCCAGTCAAAACAACATCTCCTATTTCTATTTTTTGTCCACTAGTGTATTTCTTGTTTCCTAATTTTTTATGACGATCATGATCTAATGGTATGGATTTTTTCACCATATCAAATAACCAATCGGGTATCATTTCATTTATCATGTTTGTTCTAAATTATAAGATCATCAACATTAATGTTTTGGTCATTATATAATTCTGAAATTTGCTCAAAAATAATTTCAAATGCTTCCCAAGGATCAATTTGATCGTCTTTCTCCGTTTTCGCTTCAATTATATGTTCACACTTTTTCTTTAAGTTAGTTTGTATTTCCCATAAAACAATTGCCATGTCAGTAGATTTAACACATCTAAGATGCTCTCTTCTGTCATCTGGATCATTAAGATTAAATTCTAATGTTGCTTTCATAAAATAAATATTTTTTTTCAAATATAGTTATTTTTTAAAAAATAAAAAAGGGAAGATATTTCTTCCCTTTTAATTTTTTATTTATTTGTTTTTTTTATAATCCTTGGTCCAATCTACCAATCATTTCTTGGACAAACAGAATGCCTTTGATTATCTCAGATTTATCAGAATAGGGGATAATTTCATTAAGATTTTCATTTACTGTGCTGTTGTAGTTCTCTGCTTTCTCAGACACCCTGTTTCTCTTTGCATTTGTGTACTTGCTTTTTGGAATATCAATTTGTTTTACTCCGGAAGCTTGACCCTTAATGTTAAATGAAGCATAAGGAAGAATGTTGTTTAATGACTGGACTTGTTCAAGATAAATTTTTGTCAAATCCAATTTATTCATTTTTGACAAAGAGTCTTGCGAGTAAACTACACGACCATTTTGATTGTTTGCTAGTTTTGAAAACGAGCCAAGATTTGAAGTTTGACCAAAACACGCAGAAGATATGGTCAAAATTGCGATGAGTGAAAGGATTTTGTTTTTCATTTTGTTTTTAGGTTTGTTCATTTTTAAAGTTTTAATTATTGTTTATTGAATTTAAGTTGTTGTATGTTGCTTTGGGATAAAAATAAAAATTATAGTATCCCTCTTTGAAATCTGATTTTACAATATTATCGAGACTCTCCCAATTATTATTATTAATTTTCGTAAAATGCTTATCAATTAATTTTTTTAGTGGTTTTACCTTTTTTGGGTTCAGAACAGTAATTTTATAAAGATAACACACGTTAAATTCAACATACCACCTTTTAATATAATCTTTTTCATTATGGATAAAAACTGTATTGGATTTAACATTATATTGAACAGTATAATCTATATCATTTTCTTTGAGAGTTTCTTTAAGCTCTTCTAAAGGGCAATAATTACAAATTTGTGCATTAGCCTCAAAATTAAGGCAAAACAGCGTAAATATAAGAAATTTAACAATATCCATATCGCTAATTTTCGAATTTAAACGAAATTAATTATAAAAAGTTACAATTTTAAATTAAAAATCGATATCCAGTTGCAAAGTAAGCCATCTAATGTTACTTTTCAGTATGGGATAGGTAGGTTTTCCGGCTGCTACAACGTTGCCTAATTCGTCTAAAACCGCTATTTCTGTTATGTAGGTTGCAGTGTCGATTTCTGGGTCAAAAGTTGGATTGTTTGAGCCATTCAGTTCAGAATCATCTAAATATGCTTGAATCCTTGTTTTATAAACGACTGCAGCAATTCCAGTTTTGATTGTTCCGTAAACAAAACATTCATCACCAAAATTTAAATAACTCTGATTTGCTGTCAATCCTGAATTTATTGTATATGTAGACCCTGTATTAAAATCTTCTTCAGAAATAACAAATTCATATGAATTAAAAACTTTTGGATCGATTGTGTTTAATCCATAATCTGATGCCCTATAAACTCCGTTCCCACCAACTGAGGAATCAGATACTCTTTTCCAATCTTGGTAAGGGACATTTCCAATATCATAATTTTTATAACTTAACTGTTTGTTTACCAAAAGTTGAACAGTGTTTGCATTCCAACCAGTACCATTATATAAGATATTAAGTAATTCTGAGTCATCTCTCATATATGGAAATGAATTTGAATTTGGAAATCTAACTTTTAAATATTGTTTGTTTCCATTAGAATCTGTAAAGCCTGTTATTTTTTTTATATATCCACATGGAAGTGCAGGAGCATGTCCCATACTGACTGAGCTACTATATGTGCTATTTTCAGCTATATAAGTTACAAAATAATCATAACCATTTTCAACCAAACCATTCGCTGTATATCCAGACATTGTTGTTGCAGAATAACCATTAGCAGGATATAAACCTATTTGTGGAGTTCTACTTAAACTAACTTCAAAATCAGGCAAAGTGTAGTTCCTGTTAGATTTATAAGTAAGGGCAGTTAAAAGTTCTTGATCAGTGACCACAATCAATTGTAATTTGTGATATACTCTACCGACAGAAAATGAATTAATACTTCTTCCATCTCTTAATTCTCTATAAGTAGATTTTACAACTGGATCATAATAAGTATCACCTGCGAAATCAGATAAATATAAACCCCAAGTTTCTCCTGACGAATTAAAAGATGTAAAACTTGAACTTAAAATATTGTTATAATAAGCATTCAAATTATGATGCCACATGATCCCGGGCAAATTCATTTCAAATGTTTTCTCTACGAATTGTTCTCCGTAGGTATTTCCAGTCCATTTGTTTGTATAGTGAATCACTCCAAAAATTGGTAAATTATCACTGAAGCCAAAATACTTTTTTGTACCATTGTATTCTATGGAACCATAAGTTGTATAGCCAGAAACTTTATTAGGAACACTAAGTTGAGTTCCCATAACAGTTTTTGTTCTGACTATATTCATATTCCAAACACCCGGATCAGATGTTTTACCAGAACCATAAAAAGATTCAATCATGTTGTCTCTGAAAAATTGACAAGTTAAAGTGGGAAAAGCACCCGTTGCAAAATTGGGAATTGGTCTATCTACTAAATATACTGAACCTGCCGTAACTGCTGAAATTATTTTGTAAAAAGAAAGAACACAAGGATCATTTTGTGGCATTGTTGTGGGATTATAAGAACCTGATGAATAATCAGGAGAAACCCAAGGTATTGTAACAACATCATTGACAACAGGCGAATAGCCACCACCAGCAAACGTTATTTTGTTTGTTCCCCAGTTTGAAGAATTGGAACTATAAGCTAAAGTTTTTGTTCCTTTAACAAAATTTGAAATTGTAGTGCTAGAACTTGATCCAGTTATGGTTATTTTTTCAGTCCCGACATTAAAATTGGTAGTTGCATTGTAAATTAAACCATCACCTTGAGGTTGGAAAACAGTGCTTGTTGGAGGAATATTGCCAAAATTTTCACCCGGAACATCTGGATAGAATTCAGATAAATCCAATACTCTATTATTGAAAATATTGTAATTTCCATCCCTATCAATCGAATAATCGATTTCTCTATCACTCAAAATTATTTTGCTAAAGGTAATTTTACCTTGTGAAGCAGCCCTTCTACCATGATCGGTAAATTTAATATTGAAAAAAGTAAATGGTTCGGGTTGTATAAACGGCATTATATTTATTTATTCTTCTAAATCATAAATATATGACGTTTATTTTTTTTATGAATAATTCAATCCCACCAAGCCTCAATTTTTTGGGTTAATATCAAAAATAGTATTTTTATTGCTTTTTGATGTCTCATGGTGGACATCACAACGCAAATTGAACTTCTACTTTCTTCATTTTCTGCATAATCAGAAACATCGCAATTTCTGTATTTTTTTAAATAATTAATCGCTTTATCTCTGTCTAATGGATATTTATTTATAAAATCTACTCTATTATCAGTGATGTACTCTGTTTCCATTCTGTAAAGTTTTTTACTTTCAGAATTTGAAATTATTTCATGATAATCAGATTCATTTTCTTCAGTGATTTCTACGAAATCGTGTTTGGAATCTTGGTATTCAAAATATTCTACCTCATAATGACTCTTTTGTATTCTCTCGATTAAATTTAAACAAACTGTCATCCAATGATTGTCCTGTGGAATATTTGTGTGTCTATTATTTCTAACTAGATAATTCCTCTGTTGTAGAATTTTTTGTTTTAAAATTTCAAAAATAAAATAATCATCATAATCTCTGTCTTTCCAAATTATTGGTATCCATACATATAATTTCTTAAAAAAACTGAAAAAGTTTATAAGCCAATTTTTTAAGTTAAAGTATGGATCAAAAAAATATTTCTCTAACCATTGGGGATATTCTTTTTCTTTATCTTTTAAATGATATAGCCATCTAATTGGATCATAATGTTTTTTATCCCATGCATTTTTTTCTGGCATTGGATATTTTTTAAATTCTTTTATCTCAGACCACATAACTAAATTCCTTTATTACGTAATAATAATTTTTTTATTAATTCATCTTGCTCCTCTTGATCTATTTCGTCTTGGGATTTGACAAGATTATTTGCAATTTTGTTTTTATCACTATTTTCTTTCATGAATACTGATATTTTTTGATCGGAAATAATATCCCTAAAGTCTTTGACTTTTAAAATGGGACCTTCATTCATCTCATCATATTCACTACCATCAGTTGCAACAATTATATCGACATCAAGATTGATGTGATTTTTCAAATCAACAACAACTCTTTTTTTAATGTGATCTACTCTAGAAATGATTACTTCACCATCTTTTTTTTTCAAAAAGAAGAAATCATCAGGTTCTAATTTTGACATATTCTTATTTTTTATTTTAAATAAACCGAACTCACAGCACTAATCTTAAGTTCAGAAGGTCATCTAGATATTCCACATTAGTATATTACAATTGGTAGAAATTTTACGACATTGTAGTTTCGTGTTTTATGCTCGGACTTATACACGTTATCAACCATTAAAGAAGCAGGTCTATCGTAAACTCTTACTCAAAGGATGGACTTCTCCGGAGCCTAATCCCCAGTGGGTTTAACCATGAGCCGGTTTTGAATACAAAAATAACTTAAATAATTTAAAATCAAAATTTATACCTTAAGTTAACTGAAAAATCTTGACCCAACCTATAGTAGTTTGAAACAACATAACCAGAATCAGAATTTTGAATAAATTCATATTTTGCATTTAATAAATTATTGATTCTCAATGAAATAGAGTACTTATTTTTTTCAATATTATAGATTAAATTTAAAAAGTTTTGTGGTATTTGATAAATATCACCGAGTCCAAAAACACCTACTGCGTTAAGTTTTTTACCTATGAAATTATAAGTTATTCCAATGTTGTTGTTTTCATTAATTGAATAAAATAAATCAGCATTAGATAGTATTGGCGAAGATCCTTGCAATGGTCTTTTTAAATTACTTACAACAACTGTAGAATTACCTTCATTAGAAATAATTATTTGAGACCATAAGACGGATAAATTATAGTCTATTATAAACTTATTAATTCTCTTTTTTATTTCAATTTCTCCACCAAAAACATTTGATCTTTCACTATTTTGAAAAGTTTCCAATCTACCACTTGCGGTAGCGATATTAACTCTTTCTATTGGATTATCTATTGTTTTACTAAATAAAGCTATTGAATAAATTTGGTTATTAGATGGATAAAACTCATAACCTAAATCAAAATTAATGACTTTAGAAACTGTAAGATTTGGATTGCCTTGAATTTTAGAACCTGCAAAAACTTCAGTATATATAAAAGGAACAGTTTCTCTAAATCTTGGTCTTATATTAGTGATTGAAGCGACAAACTTTAATTGTTTTTTGTCATTTATTCTATATTTTATTGATAAGAATGGAAGTAAATCTAAATTATCTATTTTATTATTTTTCAAAAATACTGGTGAAAGTTGATCTCTGTAATTTACTACTTGTTCTACATCTTCAACTCTTAATCCATAACTTAAATCAGTTTTATTACTGTTAAAATTAGATTTAATAAAAAAACCATTAATATTTGTGTATCCTTCTGTTTTTGAAGCTGGATTATTAACCCATAATTCTGTAGTTTGATCACTATTAAGATATTGATTTGGATTGGAAGGATCAATGTATCCATAAATTGAATTTATTTTTCCTAAATCATAATATTTTTGTTTATAATCAAATAAATTTCTAGAACTTAAATAACTGTATCCAAAATAGTGATCTAATTTTTTTCCTTTATGAGAAATTGTAAAATTAAAATTTATCGTGTTTTCTCTGTTTGTGTTCCAGAAAATGTGATTGTCGAGTTTATCTATGTTATTAAATGAATATTGACCATCATATAGGTAAACAAACTGTTCTCTTGCACTTTCTCCACTTTCCACTAAAGAAAATCCTCCTATACCATCTATTGTCCAATTTCCTAATCTATAATTTGCATTTATTTGATCGGTAAATAAAGAATGTGAAAATGGTGTGTTTCTGGTTGTAAAAATATCTTTACTATAATCAAAATGAGTTCCAAATGTTTCTCTGTAAAGTGTGTTTTTTTGATTTATATATAATGAGGTATTTTTTATACTAAAATTTTTTGATTCATGGTGTAAAACAAAAATACCAGAGGGAGTAAATTGGTTTATCCTGTCTTTAAATTTATAGTCGAGAACATAATTTCCTTGTTTATTTATTAATCTTAGTATTCCATCTAAATTTTGATTATCATTTATTAAGTTTAAATTGAGATAGTAGCTTAATTTTTTGTTTTCTTTTCCTATCTGAAAATTAAAATTGTAATTAGGGGTGGGTGTCAATGAGTTTAAAGAACCCCTTAAAGAAACACTTTTTATTGTTTTTATTTCACTAGTTAAAATATCAATTTGAGCACCACAAACATTTCCCCATTGATCTGAAGAATATGTTTTCCTAATCTTCATATTATCCATAATTCCAACAGGTAAAATATTTAAATCAATATTCTTTTTATCTGCATTGTTGGATGGAATTGGAATTCCATTAAGGGTTACTTGATTATATCTATCGTCAAGACCCCTAATATTTAATTTAGAATTTGTAAATGATATGCCCGACACCTTTTTTAACCCATCTTCTGCATTTGAAATCCCTTTTCTGGTCATTTCTGAAGATCCTATTGAAGACTCAATGCCATTAGCATTTTTTTTATCCATTAAAAGTATAGTTTCTGAAGAATTATTCTTTTTAGCTGATATCTCAACTTCATTCATAGAAACAGATTTCGATTTTAATATAATATTAAATTGATTGTTGTTTGCATTTATTTTCTGTTCTTCAAACCCAAGACAATAAAAAACAATCAAAGATTCATTTGATTTTATTTTCAAATAAAAATTACCATCGAAATCTGTTTGAGTTCCGTTTTGAGTATTTTCTTCAATTATAGAAACAAAAGGTAGTGGTTGATTTGATTCATCCACTACCTTTCCTTTTATTTCTTGACTAAATGCTTGAGTAAAACTTACAAATAAGTAAATTAATATGATTATTGCTCTCATTCTATTTCGTCCAACCATTCATCCAAGCATTACCTGATCCAACATTTGAATCTTGAATGAACCAAGAATCGTTTAAAGTGGCTGTTAAACCAGCAAAAGAATTACAATCTTTAAAATCAGTACCATTTCCTGATATGATAGAATTTGCAACAAATAATTCACCAGTTGTAATGTGATTAAGGGTTGTTTGCTCGCTAACTCTTACTCCATATTTAGCAAAACCAGTAACATTTGCATAAAATATTTTACCCTTTGTTCCTTCTCTTAGTCTAATTCCTTCATTTAATCCATCTCCATCATTAACACCATTTAATGTTATATTTGATAATGTTGGTTCTGAATAAGGAGAAGCTGTATTATCATCTCCATTATTATCCGCTTCAATACCTCTATCACCACCATCTATACCTTGTTGCACAAACCAATATTGACCTTTTCCTCTCCATCCATGAGTCCAATCAAAAGAATCATCTTGATTCTCCGTTGAAACTGCATATCTTATATTTAATGTTCCTCCAAACAATTCGATTCCATCATCAGAACCCCTATATGCCTGTATGTATTCAACAATTGTACTTGATCCAACCCCATTAAAAGAAAATCCATTTAATTCATTATCTGTTCCAAGTATTTTACCAGCATATTCGACTCTTATATATTTTAAAATTCCGGAATTGTCTTGATCGTTACTTCCTCCATAAACACCTGTACCCCCTTCGCCTTCTGCAGTTAGACCAGTGTTTATGTCAGCATATCCATTGACAATTATTCCTCCCCAATCACCATAGGTAGGATTGCTTTTTAATGGTGTGAAAATTATAGGATTAGTACTAGAACCTTCTGCGAAAATTTTTGCACCTTGTTTTATTGATAAAAAGGTTGTTACAGATGGATCAGCGTATATTGTTTGTCCACCATTTATATAAAGTGAATAACCCTCTTCAATAAATACACCACCAGAAAGAAGCCATTTTTTAGACGAATCCAAAGTAAAATTTTCATTTATGACACCCTCTATTTTTTGAAATAAATCTCCATTTATATTTACTTCTGTAACTATAAATGATTTATTTTCTGGAATTTGATTATCGTCTTTTTTGCAAGACGTAACAAGTACAGCGAATGCTGTAATAATAAATAATAGTTTTTTCATCTTATTGTTTTTGCCAATAATTAGAAGTCAAAAAAGACAAAAACAAAAATTAACTATTTGTTACTAAAAAGTTAACAAAAACATAATAACTTAAATTTAAAGCTATTTTAAATAAAAATGGGATCGGGACGGGATTCGAACCCGCATACCAACACTTGTTATGATACTGGAATTTTCATCTTCCGTTGGGGGGGAATCCCGATACAAGTATAAGGGACCCCATTGCCGACGATGAGAGCCTACCAATTCAGCCACACCGATCCTTAATAATAAATATATAATATTTTAACGAAATATCAACCAACAAAATCAGTACGATAAACAATAAATCTTTCTATGTATTTATTGCCATCATCAGTTGTTATCTCATAATTATATGAGCCCAAAAGTTCTTCTGATTGTTCTAGTGTATTTGGTTGAAAACCTATGAATTCGACTAATTCATCTTCTTCGTACAAACCAGTCAAATCGTCTAACATACTTTTTAGTGTTTCTAGATCAGTTGAAGATGCCACTGGTTTATGTTCCAATTCACTAACTGCTATATTTATTGAGCTGTAAATCATTTTTTTAATTTGACAATTCTTTTATATGATTTAGATAATTTTCTTTTATGAATTTTCCAAGATAACAAATTGCCACGTATGCAACTGGTCCAATAATAAGCCAGATCCCAAATACTTTCCATAGCCAAATCCCAAGACCAATTGCAGCAATGATCATTGAACCAACAAATATGTTGTTGAGATTCGTGATTGTTGATTTGAATTCTTCTTTGTTGAGGTTGTATTTCATGTTTTGTTTTTTTTCTGGATTTATCATTTTTTTTTATTTTATGGACTTCATGAGAGTTACCGGAACCTGATTACCATAAAGAGCAGTTTTTCCATCCCACTTATCAATGAACTGTTTTGTTAGAATTTGCTCAGTGAGTCCTTCAGAAATAATTTTATTGTATTCAGTTTGTAGACGTGCCAATTCATTCTTTTTCTTTTGCTCGATTATTTGTTGATCAAGAACAGAAACGTTTGTGTTGACTTCATTTCTTGTATCAATTTTCTGTTTTACTTTGTCTGAGAAATCTAGGTTTGCACTAAATGTAAGAAGCTCAAGTCCTTTTTCTTCGAATGCTTTCCTTACGAGTTGCTCTATTGTCTTCTCAAATTTAAGTGAACCACCAGATGCCATGAGAGTATCAGTAATATATTTTCTTGATTCTTCTTTGATCAAATCATAAATGTGAGGTTCAAGAACATTGTCTTCCAATGCAGTCATGAAATTATCAGCATTTCCCAAACGAGCATTTTGAAATACAAGATCTACAACACGGTTTTCGATTGCTTTATAAGAATAAAGTGGCTTTGCTGTGAACTCAGTGTTATCTGCAGCCTTGAGGTGTAAAACTTGTTCACCAAAATTTGCTCTTTGTTCATACAACGGAACTTGAAACAATTCTGTTCCCGGACCCATTGTGTTTACTCTACCTTGAACACGAGAATAATCGGATTTACCGTCTTTTCCATAATTTTCCATCAATACTCCAGCAAAATTAGGTGCAACCCTTTCACATGAAGTCATTGTGGTCATTGTTGTAATAATTGCAAGTGCTGCAATCAAATACGATAATTTGTTTTTTTTCATTTTTTTTGATTTTTATTTTTTATAGATTTTTTCAATTATAACTAGACTAAAATAACCAATCATGAAAGTTGCAAATATTGCAATCCAAGGATTTATGTGGTTAAATGTCCAAATACATCCGTATATCAAAACGGAATATATTAGAATGTAAATTAAAATTTTAGATGGTTTCATTTTATAATTTATTAAGGTATGTACAGAATTGTAGGATTGTTTTTATGTATATCAATTTCAGGAAATTTAAATTCCCTGAGGTCGAATGGTAAAGATATTAAATGATAACCATTTTTCGTAGGAATTTGACAAATTATTTTCATTCCTTCTGGTGGACAGTTATTAATATTACGTTCAACATCTTCAATGAATTCTTCATCGATTGTATCAATATCAATAACCCAAGATTTATTTTTTCCTGCACCAAACTCTCCACAAACAGAATCATAAGCTGACATTACGGATTTGAAATCTCTGTTCATTATTATATCAGATATTTTCTTCATTGTATGAAATGCAGTTTTCTCAAAAGATCTTACATTTAAATTTATACAAGCCCTTGCATTGTGAAAATTACAAATAGCAATTATCTCCGGCATCAAGAACTCTAATTGATCTTGTGAACGAATGTAATACGTTTTAATAACTATTGAATTGCTACCTACTTCTGGATTATCTTTTTTTCTTTTTATAATTTGAAGAAAATAAAAATCATCTGTAGAATCAAATTTTAAAATTGGATTAATTGCGTAAATGTTATTTATCATTTTGTTTTTTTTCTAAATCGTCAAGTTCTTCTTTTAATCTTCTCAAGAAACTTTCTTCTCCGTCATCCCCCGACACAAGCCAATCAATGCGTTGGGCATATATCTCTGCTTTGCGAAGAATTACAATTGCTTCTTTGAATTTTTCTATTACTTCATCAGGATACTTGTGATGATGTAACTCTTCCGGAAACCTTTCATACCAATCATTGCCGTACCAACGCATGTTTTCCTTCATTAGCTCCTCAGATATTTTCTGCCCGTTTTTTTCAACGAGCTTTTCTATCTGGTCTGCTATTTGACCGATTTTGTATTGATTGTAATCAAAAAATCCTCCACTACACATAATTTTTTTTTATTTTTTAGTTTTTATATAATTATCATCATTAATGATTCTACAAATATGAGATTGATGGACATTGAAAATTTTTGCAATTTCTGATTTTGATAAACCTGAATTATGTAATTCTTTTATTTTATCATAATCTGAAATCTCTAATTTTACATATAATTTTTGGCTTTTACTGAGATTAATATCCTTTCCTATTGAACTATAAGTTTTACCTATATTAATGTTGTTGATTATTTTTCTTGATACACCATATAAATCACCAATTTGTTTTTGAGTTAATTCGTTTTCAATTAATAAATTTTTTATTTCTACAACTTCTTTTATGGTCAATTTTTTTAATTTTGATTCATAAAAATTGTGTTTTTTTCCTATATTTTTAATTTTATTGCTTTCTCCAATTTTTCTTTTTGTTTCCTCTGACATATAAATATAGTGTTCACCTGATTTTGGCAATCTACAATTTAATCCCTTTTTTTTGTCTAAAACTTCAAATAAAATGCCATAATATAGTTCTCTTTCAAGTAAAATTTTTACATCACACTCTTCAATGATTTCAAATTTATGTTCTTCAAATCCATATTTTTTTAATGAGTTGAATAATTTGGATTGGTTTTCGCATTTTAAATTTTTATATTTACAAAAACGATTTTCGATGTCATTTGAAGAACCAATGTAGATTTTACCATTAGGTGAAGTTATTTTGTATATGCCAATCATACATATAAATATGTAGATTTTCATTAAAATGTCCTCCGCTCATATTTTATTTTTATTTTTTACAAATTCGATCAATTTTTTAATACAAGCAAGTTCTGCTTCTTCGTAGGTATTATATCCTTGTTTAAAATGTCTTTCTTCATACACTCCATATTCATGTAATATATCCCATCTGTATGAATAGCCACCATCAGCTACTCCATGTCTGCATACACTACCATCGCATAATTTCTTTTCTCTAAACCAACGGAATGCTTGTTGGTTTAGAATGGCAGGTATTGTTTTGCCTTCTTTGATTGAATCATTATCATAAACTCTGGTTTGATCATATTCAGAATAAACTGCATAACATGGTTCGTTAAAACCCAATTCCTCACAAAGGATAAAAGATTCTTGATATGGTAAAAAATCGCTCATATTTTATTTGTTATTAAACTCTTCAAAAAATGGATTTTCTAATTCTTTAAAACCTTCTTCTCTGTTATCGTACATATAAGCCAAGGTTACAATGCACTGACGCATAACTTCCATATTACCTTCAATATCGTAAGTTTCAACCGTTGTAGTGGTTTTATCTTCTGACAATCCTTTATTAAGTTTTCTGGTGAGTGCATTATAATTACTTAATAGTTGCAATCTCAAGCCATCCATCGATACTTTCATATTTGGTTTTTTGTATTTAAACGTAAAATTCCACTTTTAAGTTACATATTTATTTAAAAGAACAATTTCTAATATAAAGAAAATCAAAAAATTGACACAAGGGCTTGAAAATAATGAAAAAAGTCATAAAAATTTAGAAATCAATGACTTAAATGAGCAAATCTGGGTTAAAAGACTAGATATGGTTTTTGATTTGTCTAATTTTAAAGGACTAAAATTAAATGAAAAAGAAATTTCTGAATATGTCAATTTTAATAAAAAATATCTGGATAAAATAGAAAAATTGTTAGATAACGTAAAAAAACTAGGTTACTTATTTGTTTGCGAACCTCAACAAATTGTTTTTGAAAGTGAAAGTTTTTATGAAGAAAAAACTTTTAAATCTGATATTATTTTGACCAAATTAAATAAAATAGATTTTCTTGATGTAAACATCTTAAATTATGGATACGGTGATCCAAATAAAATTCATGACATTTACGAATTAGAGTTAACCTCTAATAAAGGAAAAGTTTATAACTATGAATTTACTGGCACTGACATGGTGAGATTCTATCATCAAGGTTCAATTATTGATAAGAATGGAGACATAATTGCAATCAATGTTCAAAAAGTCATGGATGCGTTGAATAAATATTATTCATGAAAATTTTCATATTTATATACAAAAACTAAAATGGCAAAAAATAAACTAAACATCAACGAATTAAGAAATCTTGTAAATAAAATCATAAATGAAAATGATATGTTTGTTCGTCCAAAGCGTTTAGATATTTATTCTTTACTTGAGGATCATCTTAAGAATAAAGGTGGAGAATTTGCAATTGTATATCAAATCCTTACTACAAGTGACGGTTGGAAAGAGTATAGGAATTTGACTGAAGAACAATATCAAGAAATATTAAACGAGTTAAGGGAAGATCATCGAAAAAATCATGATGTTGATATTGTAAGAAAAGAGGGATCCGAGATTGTTTTAGGTTTTTAATTACCCTATAACTTTTTTTATATCATTTTAGTCAGGTTGAAGCTGACTACTTAACTATAAAACATAGTTTTTGTACTCCCAAAGGGAATCGAACCCTTATGTGACCAATTACCCTTTCTACTGTGTATAAGACAGAGGGGATATGGGAGCAATTATGTTTTCAATTAATTTATCATCAAAATTTTTACCTCTTATAAAAATCAAATTTATTTTATTTTGAGATGTGACTAAGTTCAATTTTATTTTATCTTCATCGCTAAAATATCCTTTAATTTCTAAATATCTGTTAAAATCCGGTAAATAAAAATCAGGAGTATAAGTCTTTTTAACCCCGTTATTATCAACATAAGAAATATATATTTTTCTTTTCCAAATTATTTTATTCTCATTTAAAATATTTGCTACTTTCAATTCCCACGTACCCCTAACAATAAATTTTTCATTATTTATATTGCTAACTTTATACCATTTTATATTTTTAAATCCACCTACACCTAATTCTTCCAAGTTTTTAGACCTAGCCAAAGAAAGTTTTTCTTTTTGTTCATTGGAAATTTTTTTACCCTTATGCTTTAATCCTATTTTTTTCTTAATTTCATCAGTTAAAATATAATCGACTCCTTTTTTTCTTGTTTTATCCCATTGGTTTACTGGTTTTTTTATTATTCCATCTTTTACTTTTTGATTATAAATTTCAAAATTACTTTTACGAATTACTCTATTTGGGTTTAATTTACATGTTTTTTGGTGTGAAATTAAAGAACCTTTATTCGTTATTTCTCTATCACAAAAAATACAATTCATCTTTTTTAATTATAAATATTTTATATAATTAAATTTTGAGCCGATGGAGGGACTCGAACCCCCGGTGTTTGTGTTCCAGTTTACAAAACTGGTGCTGTCGCCACTGAGCCACATCGGCAATAATAAGTTCATCCAGAGGAAGTCGAATTCCCATCTTCTGGTTCGTAGCCAGATATTCTCTCCGTTAAACTACAGGTGAATTTTTGTACCCCCAGTGGAAGTCGAATCCACAAACACCAGATCCTAAGTCTAGCCGCTTTGCCAGTTTGCGTACAGGGGCATTTTATGGAGGTAGGAGATGGGATCAAACCATCGTAGAAGGTTTTGCAGACCTCCACCTAGTCACTCGGTCATCCTACCTTACATTATTGTTGGGATGGAGGGGATCGAACCCACATGTCACCAATTACTCTTTCAACACGTTATCAGCGTGAGGAGATACAACCCAATAAAGAAATATTTTGCGTAAAGTATCAGAAATTAATACTTTCTGCAAAAAATTTATTTTGATGTCCCAGCTGGAATCGAACCAACATCATCAGAGTCAAATTCTGATATAATTAACCGTTATACTATAGGACAATATAATATTAGAGTGGGATAGGAAGTAATCGAAACTTCGCACCTATGATTTACAGTCATTGTGAACTCCCCGGTCTCTATCCCAGATATTTGTACTCCCGACGGGACTCGAACCCGCAATGACCACCTTGAAAGGGTGGTGACTTAAACCAATTTGTCCACAGGAGCATTAAGAGCGAGTAGAGAGAATCGAACTCTCATCTCTGGTTTGGAAGACCAGCATAATTTACTTTCGTTCCACTATACGATACTCGCAATTGTGCCAACATGTCAAAGAACAACAACAGATACTCATGTTGTTTTATTGTTGCGGGAATGGGAATCGAACCCATGTGATTCAGCTTATGAGACTGAGCTGGAACCATCTCCAGTCCATCCCGCAATTTTTAGGAGGAGCTACCGAGCTTTGAACTCGGGACTTAACATTGCAAATGTTATGTGTTCGCCATCTATACCATAGCCCCATTGTCTGGTAAGCCGGACTCGAACCGACATCAGCTCCTACTTCCAAGGTAGGCGAGGCAACCAATTCCTCCATTACCAGTTTAGCGGTCTATGAGAGAATCGAACTCTCACCACCCGATAGACAGTCGGGTATCCTTAGCCGTTGGACCAATAGACCTTTTTTACTTTGTGTACCCGGAGAGATTCGAACTCTCGACTCCTGCATTAAAAGTGCAGTACTCTAATCCAGCTGAGTTACGGATACATTTTGAATGCACCCGTAGGCACATTCAGTTATTTACGTTTTCGTTTTAATTTATTTTTTGTTTTCATTTCATTTCCAGTTTTCTGGGGACTGAGCCCAGCAGGTATTTGACTCAGCCCCCAACATCATCATTTTTTTTGCGGGGAATGTGGGCAACGATCCCACACCCTTCTGCTTAACAGGCAGTTGCTCTTCCACTTGAGCTTCTTCCCCCCTTTGTGGAACCGGAGGCTTTCGAGTCCTCGACCTTTGGATTTTCAGTCCAACGCTCTTCCATCTGAGCTACGGTTCCAAAACAAAAAACCCCTGAACTTTTTGGGTTCAGGGGCTTCCTTTATTTTTTTGGTTTTGTGTTTTTTACATCACCTTATTTTTAAAGTTATTTGTTCCCCTGAACCCGGTTGGTTTCTCGCTTTGTGTATTATACCCAAAATCAAATGAACGAGAATCCACTACGGGTAGACATATTGACGCAATAGGCGTACTTATGGCTGCCTGCCAGTTATTCTTGTTAATATGATTATGAAGCGTGTTCATTTTTGAAGACTTTATAACTTTTTTTATTCTTGTTTATTAAATAGTAAGAAATTTTATTTTTTCTTGAATGCAAATTTAGTCATTATTTATTTAAAAACAAATTTCTATATTAATAAATTCATAAGTAATTGAAAATCAATTTAAAAAATTATATATAATTAGAAAAATTGATTATTACTTTTTGCCAAAAATATATTAGAGTATTTTTTTTGGCCTGTAATTTCTTCTCCGCAGTAATCAGGAATATCATTTAAAAATTCATCAAACTCTATTTCAACAATACTTAGACCAGAAGGATAAATGTCAATATCCACTTTATGATTATTAAAGACAGTAACAAAACGATTTTTTTCGAGTTTGAATTCTGAAAGATCATATAATTTAAACCCTTCTTCTTTTGGTATTAAGTATTCGAATTCATATTTAGAATAATTATTAATTTTCTGTTTATAACAAATGTGGCAATAAAAATTATTAGTAATTCTAATTCTTAATTGTTTCTTCTTATCAAGAATTAAATATCCCTGCTTGATCAATTTTGGTTCATTAAAATATGAGCCTAGATCCGGCATATATTTTAAAAGAAATTTTCTTTCTTTTTCAATCATGTTAAATAATCAAACTTTTCTCCTAAGGAATTAAATTTTTCGTGTATCTCTAAATTTTTATCAATATTTGAAATCAGGAATTTGAGAGTAAAATTTTTCCCTGTTTCTTTACTTTCAAAATATAATTCTTCATGTAGAAGTGGTATCTGTCCTTGGTATTTTCTAAGAACAATTATATCACCTTTTTTTAAATTATCATTGTGTTTTTTTACAATGAATGATTTGATTAATTTAATGTTGTCCATTTTAATTAATTTTATTTATTGATTGTTTATGACAAATCTATAAAAAAAAATAATAACTATCAATCAAAAAATCTTTTATAAAGTATATATGGTAAGACTAAAGGCCAAAAAATACATGCAAACATGCTCAATAATAAATAAACTAATTGTAAATTATCAGTGTTGAAATTACCTAAAACTTCGTGAAGTTCATCGATTGAATTTTTGGTTCCATCATCTAATTTATTATAAACACTCTCTTCGAAAACTAGAAATGCTAAAATTCCCCACCATATTATCATTAAAATCAGACCAATTAAATATATATAATATAGCATAATTTATAGATTAAAAACAAAAGTAGGAGTGCCATTTATTTCTACAAGTGAAATATAAATTATACCTCCATTACCTGTATAATATTTCCATTTAGTATCATCAATAACAACATATTGTTTATTGAATATTTCTACCATATAATTTAGGGTGCCACTATTTAGTGGAGTTGCAGAGCATAAATTACATACACCCTTTGAATCGAAGAAATACATTGAAATGATTCTTTCGTCTTTAAAATAAATGTATTTTGCTCCTTGTTCAGTTTTTCCAGTGTAGAAATATTCTTTTGAAAAATCTTTTCTTATTTCGTACTCCGTGTAACCTAATCTAGATTGACTAAAACCACATAAAGAAAATAAGATAAATAATAGAGATAATATTGTTTTTTTCATTCTATTAAATTAGAAAAATAAAATGAAAAAGAAAAGTATAATTTTATTTATCGTCTATCAATTCGGCATTGAAAATGAAATTTTCTACATATAATTCCATAGTATCGCATCCTCTGGAATAAACAATGTTACCATCATCTTTTATGTCAATGACTTTTACATAATATTCTACAGAAACTTCTGGCTCAGGATGATTATTATCAAACGGAATAACGTTTTGTCTAATGATCCACGTTTGTCCAATATGAACCGGAAAGGGTTTTCTAGAAGAATTAAATGAATAGATTAAAATTACAAGTAAAATGAAACCTATTATTATAAAATATTTTTTTCTTTTTGAATCTTTGATGTTGATCATGATTTCAAAGAATTAATAAATTCAAGAACAAATTTTTCTTTTTCATACGAAGTTGTGAGATCCCTACTTAAATTTATCAAAAGAGATTGAATTTTATCTGCGTCACTTTTTACGTCAAGTTTTTCAATATCCTCTATTGTGTTTTTTCTCTTTTCATTTCGAGAAACCTCTTCTTCTTGAACAAGTTTTGCTAAGCACTCATTCATGTGTTCATAGGATGAAGCACCTATCAATCTATAAAAATATTTCATATGTAAATTATTTAAGTGTATATACAGTTTGAATTTCTTTTTTCATTAGTCCTTTTTCAACCCAATATTCTGCCCAATAAGATTCCGGACTTTCGAAAGGAGTTCTGTTTTTGTAGTTCACATACCACTCAAAAGCAATTAATGATAGATCGTGAAAACTCTCTATTTCATCAACTGTTTCATATCTTGTTTCACAAATTATTTTCCCTTTGCTGATATATAATGTGGCAATACCAGATTTAGAGAAACCGCTAACTTCATAACAAATCTTACCTGAACTATCTTTTGTTATAGAAACAGGAATGTTGTGTTTGACACAATCTTCAATGATTTGATCGATTATTTTTTTCATGATTGCTAAATTTCAGCAATTATAACGAAAAAAAATAATAAAAGTTACAATTTTAAATTTAAAAATTAATTAACGGGGGTTTCTATCAAATCTTTTACAAAGTGATTCCACTTATCCTCAGCGAATTGCTGAGCAGAATCTATGGACAAAAAAGTACCCAAATTTTTAGAATTTGTTGAATTATTGAAGGTTTCATTTCTGAATGCCCAACTTTGTAGGATCCATTGACCTGAATTTTTTCCAACAGGTTTTATTGTAAAAACTTCTTGACCCTCAAAAACTCCTTGTATCTCAGTAGGAAATTCGGAGTGGTTTTTCCAAAGTATGTTTTTTATTTTATACATTTTTTTATATTATTTTAGACACTAAGTACACTATTAATTTATTCAATAAAGAAAAAAAAGTTGCCATTAAACTAAATGCTATAAAAAGCATTAGCGTAAAATTGAAACAATAATTAAATTTTTCTTTAATCTTATTCATTTTCTAAACCACCAAATTTTACCATCATTAAGTGCATCACCCCAATTAATCATATCATTATCGTAATACTCTTTAGTGTTTTCTTGGAACAATTCATAATCAGCTTCATATTCTTCTTGATCTAACTCATCCTCAAATTCTTCAAAACTTTTCTCTTCATGATTCGAGTTGAAAAAATCATATCTCTTCCACCATAATTCTTTGCTAATAGATGAATAATCCGGTTCAATTTTGATTTCACCAACTTCATAGCCTCTATGTACAAAAGCAGGTAAGCCACAAAAAAATATTTTTCTCCCATCATCTTTTTCCGGTTCAAGTAGATTGTATGGATGAGATATTATTTCACCAACTAATGTTTGAACACGAGCCATTGCGTACATAAGATCTGATGTGTGAAATTTATATACATCCCTTCCATTTGCTTTTAAATTACAAACACCAGAATCCCTTATATCAGCTTCATCCCACTTATATTTAATTCTATTCGTTTGTTTGTAATTTATTTCCCAGCAAATCCTATGAACACCCCTATCAATATATGGTATAAGATTAGGATTTTCATCCATTTCATTGAGAAATTTTATTGAACTGGTATCTTCTTCATAATGCAACCACCAATTTGCAGGACATCCATTGTTAATACCTAAACTGTGTTCCTTACCTTCTATACTATAGACAGTATATGGTTTATCGTTGATTAAAATATCAAATACCTTTCTCATTTTTAAATAATCGATAATACAGTATTCTCAACAGGAAAAAAAACTTGTTTAATTTTTAATTTATGATGTTCATCAATATCGAAAACATATCTATTTTCAACAATTGAAAACATTTTAACTTTAAAAGTAACTCTATCGATTATTGTAGTCAAATTGTCTCGATAATGAAGTTCTTTTTTTTCTCTATCAAATGTTATAAATTCCATAAATTAAATATTTATTACTATTCTCTATAAATTTAATAAATTAAAATTATATTTACAAACATATTAAGAATAAAAATGAAAGAAGAGGAACTGCTTTTTGAATTAAATAAATTAGAGAATTTCACAAAAAAAATAAATTTTTTGAATGATCATTTGAAAAGATTGTCTTATGGATCAGCTAGGATTGTATATATTCTAGATAATTCAAGAGTTTTAAAACTAGCAAAAAATAAAAAAGGTTTGGTCCAAAATAGAAAAGAATATGATTTATACGATAATGGTAACGAAATTCTAGCTAAAATACTAAGGAGTGATGAAAAATATTTTTGGATTATAGTGGAAAAAGCTGATGTAATAAATGAATCTGAATTTGAAAAAATAACTGGATTGAATTACGAATGTTATTGTGATTATTTGACTTACATTAGGAGAAAAATTGATCCAAGAAAATATATGAACTTAGGTAATAAATTAGATGAAATAATTATTACTCAGATGATAAATCATACTTTTGTGAGTAAGCTCGTTGATTTTATTAAAGTCAGTGATATTGATATAAAAGACTTATACAAAGTAAGTTCATATGGTTTAACATATAGAGAAAATGAAGAAAAAATAGTATTAATAGATTATGGAATTACTAATGAAATATATTTTAAATACTATAAAAACTATGAAAAAAGATTATTAAGATGATTTAATTTTTCATCTAAAATTCTTTTTATTATATCTCCGTGACAACTTTTTGGTTTGCAAAAACAAACTAGATTTATATCTTGTTTAAGTGCTAAATAAAAAATTCTATTTAATTCTTTGCAAATTTCTTGATCTTTATTTTCTATTTTAGAAATTATATATTTTTCATAAGAAAATATGGATTCTTCTCTTGAAGAACAATGGAATTCTGCTTTTGTTTTATCTATTTCCAAATGAGTAAACGGATTTCCTAAAACAGACCCTCTACCGATATATATATCGTTTTTTTCTGGTTTTGATTTGCGTTTGTTTTTTACTCTAATCATTTTTTAAAGCAAACATTATCATATTAGCTTTATATAAACTGTCATAATCCGCAACATTGATCCATTTAAAAAATAGAAATCTTCTTTGCACGAAATACTTATTTTTTGATTTTTTGATTCTGTATTTTGTAAACATATCTTTTAGTAATGTAGGTCAAGATATAGGTTTTTATCTCCTTCATAAACTACAGGACACCATATTGGATGATATTGTTCTTTTGAATTTTCCATTTCTTCCTCACTTATTTTATTTAAAAAAGGTTCATCTCCTTTTATTTTAGGATATTGTTCTTTGTTCAAATAATGACCATCTTCTATTTTATTATTATGGTTTAAACAATAGTGATAATGCTCACCTTCTTTTTTAACAACACCCCATCCATTTTTTTCAAAATAAACATCTTCTATCCTTTGGGATAAGACCAAAGAATCATGAGTCAATTCACCGGAGGCAATTTTTGTTTGAATGTACTCTAGTAATTGACCAACAGTATAATAGCCATTAAAAGCGTATCTTTTTAAATCTTCCTGATTTATTTCTTCCGGTTTATTTTTTAAGATATCCATATTATTTTTTATTATTATATCTTGATGAACCGAATAAAATACCTGAACCTAAAACAAATCCAAAGTCATACCAGCCACCATTGTTATTTAATGCATACATTGCAATATCATCCCATATAAGACTCCCAATAAAGGACCAAGGAGAAATAAACCCATGCCATAAACCACCCCAAAAACCATATGGTTCATCTTTTATACATTCGTTTACGATTGTTACATCTGCACAAGACGATAATGCAAATATAATAATAAATAAAATAAATAATTTTATGTTCATTGCTTTTTTCATATTTTATCTAAGAATTTTGTAAATTTTTCATAGGGTACAGATACACATATTCTAGAGTAAGAAGACCATATATCTTTATCGTGATAAACAAATTTATCTAAACCGACAGCACCAATTTTATTTTGAAATAGAAAATCTTCCGATTTGTTTATAACAGCAAATATTCCTAAAGGCTTTTCAATCTCTCCATAAATTTCTTTAACCAACAAGCCTCTATCATATAAATAATTAATATTCATTTCTATGTGTTTTGTTGTTTCATTTCTGAAATCATCCAAAACTTGTCTTCCTCCTTTAGTTTCTAATATTCTTTCAATAATCAATTGGGGTGGAGATGAAACAGCATTAAATTCATAAAGCAATCTAATGTTTAATTCAGCATTAAAATCTTTATTGTTACAAAAAATGAAACCCATTCTAAGTCCGGATAATCCTATCCATTTTGAAAAAGATTCAGTTATAATTACATTATCTAAACTTGACAATATATTAAACATTCTATCATCAGAAAAAAGTTTTCTATACGGACTATCAAATATAATTATCGCACCTGTTGAGTTTATTTTATAGATACTCTCATAAAGAAAATCATCTTCTAATTTTATTCCTGTAGGATTATTTGGATCGCAAATAAAAATACAGGACGATTCATTTAATTTTGAAATATCTAAATCATTTAAAGAGTCATAGAATGAAAATTTTTTATTTCTTATAGTGGCCATTTTTGAGTAAGAACCCCAATAGAATTTTGGAAAATAAATATTTTCTACATTTAAAATTTGAATTGCTAAGTCTATTGCTGGCATTCCACCGGGAGTAATAGCAATTTTATTTAAAATATCTTCTTCCCTGTATCTGGTAGGAAAATATTCTTTTGCTATGGCCTGTCTAAAAGATTCAATTCCTAAATTAGGTGCATACACTTGAAATTCTTTTGAATTATAATTTATTGTAGGATATATACATGATAAATTAATTTCTGTTACTGCATTAACACCACGATTAAGCTCCAAATATTCTTTCCCTGAATCCTTAGATGCTTTTTTAACTTTTTGACCAATACCCACTATTGAAGAAAATGTAGCATTTGAGATGTTAATTTTCATAATTTTATGAAATCATATGTTAATGAAACAAAGATATAAAAATATTTTAAAATTTAAAAAATTAAATTTATAAAAAGTGTGCTATATTTATACAAAATTTAAAAATTTATAAAAATGAAAAAAATTTTTTCTACTATCTTACTCGTCTTTATTATGAGTATTAATTTATTGGCTCAAAACCATAACAATGTAAAAATTTTACCAAAACAAGATACGGTTTGTTTTGGGACTACAGCAAGTCTTTGGACTGCCGGAAACAGTTTTATCCCCATCAGTTATTTTTGGAGTAATGGAGAAACTACACCTACTATTTCAATTAATTCTAGTGGTACATATACTTTAACGGTTACAGGTTATTTAGGTCAGTCAAATCAACAAGTAATTATTAATAAATCAAAAAATTTTATAGTTCTAGATAAACCTAAAATAAACCCTTTGACACCTATTTGGGTTTGTAAATTTGATACTGTTAAACTTGAAGCAGATGCAGGATATAATAATTACTTATGGATGAATGGAACAACAAATCAAATATTCAGTAGACAAATGACTGGATCTGGTGGTGGTCCTATATTAGATACAGTTTCAGTTTGGTATACTGCATCTATTAACAATCTTTGTCAAGTAAATTCTGATACTGTTGTCATAAGAGGAATTAGATTGCCAAATGGTGTTGGTGTAAATTATGAAGGAAGAACAAATTTAAATTTGAGTGATTCTGTTCCAGCTGGTTTGGTATTAACTTACATATATCCTCCCCAGTATGAAATGGAATTTACAAAAGTAAATGATCCTAATTACGTTGTGACTTGGATTACCCCAACAACCTCGAGAAAGGCACCTTTAAATATTTTGGATCCGGGTAACAATTACTATGTTAGAACTAGACCAATAATTAATGGTATAACATATTGCTGGGGTAGTAATTCTTTAATTGGTATTTTACCTAGTCCATCCAATAGAATTTCATTAGATAATGTTGATAACGATAATTCAATAAAAAACTTTCAATTTTATGATTTAAGTGGAAGGCTGATTTTTGAAAAACAAGATTTTCAATTTAATGATCAATGGTTAAATGATTATCCTAATCAAACTTTTATTGTAATTGATAAAAACAATATTCAAGGAGGATATAAATTAAAAATGAATTTAAGATAAAAAAAATTATTATTAATGTAGAAAGGCATCTTAATGATGCCTTTTTAATTTTTAATAAATTCTCCTTTTAATTCAGTTAATTCTCTTTCTATGTCTGGAAAATAACTTACATTTTCTAAATTAAATATTCTTTCGTTATAGAAAAATTTATCATGAATAATTTTAGTTTCAGGATCAGTCAAATAATTATAGTAAAGATCCCAAATTTCATTGTGTAATTGAGCTGATGTTTTTATTTTTAAATCATTTATCTCAATTAATAATTGATTTTTAGACATATACTCTTCAACTATTAAAATCCTTTTATCTTTCTTTACTTGAGTAACAAAGTCTAAAACATTTTTATCATATAGTTTACTGGGTGTTGAAAAACAATAAATTTTCTCCACATTAGCTGCATGTATATTAATATCTATTTCACTTCTAAATTCAGTATTTGTTAGAAGATAATCATCGAAAATCACTATTTTGAAACTTCTACCCATTATTTTTGAGCTAAAATTTTCATAGTGAAAAATCCTATCCAAAAACTTATCAGGAATTACCTTTTTATCTAAAATATTTTTTATTTGTTTATTATCATAAACAATTAAGAGGCTATTATCTGGATCTTTCATAAACTCATAAATTGCCAAATGAGTTTTTCCAGATTGTCTATTGCTTATAAAAAAATATTTTTTCATTTTTTTAATTACGTGTCAAAAAATCAATTATTTTATTCTTGATACTGCATTGTTTTATGCCTTCATTGTATTTTGAAGTCCAAACAAAATTTTCTAAACCCCAATCTCTTACTTCGATTATTTCAGATTTTTTATTAGATAAGAACTTTCTTAAATCCATATCATCAACTGCAACCCAATTCTTAATTATTGGATTAGAATTTAAATATTGAATTATTTCAAGACTTCTTGTTTGTTCGGACTCAAATTTTGATTGCCAATTAAAATTATCTGGTATTTCTAATCCGTCGATGGTTGTGTAATCAAAAGGTAATTTTAAAATGCCTCTTTTTAAGTACAATTCTTGCATGAGATCTATTTTGCAATGAAATCTCCAGTCTGAACTAATTACAATCTCACAATTTGTTTTCTCTATTATTTCATTTAAAATTTTAATTGATTTTTTATCGAATTTATCAAAATATTTATCAATTTCTAATGAACCTTCACTTCTTCTACCCCATTGATCGGGAAGACAAATTACTCCATCATGATCTAAAAATAGTACATTTATCTTTTCACCCATTTTAATTCTTTTTTTAGATCGTTGTAACAATCTTTTTTTCTTTCCTGTGCTATTCTTTCAGCTTCAGCCTCATATGGGTGGTCATAATAATTTCTATGTCTAGGTAATTTTATTTCTATCTCTTCATATTTTGAAAAATCTTGTTGAAAATGTATATATTCATGAATTATAGTAACAACCAAATCAAGATGATTCTTGATCTTATTTGGATTTATAAAAATGCAATTTTTTTCTATATCAAAAACACCAACAAAATAATTTAAGTTGGATTGAAATCTTATTTGAAGACTCCTTATTGAAAAGTACTTTGACCTTCCTATGTTTTTTTTACACCAGCCAAGAATTGCGATTAAATCTTTTCTTGTTATTTGCTTTCCATTTTCCAGACTATATTTTTTTGACATTTTAATTAAAATTATTTACTGTTGTTTTCGAGTATAATACTCTCGATTATTTTTTTAATAAATAATAATCCATTTTTTTCTTTCTCAACAATTTTACAAAATTCTAATAAATTAATCAAATTATTGTTATAATCTCTTTTTATTTCATTAATGATAGAACTCCTTAATTGTTCTTTGAGTGGAGTTGAATTGAGGCCAAATGTTTTAAAATTATCATCTAATAATTTTTCAATTTTAAATTCTAAATTTTTCATCTTAATTTATTACAACGACAGTGTCCTGCGTGGGTTAAACTGATATTATTTTTACTTTTAAGTATTATATAAGTATGGTTTTTGTAAACCCATTCATAAGTAGATATCTTTTCATAATAGCCATCAATGTTTATTTCCTGATTTATACTTTTAACATTGGGCTCTTTACACCCGAAACAACTAAGGATAAAAATAAAAGATAATATTTTTTTCATTTTTTAAAAGTGAATTGAAGAAATATAAAAACCGGTTTTATAAAAAACCGGTTTGTGAATTTTGTTTTTTAAATTAATATTACAAAATAACGTTAACAAGTTCCATCACACTTTCCAGATTCTCTACAGTATTCAGAACAATGACCTGTTATATCACCTCTAGTGTTTATGTATTCAGAACATTTACAACAAACATTATTGTAAATCCTGTTAAACTTTTTAGAAACTTTATCAGCAGGAAATTTTTGTTCGCAACACTCACATTTAACAGAGTTAATCTCTTTGTTTTCCATTTTTAGATTTAATTAATTTTATTAGTTCTGATTTTAGTTTTTTTTATAATGATAATATGTTTACAAAACGAAAATATTGAAAAAAAATAGTTATTGATATCAAACCAAGATCAAATTTATTAACAATCAAATGTTAATTAATTTAAGAAGACTAAAGATTTTGTTTTGATCTTTGAGCATTCTCAATAATTTCTTGTTTTTTATCTTCCATCTCTTGTTTGATTTTATCAACTTCAGGAAATAAACTTTCTTCAATTTTGAAAGCTAAGTTAGCTAATTCGTCTAATTGCTCATCAGTTAAGTTATCAACATTATCCTCTAAAAATTTTATTCTATCATCTATCCTTTTTTGTAATTCGATAGCATTTTTTAATTTTTCTTCAAGATTATCCATAATGTTATTTTTTTATATTAAAGTGAAATTTAAAATTATTTTTATTATTTAGAAATTTAAAGAGTTTTTCATAACCATAAAACAACATGTAAACTTTAAATTGATTAATTAATTTGCTAGGCTTACTTTTTTTATTTCCACCTAATATATTAAACCAATAATTTAGAAACATTCTAAGATTTCTTTTTGAAATCATCCCGGATTCAGCCAAGATGATAAATTCAGTTAACTTATCAAAATATTCATCAAATGAATTTCTTAAGAAAATTTCAGTTTTATCAAATTTGTGCTTTATATCATGTGTTTGTAATGCTTCAAATAAAATATCATCATCTATTAAATAATTTTCTTGACCGTCATTTATTTTTATTTTATTCCAATCAAGAACTAATTGAATGTTCTTGGTATTTGTATCATTAAAAAAAACCTCAAGTCTGTCAATCAAAAATTTATTTTTTTCCCAATTTAATTTATTTGAGTATTCATAAACCCATTTAATGCTAGTGATGATAGCTGTTATGTATAAAAAATTATCTTTAATAAATTCTATCATTTAAATGGTGATTTGGATTTTGTTTCTTCACCTCTTTGTCTTTTTTTTCTTGCAGCACAATGTGCTTTCTGGGAAAAACCTTTTGGATTTGAACAATTTATTGTTTTCTTATAATTTTTAGACCATTTTTCATCTAAAATATCTTCTTCATTTTTAAAAACAATAGATATTTGATCTCTCACTATTTGCAATAAATCTAAATTATTTTCCATGATAATAAATATATCTATAAAAACATTAATTTTCTAAAGCTTTTATCAAATTTTCAGTGTTGTCGACATTTATTATTTCATCAAAACCTTCATCAGATGTTACTTCACGATAAGAAGCAAACATTTTATCAAATACTTCTGGACCTATTGTTTTTGATTTTCCCTCTGATTTAGCAATTTCAGCTCTCTTAGCAGCAACTCTTTTAATTAATTCTTCTATACCTTCAAAATTAAAAACAACTGCTATTTTTTTATATTCGCTCTCTCTTCCAGAAATTGCATCAAGAGCTCTCTTTCTAGAATTTGCATTCATGTTAGTCATGTCAACTACAATATTATCTTGACCCTTTGCTTTTTGAACCCTACTACTAAATATATTTTGAACTTTATTATTAGCTTCTAGAACTTTTGAATATGAAAGTGGTTGCCACGTCATAAATGACGGTGATTTTACTACTTCGCCATATTTTGAATTAAAATCACCTAGTGAAGAACCTACGGGCGGTGACATAAACATATCGTCATAAGTCCAACCATATTGAGATGCAACACTTTCAGCGATGTCATCTCTATTTATGATAAAAGGACTAACATCACTAAAAAAATTATTAATCCAAGTGGATTTACCGACAGAAGGGGGACCTATAAGTACAAATATTTTTTTTGTTTTAATGGTTTCATCGTCGTTTGACAAACCAGCAAGTTCTTTCATTCTTTTTAATTCTTCTTTCATAATTATATTTTATAATAAATAGTTTCATTTACTTTCAGGCTTCCAATTTAAAGACCATTTTGCTGAAGTGCTAAAAACATAATCATATTTTTCTTTTTCCAGATCTTTTATAATTGATTCTGCCCTTCCAAGAATCTGTTGAAGAGTGTCTATTACGACTAGCATTTCTGTTCTCTCTGTACTGAGATTTTTAATTTCTTTTCTTAATTCTTTTTCTTCCATTTTATAATTTTTTATAAAATTAACTAAAATTAACTTAATTTATAGTTTTTTTAAAAAAGATTCATTAAATTTGGATTTAATATGAATAATTATATGTATGGTCAACTATAACTCTATAGATTATTATGAAAATTTTGATAAAAATATCAGAGTTTCTGACTGTGAATCAATATTATTAAAAAGATTACCTGACAACACGGTTATGATTTCCTATTTAGACGCACTTGTAGGATCAACCACCAAACTAGCATTCTACAATTCTGGAAGATGGTCTGGGTATAATTCTGTAAACTTCAATAAGTTATTTGTGCTATTCAGAAGACACAAAAACCTGAAACCTAATTTAATTAGATTTCTTACACCAAACGATCATTTGCCCGAAATAAAAAGATTCGAGAGAGTGATAGTTTGTTTCAGAAAAAGATTCCATATTACAATTAGAAAAACAAAGAAAAATTTAGATAATCTAGATATCCTTAATAAGTTTACCTAGCTGCTTTTTTATAGATGTGTATTAAAAAGGATAAATCATTACTTTTCCACTCTTTAATATAACTTTTGTTTTTCCTTCACCCCATGCTACATTTTGATATTCTTCAGGATTTGTGAACTCATCTTTACACAGAACATAACAGTCACCTTTACTAGATAATATTTTGTTTAAGAAAAAATGTCTATCATCATCAAAAATATCAAAACACTTTTTTTGCTCAACTTTATAATTCAAATGAGAATCTTTTTCTGTTAGTGCTATTTGATCCGGTGTGGCTACTATCATTTTTACATTTTCAATTTCATGGCCAAGTAAATCATCAAAATTTGCAGCAACAGGCTCACTACCGTTGTTGAAATCGAACAGAAATAAACTGTCTACTTCAGATTCAAAATTATCATACTCATCAACTAGGTACGGTAAAACAGGTTGGTGTTGATTGGATTTATTTGAAAGGTCTAAAGCTTCTGTCAACCTATAATAGTCAGTTGGATTTTCCCCATCTCTATTAGGATAACAAATCATTCCCGGTAATAATTTCTCAGGATGGTCTTTTACAAAAACCAATTTAACTTTTTTTAAAATCATAATTACATTTCTTTCATAAATTCTTCGTTGAAATAATCATCAAAATTGTTATAAGTCAATGTTTCGTTATTGAAAATATCGTCCCATACTTTACTAGCTGTTAAGTATCTTTCCTGACCAATCAAAAAATCAAACATTAAATCAATTGTTCCAACTTCATTAAGCAATACTTCTGTAGTATCGCCATCTAAATTGAGATATTTTAATTTCTCAACTATCTCTTCAAATATTTTTGCTTTTTCTTCACAGTCTAATTGCGGTGATAAGTTAAGGTATTTGCTCATAATATATTTATATTTTATATTCTCTAATTTTTTTGCCACAATCATTGCATTTATCGCTGTAAAAATCATAATGAGAGTCATTTCCAGTTAAAATGTCTTCAGTTATTGATGTGTGTTCGCAATGAACGTATTTTTCTAATTCATAAATTTCTTGAACCAGAACATCTTTGATTAGTCTAGCTTTACTAGACAACTGATAGAGATCAAAATCATCAATGTGGAATTCCTGATCACATATATCCATTATTTGATCCAGTTTATTAATTTTGACCTTATACTGTAATTTTTTAATAGATAATAATTCTAAATCTTCCTTTGCCATATTTATAAAGTATAATATTTAATTGAAGGATATTCCTTTATCATAACAGCATCTAAACTTAGTCCATAATGTTGTTTTACAACATCCTCCAATAATATTTTTTTGTCCTTATTAAAATAATTGTTTTTTTGAATTTGACCTTGAATCTCAAATGTCATTTGAATGTATTCCCATCCAAACATGGTTTTTGTCTGAATATAGAAACCACCAGATCTTTCAATAAATCTAATTTTGATTAACTTACTCATTTTTACTTATTGAAATTATTGAAGTCATGTTGGCAGGGAATCCACAAATCAATTCACCTTCTGAGTCATAAAAGAATAGATAGTTGCTGGTTAAATTAAAACTAGCTGCAACTATTGATGTGTTTATATTCCCGTTCGATGAGAATATTGTGAGACTGTATTTTTTCATATTTTTTATATCCAATCTGGAGGATCTGAGTCAAAGTATGCGTATAAGTATAAAATTATTATTAATAGAATAGTTATTCCCAATGTAATCCAAGAACCAAAAGATAATAACAAGCAGATTACTACCCAAAACCAAGAATTACTATATACTTTATTTCTTATATAGATCAATAGAATAGAACTTAAAACAACACCAATAAAATAAATTATAATTTTAGAGATCATAATTAATTAATAAACTATCTAAAGAATCATTTTCATGTTTTATTTCCTCCTCCAATATTTTAATTTTTTTATCTATTGAATCTAATATTTTTTTCTCATCTTCTAATTGCTTATACTCTTCATTTAGACAAGAACAAAATATCAATAAAAATAAAAAAAAATAATTCTTTTTCACAAAAACAAATATAATAAAAATTTTAATTATTGTGTAAAAGAAATAAAAATAATTGAAACTGATAGACTTATTGATAAAATGACATTTTTTAACTTTAATTTTTTAGTTTCCTTTTTTCTTTTGTCCTCTATGTAATTAAATTTATCCAACATAGAATAAACTATACTATCTCGTAATATTTGACTGTTTTTTCTATACATTTTCAGCTCTACATTCTTGAGACTGTCAATCTTGAATTGACTAACTATAAACCTGTCTTTCATTTCATTAAGGGATTTATAGAAGTTCAAATCCCTTTCATAAGATTTATCTAAAGATATAGAATCATTATCCAGAGAATACACCATTAATGGCAATGTATTAATTACGATGAATAAAAACATAATTTTTCTCATGCTATAAATTTAAAATAAAAATCAATAAAAAACAAAAACCACCCCCTGAATACAGAAGGTGGTCTTTTACATGAGATATTATTTATAAGCTTAAATCTCTGTTATTTTTATAGATGAATTTGAATATCTTTTTCAGATCTCTGGAAAAGGTTGTTTTGTTCACTTTGGAATCATGGTCGATATCACACGAATCCATTATATGATAAATAAAATTTGATATGTGTTCATAAAAAATGTCAAAATCCATCTCTGAATCTGGATCAATTATTTCCTGAAGATACATAGACCCTCCAATGAAACTCAATGCGTCTATGTTGGACATTATCCAGTCCTTGTAAACCGCTAATTTTTTTCCTTGGTGAATTGCAGGATTGTACTTGTAAAAATTTGAGAACTCTTTACTGAACACATCAATGTCAAGGGAATGAAAATGCATCCCTGACAATCCGTCCAAACTACAAGCTAACTCATCCCTAAGTGATAGGACGGCATCCATCTCGTTATATATGCCGTCACAAGCAATGAAGTTAAAAATGTCTTCTGGATCAGGTGAAAATTTTATACTATCTGAAGCACAATCCATAAATTCATTGAATTCGCTCATAATAATTTCTGTAATTTCACCCATTGGTATTTTTTCGCTAATGGGCTTACCTTCGTATTTTACTCTCAAATAAAATGCATTTGCATAAATAAATCTTGTTACCTCATCATCCGTAGAGAAAGCCTCCACGAAATCTTTAATAAATTTTTTGTTTTTGTAGAATTTGTAAAGTCTTCTACTGCTCCAAGCCGTCGATGTTTCTACTATAATTTCCATATTTACAAATTTAAAGAATGAATCATATAAAACGTAAAAACCCGCGTTCAAGTTACACGGGCTTTTCAACATACTGTTCAAATGTTAGTATCTTAATATATTATAATGAACGGTAAGTATCCATCCATTATTGTTAGCAACCATGTGTGAGTTAATAATGTCTATACTATTGTTACCGAAACTTTTTTTCCAATCTTCGATCTGTTGATTTAATTCATTTGCAGCATTTTCAGCTACAACTGAAGAGGAGCCAAATATTTTAATCATATTTTTTATTTGAATAAATTAATAATGTTCTGTGTTCCAGCAGGATTCATCGAATGTACAAACATTTGTGGATAATCAATATGATTTGTATCATAAAGTTGTTTCATAAACTTGGCAGCATCATAACCTGTCTTTGAGGATCCTTCTATAGCGTTGTAGTATGCTTCAATGGACTCATACATTTCTCCAACATAATGTTCTTCAGCAAGATCGTGGTCATAAGAAATGTGGGTAATTTGTTTAATGTTTTTTTCTAAAACTTCAACAAATTGTTCGTAATTCCTTACAACAATCCATTCCTTCAAATATATTTCCTGTAAGTTACCTATTCTGGCAAACATATATCCAAAACAATCTTTTGGTTCTCTAACATCATCTAAAAATAACTTCATAATTTTTTGCTTCTTTTTGTTTTGGGGTCAATTATATTACCCACATGAGCAGGGTAGTGTCCAATAAGTTTAAGATTATCTGTAAACAAAACAAAATGTTCTGCCTCCTCTCTTTTGTCTGTATAATAAATTACAGTGTCAGCATTAGAAATATGATCCACAAAGTACCAGTGATGCGGTTCACTTCTTTTTTGGTAATCATTTGTTTTCTTTATGACCCAATCTGCTTCACTAAAATATCGCACTTTATAAACTAAAAAATGAGCGTATTTTTTATTGTCAGCGACAAATATTTTTTGTCCTAATCCCAAACTAGGAATCAGTAACAAAATAAAAAATATCTTATTCATTTTTTTGTTTTCTTAGAAGCTTTGAAATTATCTAAAATTTCTTTTACTGTCCACGGATGAGCTAAATAATCGTTTTTGAAAGGTATCAAATTAAAATTTTTTTTAATTAAAAAACTTCTTAACTCCTCCTCCTTCAATGAATTTTGTCTGGCAACAGTTTTAATACTCCTGAGCATTTTTATTTTTTAGGTTTCATTTGCTTGGTAGGCTTTTTTCTAACACGGTGACTGGTGTTTTTTGGATTGGTATCGAAATTCTCCTCGACCCATTCATCTTTACCCAACTTTTTGTTCGGTCTTGATCCAAGCGAATCTTTTTCTGAGTGAATGTTATTTGACATTTTTTTAATTTAAAATCTATAATTAAATATTTTACAAAACTTATTTAGATTGGTTAGATCCGGAAAAGTCACGTTTCCTATACTATTATCATCAATATGTGATATGTGAAGTTCAGTAAACATATGACAGTATTTTTCATAGGTTTTTTTGCCACCAATACACCAATCAACATCAGTAATAAATTCACCTCTGATGTCCTGAATAAGCTGTCTGCCTTTTAACGTAGGTAGACTTTGAAAAGTTACATATCCGGCCAGTAATCTGCTATTGTAAGTTAAATTCTTAAAATGTTTTAGGTCTTCACTGTTATGCCATAACAATTTATCATCAATTCCGATGAATCCTAAATTATTAATCGCTAGGATGGCTTTCATACTATTTCTATACAGATTTTTTTTTCTTCGGTTAAATTTAATTTAGGTCTAAAATCATCAAGAACCATGACAATTAATGCATCACGAAAATCTGGTTCCATATCTTTCCAATACAAACAATGTTGAGTTCTGTAAAATACTATTCTTTTTTCAGATAATTTTAAGTCAAGAATTTCTGCACAGTCTTTAATCGTACAAATATCAAAAAACTCTTTATTAAACATTTTTTTAAGAGAATTTATTACACCCTCTATTTTTAAATTTGGAGGTATGTTTCCCTCAGATATCATGAATTTTTCAATTAGGATATCTACTTCCTCATAAAGAGTTTTGAACTCTTTATTTTTATTTGAACCTCCTAAGTGTTTTAGAAAAATATTTAATAATGACATATATAATTAAATTATTTTTTTTAATTGTTCTATGTTGTTGAAATGTATCAAATGCTCAAAACCATAGAATCCTGTTTTGGTTCCTCTTTCTCTTAGTTTAGGATCCATGATCAAATCATCTGATTGATACTTATTTAATATTTCTTTTTTTGCTAAACCACACACATAAACATATCTACTCTGCCATCTTATCATAATTATTTCATGATTGTAACTCTTCTTGAATATTACTGGAAACTGCCCATATCTCACGGTTTTTATTCCAACATTTAAACCTATTTTCTTCAAATCAGATTTATGAAAATCTTTAGAATCTCCAACATCCCAATTAACTATTCCCTCTACTCCAAGAAACTTCTCTAAAGCCAATTCACCCAAAGTGCCGGTGAAAAATCTTTGATATAAAGATGAATTATCTATCTTGTGATTATTTTCTGATGGTTTAACTCGCTTGATTTCTTTTATAAAACGGTCTATTTTTTTTATGTCTTCCAAATCAATTTTAATTAATTTAAAATTTGAAGAATAAGGTTTTATAAAATTATCATAATTAATTTCAATCATATAAAATACTATTAATCTATTAATTCGTAAAAAGAATTTTTTGTTTCTGCTAATTTAGTTTCAAAATCAATTCTAATTATTCTTGAAGTTATCAACACTTCACCTTCATAAAAACCCTCTCTTTTTCCAATTAGTTTTCCCATTAAACAATAACTTGTTCCAATGTCATTTAATTTCCAATCAACCAATTGATATTTTGGTTTATTAATTATTTCATCTATCATTTTTTTAAAACTATTAATAATTATTTTTGTATATGTGTATAGAGTTAAAGATATTAAAAATAGTAAATTCTATTTTGAATGATGGTGTATGTTCTGAAACAAATCTATCCCAGTTTATATCGAAATTAAAAAATGTAATTCCATCCTTGAAGCTTCTTACTATTGCGAATAATTGAATTTCCCAAAAAATTCTTTTTTTATTAGAAATTGCACCATTTCTGCAAAGTCCCAATCTTAAATTTAATTCATTTCCACCTGTCTCTTCAAAATCAAATTCTGGCATTGAAAGGTTCTCTATATTTTCATAATCATAGAGGTCTGTAAAATAAACAAAAACAACTTGTTCTTCGACACCTTGGTCTTCTACTACCTCAGAATAAACTATTTTACCGATCAATTGACTTCCGTCATCTTGATCTGATTCTTCCCAAGAAATTCTCTTGGAGGAATTGTTGTATTTATCACAGGCTCCAAAATAATTATCTGTAGCTTTTAATAAATTTGTAATATTAGAAGCAGATACAATTGGATTGTTTTCCCATACTGAAACATAAACTACCTTATTTTTATTCATTTTTATTTTTTTTATTTCTTTAAAATTATTATCATTATAAATGTTGTAAAGTTTCTCTGTAATTTTTGACATTTGTTCAAGAAAAAACTTTTGCTGTTCCTTCTCATCAAAAATTTCTATAATAAGTCCCTTGTCTGAATTTTTTTTGTGCTTTTCAAACAAAGAATCTATTTTATAATAATTATCTCTTATTGTGCTCATTCCTTTTAAATAAAAACACAATAAAATCTACAGTGAAAAGAAATATATATATAAAAACAGAGGACACAAGAGCACATATTACAAATATTACAATAAACAAAAAATATAGAGATGATTTTATTTTTTCTAACATATTCTATTGCCATTTAAAAGGATTTCTTTTTCCTCTGATATCCATTTCATCTGATAATCCACGTATCCCGTAATACAAAAGACCTGAAATAAATGCTAATAACAAATATAGATAACTTAATGGATTATACGGATTTATCCTATGTCTTAAAAATCCGTTTTCATTTTTCTTTTCTTGAAGTATGTAAATTTTTGTCAGAATTTTTCTCATATTTTATTTACTTAATATTTTTAAAACTTTTAATATTGAATCTGGTGTCACAGAAATACTATCTATACCCTCTTCAACCAGAAACTTTGCAAATTCAGGAAAATCAGATGGTGCTTGACCGCAAATTCCAACTTTAGTGCCGGTTTTTTTACCAACTTTTATAAGATGAGATATAGCTCTTTTTACTGCAATATTCCTTTCATCATAAATGTGAGCGACTAATGCAGAATCCCTATCCAACCCTAAAATTAATTGAGTTAAATCATTAGACCCTATTGAAAAACCATCTATATGTTCGGCAAATTCCTCAGCCATAAATATATTAGATGGAAGTTCAGCCATTAAATAAATCTCTAGACCCCTTTCACCTCTTTTAAGCCCATACGATTCCATTACCTTATAAACTTTTAGTAATTCCTCTACTGTTCTACAAAATGGGATCATAATTACAACATTGGTTAAACCCATTTTTTCCCTTACTCTTTTTAGGGCTTTTAATTCCATACCAAATGCCTCTTTGTATTCAGTGGAATAGTATCTTGAAGCACCTCTCCAACCTATCATAGGGTTTTCTTCTTTCGGCTCAAAATAAGTACCTCCTAATAAGTTTTCATATTCATTGGATTTAAAATCTGATAATCTTACAATTACTTTATTCGGATAAAATGCTGTAGCAATTTTTGCTATACCATAAGATAATCTTTTAACAAAAAAAGTTTCTTCATCATCATACCCCCTTATTGTTTTTTCAATTTCATTTGTAAGATTTTCATCACCAATTTGCTTATGTTTTAGAAGAGCAAGTGGATGTACCTTTATATAATTATTAATTATAAATTCTTCTCTGGCAAGTCCTACACCTGAATTTGGTAGATGTGAAAATTTAAAAGCTATATCCGGAGATGCAACATTTAGCATTATGGGTGTCTTAACCTTGGGCAGATCATCAAGGTTTGTTTCTATTTTTTCATAATCTAAAAACCCTTCGTAAACAAATCCAGTATCACCCTCACTACATGATACAGTGACCTTTTGATTATTTTTAATTATATCTGTGGCATTTCTACACCCTACTATTGCAGGTAAACCTAACTCTCTGGCAACTATTGCAGCATGACAAGTTCTACCACCTTTGTTAGTAATGATTGCAGAAGCTTTTTTCATAATTGGCTCCCAATCAGGATCTGTCATATCTGTTACCAAAACTGAACCCTCAACAAATTCAGAAGCATCAAAAGAACCATCTCTACCATCTAATGAGAACATAATTGTTGCTTCTCCAGAGGCAACCCCGTCTCCAACTGCTATGCCTTTTATTAATGGATTTTGACCTTCTGAATTAATATTATATTCTACTAAAGTTCTATTTCTTTTTTGAGAATGAATTGTCTCTGGTCTTGCCTGAACTATATAAAGTTCCCCCGTTAATCCATCTATAGCCCATTCAACATCAACAGGACACCATTTATTTTTCAATTTTGAATAGTATCTTTCTATTGAACTAACCCACTTTGCTATCTCTAATACTTGTTTATCAGTTATGCAAAAATTGTTTTTTTGATCATCGCTTACTTGTATTGTTTTTGTAAGTTTACCATGATCTTCACCATAAATCATTTTTTTATCCTTAAATCCAAGTTTCTTTTCTATGATTGAAGAATATCCCTTTTCCAACAAAGGTTTAAAAACAATAAATTCATCAGGTGATATTGCACCTTGAACAACCATTTCACCTAGACCATATGAACCATTAATTAGTATCACATCTTTAAAACCACTTTCTGTATCTAATGAAAATGCAACACCAGATGAAGCTAAATCTGAACGAACCATTTTTTGTACACAAACAGAAAGACCTACATTAAAATGATCATATCCAAAAGTGTTTCTGTAAGATATTGCTCTATCTGTGAATAAAGATGCAAAACAATTTCTTACAGCCTCTATTATTGATTCTATTCCTCTAACATTTAAAAATGTTTCTTGTTGACCCGCAAAAGAAGCATCGGGTAAATCCTCAGCTGTTGCGGATGATCTGACTGCAACATCTGTCATTTCTTGATCATATTGCTTTGACAACTCTAAATATTTTTCTTTTATTTCATTTTTTAATTCCTCCGGAAATTCTCCATTTCTTATTATTTGTCTAACCTGAGATCCAACTTTTCTTAACTCTATTATATCTGAGTCATTTAAATTTGAAACTAAATCTTTTATCTTTTTATCCAGTTTATTATGTGTAATATAATCAAAATAACCTTTAACATTAATTGCAAAACCATTAGGTACTTTTATATTCATAGAATTAAGGTTTTGCAACATCTCTCCTAAAGAAGCATTTTTGCCACCAACTAAATTAATGTCGCCTAATGAAACTTTGTTCAAATCAATAGTGTATTTCATTTTATAAAATTTTATGGAATAAAAATAAACTTAAAAATTATAGAAAACAAAAATCCCGACCATTTATTTGATCGGGATTTTATGAAATGATTTAAATTTATTAATTATCTATTTGAACTTTGATATTACTGTTTTTTGAATTAATGTGAACAGATGAATCAACTGTAATGGAAGACCTGTTAGGGTTTGCCTTCCAGAATTCATGCCTGATAACTTGAACTAAATCGTAAGCATCTCTAGCACTTTGATCAACTTTTGGATTATAAATTCCCATGTTTCCATGTGTTCCAAAATTTTCACCAGAAACTATTTTCTTTAATTCATTACATTTTTTTCTGAATTCATCTCTATCAAAATGTACAGAATTCCAATCTGGAGACAATTTGACATTTTCAACATCAGTCCAAGTTTTAATTTCTTCTCCTTTGCCCCAAGATCCTTTTGTTTTAATTTTTTTCTTGGTCATTTCAACTATTTCACCCCTCATAGTTTTGTCTCCAATTTCTAAATCTTTCTTAGTTGTATTACGATTAATTATAAGATCTTCAATTGTTGGATGTTCTAATATCATATCAAATTGAAGTATTCCTATTCTAGAATAAAGATCTAAAGCTTTCTGAATTAATCTTAACTGTTCATTATTAAGTTCTAGTGTTGCCATGTTTTTAATTTATTTTAACCCATTTATTAGATGAATTCAACCTTACAGTAAAAATAAATTCTTTTTTCCATTGACTTGGTTCGATTAAAGATAAAAAATAATTTTCATCTTCTTTTTTATATAAATGATAAGTGTGACCAACAACTGGTATAAAATTATACTCTACTTTAGAATAAATGAATTGATTTAAATCATATTCTAAAATTAATTTTTCGTACTCAGCCTTTATCTCATTAAACTTGGATTCGAAAACGTGATTTGCGTTAACTACCTCTCTTTGTCTCCAACCCTTAACATCATCAACTTTTATTGCTGGTGCTCCAAGGTCTGATGCATAAGGAAGATTTTTTGCGTAATATCCCTTTTCCTCATCCCAAACTACGATGTCAGGTTTTTTTTCTTTCTCCATTTTGTTTATCAAGTTTTAACAGAAAATCATTTCACTAGCTTTTAAATTCGCCATAATCTGATCAAACTTAATTTTAAATTTTTTATCTACTTCGAGCCAATTATTTACAGTTTTGCAATGATAAATTACTGTAGCATGATTTTTAGACATCAATCTTCCTATAAAAGAAACAGAAAAATTTAATTTTTTACACATAATATAAGAAGTCACTCTTCTCATTTGACAATATCTTCCATTTCTGCTTTGGATAAAAATTTCATCAGAAAGATCTTCTCCATTATAAACTAAAGAAACAACCCGAGCAATGTCTTTCATTAGTTTTAAAACATCTTTATTTTGACCTACCATTATATCACTAATCTCATCAAAAGTAATTTCGGGCTTGTGATTAAAATTAATAATATAAGCTTTTATAAACCACTTCTTAAAAAGAACAGGATCATTTATAATTTCTTTGCTTAAATCTTCGAAAGAAACTATTTTTTTTTCTGAATTTATCATTTGCTATGAATTACCAAACAGTGAATATATTAACAAACAAGTTCCAATCCAAACAAGAATAAAAAAATAACCTGCCAAATTTTGTTTATTTGATTTTAATTTTAAAAATATTTGTTTCATATTTTAATTCTCTAAAAAAAATTTTAAATCTTTTTCTAATGCAACTATTTTTCTTGTTGGTATCTTGAGTTTATTAAGTAAAATTTTCATGTTTCTTGTACCCATGAAAATGAGAGTAGCTATCCTCTCTTCTTTGTCTGGATAGGCAATCTGAAGTCTCTCGTCTAATCCCAAAGGTTTAGTCAATTTTTTTCCATATGATCTATTAAAATTAGAATCAATTCTTAATTTATTGAGAAACTCTTCCCTGCTTATTGGTATTTCATTTTCAGATAAATCAGTAAGATATTCTCTGTATCTTGATTCTAATCTAGCCATTTTATTTTTTTCTTAAAGATGCTTTTATAGAGTCGTATTTCATTCCCCAGTAAGAAACCTCGTCTTCCCTGAGCTGAAGTTCATTTTCTAGAATATTAACTTGATCATCCAAGTTTTTTACCTGTTCAACCAGTTCCGCTTTTTCTGCCTTTAAGGATTTATTTTTTTTAATAAAATTATAATTGATAAATCCTGAGAAAATAACGTAAAATAATAATGTTATTATTACCAGTTTATAAATCGTTTCATTTTTCATATGATAAAATTATTTCACAAAAATATACAAAATAAATCTAATAAATTAAAAATTTAATGCAATTATTTTAACAATAAAATGTTTAAATCTTTTTTTAAATTTAAACTATATTCCCAAACAACTCAACCTGTATCTTTTCGCCTCTTTTTAAGGGAGTTTCTATGTTTAAAACCTTGAGAATCAAATCGCAAAAATTTCTCATTCCTACGGGTTCTCCGGGTACAATATAAGCATCTTCAAAATCACGACCATCAACCTTTGTGAAGATTGGTTCTTTGACGGTGAGCATATATAACCCATTCCGTTGCCTTGTTAACCATAATTTCATTTATTTATGTTTTTATAAGTGATAAATACTTTTCTTTATTATTATCTAAAATAATTTATTTTTTTATAAAAACCAAAAAAAATTCATATTTCAAACAATTATTCATTTAGTATCCATTTTTTATTGATTGTTTTCGTAAATTGGATTAAATGTATCTGGATCGTAACCTATTATCTTATTGCTGATTATCAATCCATCAAAAGGTTCTGGCTTTTTTTCTTCTTCTCTTTTACTTCTAATATATTCTTTAATACTTTCAGGTGTGTTGGGATCAACCAACAAAGAAGAATCAAACTCCTCAGCTTTTCTTAACAACTCATCACCTTTTTCTTTTAATTCTCTTAACTTTTGTTCTAAATTTTCCATTATGTTTAATAAATATATTTTTTTAAAAAAACCTCAATTGAATTTATTACTTTCTTTTTTCTTTTTAGAATTGCCTCTGGACTTGTTCCTTCACCTTTCAAACATTTGAAACAATGCCAAGGTAAATATAAAAAATTACCATTTTTTTTTATGGCGAACTTATACATATTTACATAATAAACCTTATAACAACCTTCCCGACTATGAAGATGAATATAATCTCCGGGTAAACAAGGTTTTTTCTTCTTGATTAACTCATAATAATAATAATAGTACCAAGGATTGTATCCAAGTTTATTATGCTCATCAGGATAAAATGTTTCCATAATAATTTGTTTTGTAGTCAGGACAGGATTCGAACCTGTATGATATCCGCAGATATCTTTCACTTGCGTTCACTACCTCATCAGGTTTCCGTGATTAGCGTCTACCATTCCGCCACCTGACCGTTATTAATTTTATTTTATATCATAGTAATTCCAAATCTCTTCCAACTGTTTAGGATCAACAATAAAAGATTCCCAATCATCTTTGGCAACCTCCACGTCCCTAACGTCAACATAAAAAGTCTTAGGTGTAAATGGAAATGATTTTATATATCCTTTTTTGCCGACCATTTTACTTCTATCTCCATTCTTATAATCTTCTTCGCTTAACCAAGCAAATCCACTCCAACATACATTATTTTGATCCCTTTTAATTATTGCATCTATATAATAAGGTTTACCATCTTTTCCATCTTTAAATAACGCTGAACACCTTTTGTTTTGATACCATGAATTACCATCACCAAATTCTCTTACATCACCCCATTCATCATCCATACCAGTTATAGGTGCAATAGGATGAAACAATAGTAGATTATTAATCGACTCAATCAAATGATCAAAATCATTAATTGATTTTGTCTTAATCACTTCAACTATTGAATTGATTTCCTCTGTGAATTCATAAGTTAAAGAATCCGGATCTTTAGCTATTTCTAAAACTATATTACTAGAAATTTTATTTTTTATTTCATGAATTATGGAACCAGCAGTATATGGTGCTGAACCACCACTTTGTCCTGAATCTCTAAATTTTTTGCAGAGATTTAATATTTCATTTTTGATTGATAAAATATCAAAATCTGGATTTATTTTAGATATAATATCTAATTCTATTTCAGCAAAAGTCCTATTATTCATAATTGTTAATATTAATTTTAAATATTTCCTCTTTAACCTGATTCCAATAAGTCAAATACATAGGGTGTGGTGTATAATATACCGATGAAGTTGAATTCAAAGTATCATCAAATCGACTATCATCTTTCCTACTTTCTATAATCTGATCACAAACATATTCAGCAGCATTTTTTGCAGTTGCTACATTTTTATGATGAGACAGCTCATAGCACCAACGCATCATTGCATCCCTGTATAGTTGTTCTGCTTTTTCCTTGGGTGTCATTTCATGAATTATTTTATTTTTTATTTATGAATTCAATACTATCGTCAAATGATTGTGACATACCTTCTTTTAGTTTTTTTAAATCATCAATTGCATCAGATTGTACACGAATGATAAAAAAGGGATTTGACATCAGAATTTCAACGTTCATATTATAGAAGTTTCCAAAAACATTTTGCTCTGGATAATCTTCTTTTAATTTGTACCAAAGCTGTTTATATATTTCTAAGCGTTCAGATTCTGTGTTGCTATATCTCCTTAAAAGGAACATAAATAATTTTTTCATATCTGTTATTCAAATAATAATTTTTTTAGATTAAAATTTAAGAAACATCTCCATAAATTTCGTTATAATATTTTTTACAACTGTTTCCATGTACAGGAACATCTTGACCCCCATCCCAATAAGCTTCCTCAACTTGCTCTTGGAACAATTCTTTTGCCTTGATTAAAGTATCACTATATCCGTTGTTAATAGAATTTCTTAATCTCTCCGGCAAATTTTCCATAAACCAATCAATTGCAGTTTTTTTATTTTCCATATTAGATATTTACAATATTAATCACAACAAAAATTTTAACCTCTCATGTCAACACAATTATCCCTGCCCCATGAAAGTATTTTTTCGTATGCTTTTTTCATATCAGGTGTTGCCTCATCATAAACTTCTGCATTCTCGTAGCAACTACGACTCAATCCGCAGAGTATACGATAAAGACCCTCTGCAGTCTCTTTATCAAATTTCAATTTTTCATTCCTGTCACTTGAAAGTAAATCAGAATCCGGTTGATTAGGTAAAGGAAAATTGATAATTGCATCAATTCTTTGATTTACGATTTTTATTCTTTCATGATCTGAATCTTTTTGAAATTCATTAAATCTTTGATTGAATTTATTTATATCATCCCAACCACGCATTCCATTGACCCATTGTTCTTTCTGAAGTAATTTTCCCTCTAATTTGGATTTGAGTAAAATCAAATCTGATAAGGACATTTTATCTAAAATTGAGTTCATATGTTATTTTTTTTAAAATTAAAACTCTCTAATAACTCTTGTTTGAGTTGCTCGAATTCAGTTTCATCATGAGGTGAATTTAAACACTGAAATTCTAATTCATCTCTTCTGTTATCCATAAGATACAATACATGATAATCAGTTAATTGTTCAGAAATTCTATCGCCAGATTCTTTCATTTCTAATATCTGCGATTGAGATTCGGTGTGTGGAAATTTTATTATTAATATTGGCTTGCTCATTTTTTATTTTATTAATTCTCTCAAAAAACCAACTCGGTCTTTTTTGAATTCTTTATACTGAGATTCACTGAAAACATCACTCTTATCATTATTGCAGAAATAACAAGTCAATTCACAGTTTTCTCTTGAATAAATTCCTTTAGGATTCTTCTTGTCCACTTCTAGCCAATATCCACGATTAACTCCGGCTCTAGTTTCTCCATGAATGGGAAATCTATTAGAAGTTAATAATCCCCTATGAACAATCATTTGACTTTCCTTCTCCGTCAAACCACAGTAGTGACAAAACTTGGGTTTGTTATCATACCAATCACGGAAATCCTCATAACTCAAGAATCCGGATTTCTTTTCTCTGACCTTTGACTTGTACCAATCAGATAATTGTTTATCCGTTTTTGGTTTATAGATCCATTCCATGGTTTTTATTTTTTTGTTTTATCAACACCTAATTCAAGAGTTGGTCCACTGATATCAACCCACATTTTACAAACAATTAAATTTAAACCCAACATATATCCCCTTACGTGGTTATCATCGCTAAAAATAAATTTTAAAGTGCCTTTGGCATTACCAACAGCCTTATATGTTTTTAACCACAAACCGAGTTCGTAGTTGTTTCTCATTCTGAATGATTCATAATGCTCAAGTTTTTTCTCCCAGCGGTGCCGGAAAACAAATCTTAACTTGAACCATTTTGTTCTAAAGTTTAATATCATTATTTTATTTATTTTAATTTTGCGTAAGCCTGAACTTGGTTTGTGTGAGAATCAATATATTCTTTTATAATTTCAAACTCAACATCTTTACCTTCCCAATCAACGGAATAATCACCGTAATCATTACAGGTTTTAACATCTGTTGGATGTAATGGTAAAGATAATTTTTCTTCTTTATAATTCAAAGGGGGAAAATTATAGTGAATGTAATTCACAAACCAACCACGATCTGTTTTATTTAAAGTTCCTTTCATAAATTAACAAAAATTATAAGAGTATTTTTTGTAAATATACAAATTTCCCAACACTTGCATCTCGCCATGTCCTGTGTATTTATTTATTAAATATTTTTCTGCTTCTTCTTGGGTTGCAAAAGATATTCTCTCTGAAGATATTTCTTTTCTCCGTATTTCTTCCCATTTTAAAAATATTTTTTTTTCAATTATAAATTCTGTTTTGCAATTTTTACCTGCAACATCGTGAATTATTTTTTTTATTCTAAATTTCATTTGATCTTTTTTTAATATAAATCTTCACTGAATAAACCTATCATGGGATTTGACAAGAAATTTCTATAAACCTGCCCAGCTTTTATTGCTATTTCCATCGCTTCTAATCTATTAACAAATCTGTTCTGTGATGTCATAAACCCCTGCTCAGTTTCTCCAACACCATCTGGTGAAAATCTAACAGTTCTTAATTCAGAAAGGGATTTGACTATATCTATGCAATTTGCATGTCTATGACCACAAACCACAATACCCTTATCAATATTTTTCGGTGGATAAACTTGATTGGGTAAATCCTTATACCATATTGCAGCACAGGTTATGTACTCCTCAGGCTTAAATGGTTTGTTGGGATTCATTGACAGTGGTGAAATAATTTAAATATTAAATATAAAAATAATACACCTACTACAAATCCTTTAAAAAAATCTCCGGGCCTTTTCATAACTTTTCTATTTCTTGTTTGACTTGTTTCCAATATTCTCTTGTATCACAATCTTCATAAGACCATTCATCATTACAATCAAACACATCTAATTTGATTATCTCATCCACAGCTATCAATGCACATTCTTCAGCTAGTTCTTCAATTACAAATCCATCAATGCGATACTTTCCCCTTAGTATTTCTCTTTTATATCTGCTTACTAACTCTTCAGCTTTTTCTTTTGGTGTCATAGTGTGTCTGATTTAATGTTTGTAGTCAGGACAGGATTCGAACCTGTACGCCTTTCATCCTGAATACCGCGACAATACGCTGAAAGACCTCGGATAGTGCGTCTACCATTCCGCCACCTGACTATTTTATTTATAATTTTTATTACACCGGGAACATTTTGCTTTAGAAGATATTCTGCCGTTTTCAGGAACAGCTCCGAATTCATCTATGTAATCTTGTAATGAAGCAACCCATTTATGCCAGCCAAAAAAACATAATATCTTTTTCATTTTTCTTATTTGGTAGAGTTGAAATAATAAAATAGTCCCCAAAGAATCGCAGCGATCAAAACATGCCAAGTCGTTTTGTTGAGCTGTAATTGATTGCGGTTCATTATTCCAGTGATGGTGTTCGTCACTGCTATAAACGAGATATATAAAGCAAAAATTAACAAAATGCTTGTAAATATTGGCAAGACAAAATGCATCATGTTGAATGTTGAGCAATTATTTTCCATAGATTTCGTTATAATATTCTTCATCTGTTAAATATGTAGTAACTCTACCCCTGCAATCTCCAAATGATACTGCTTCCATTATCTGCTCCTTCTCCATTTCTTTGGCTTTATATTTATATTCAGTAGCTCTAATACCATAGAGTGCTGCCGATATATTGCCTTCAGTAAAATCAATTAATAAGTCATTTGTCTTTTCAAATAGCCATTCAACTGCGGTCTGTTTTTTTTCCATAGGTTATTTTTTTAGTTGTTTTTGCATCCATTTAGCACCTCTGAAGTAAGCATCTATTTCTGCATCACAGCCACTACCATACATTTCTTCCATTGCTAAGATAGATTGGTTGAATAGTTCCTCATCAGTTGGTAGTTCAATGGCGGTTACATATTCATCAATATAATTGATAATATGTTTAGCATCTATCATTGATACTTCGCATTTTTCTGCTGCAATTAAAAACATTTCTTTAGTATATAGTTTCATAACTTTTCTATTTCTTCTTTTACTTTTATCCAATAGTCATGTTTAGATTCATCAGTATTATTCCTGAATATCTCATCTACTGCTATTAAGGCACATTTTTTACCTCCTTCATATCCTATTTCACAAGTTTTATAATTTGCACCCGCATACTCTTGATATTTATAAGTCTGTATGCTCATTTTATCAAGCAACTCTTCAGCTTTTTCTTTTGGTGTCATAGCGGTCTGTTTCTTTTCCATACGTTTCGTTGTAGTATTGTTCAAATTCTTCTTTGTGGAACTTCAGTGAATGTTCTCCATTAACATAATTCTTTTTAATGTAGTCAAACATCTGCTCCTTCTCCATCTGCTTGGCTTGGTCAATTACTTGCATCCATTCACTTGCGGATAATGCTTTTTGTTTTTGGTCACTTTTAATTTGCTCTGTGAGCCAATTAACTGCGGTTTGTTTGGTTTCCATAGGTTATTTAAATGTTACGTTAATAATGTTTTTAGTCACTATACTATTACCATCTTTGTAAATGGTATCACCTTTTCCAGTTCTATTGTTCTCTTTCGAAGTTCAATAATTTCGTCTTTTTCCTTTAATTCCGCTTCCTGTATTTTGACAATATTATTGAGCAAGTCGATAACTTCTTTCTGTAAGTCAAATAACTTTTGGAATTCCTCTTGTTCCATTTAAAATCCTATTTTGTATGATTTTTACAATTTCCCTTATGTGTCAATACCGTTGCATTTCCCCAAGGACCATACAAGTACTCACAACTATCTATGATCACTATCTCGACATGATTACCACCTTCTAAAATATATTTTGTTTTTTGAACCGGAACATTAGGTTCACTACACGAAATGAAACAGATCAATAGTAGACTTATTGCAATAAATATTTTTTTCATATTTCTTCTTTTTTGAATATTAATATTGCCAACGAAATAAAAATATGTAAAATCAAAGAAAAAGCTCCGGAAATAATTAAAAGCCACCAAGTTTTGTAAGGTGTACTTCCGAAGTTTGATAATAAAAAATAAAATAGCCACGCTAAAACAATACTTCTTTTGTGTGAAAGTAAAATTTCCTTGAATAATTTGAATGTTATTTTCTTTTTCATGATTATAATAATTTATTTTTTATTTTATATTTCTAAAATATTTCCATGAGATGTAATACCCTTATCAAATTTTCCATCCTCCACACAAGTTCCATTGGAAAATATTGTCCTGCATCCGTACACTTGTTTTGTACCAGCATTCGTAATTACTCCACAATTATGAATGTGACCGAACAAACATAATTTAGGTTGTAATTCCAACATCTTCTTCTTCATGTTTGAACAACCACACAAATCATAATTATTATTCCTATCAATTGTCAAATCCAAAATTCCTTTTGGTGGTCCGTGAGAAATTACAATATCAGTATCGTCCGGAATTGAATCCCAAACCTTGAACATCTTTTCACGTTTCCTATTCCATGCCCAACCTACACCAAATTCAGGTGTGCATGGTGTGCCCCAAATGTTTATTCCCCCAATCTGTGTTGAAGAGTTTTCTAAATAGATAATTCCTTTAGCGTGTATTTGGCCCGGAGTTACCAACCTCTTTTCGATGCTGGTATCGTGATTTCCGGCAACAAATATTTTATATTTGATATCTAAACTAGAAAACCATTCCAAAAAATTTAATACCTCCGGTTCATTCAAATAGGGACTTGATGGATTTGAAACATCACCGGAATGAATAATCATATCAATACCATCAGGAATTTTGAGAAACCCATGTAAAGTGTGGGTATCACTGATATGCCATATTTTCATAAATTAAAAGTTATGTACTTTTGCACATAATGTTTTTGTTGTTTCAGATTTATCATTATTCTCATCAGAAATCTCTACTAAGTCGAATTTGACTTTGGGGTTTGACATTATCCTGCTTTCAATGTGGTCGAACACCCTATCGTATATTTTTAGCTGTTCTAGATTATCCGGATGCAAGGGTATTTCACGGTTCACAATCTCCGTTAAACCCCAACCTCCGTAATCTTCATATTGGACGAACCAAACATCGCCCCTTTTGATCATTTCTCCTTCCATGATAAATTTATTTTATCTACCATTGATAAGTTATCAATAACAACTACTTTATTTGTTTTTTTCATTATATGATTTATTATGAATTTTTTTTTCAGTCTTAATTGATTTGTAATTTAGATAATCTATTATGTCAAATATTATCCCGCCATTTGGTTCACAATCAAAATTTTCAAAAACCATCTGGATGCCTAATGCAACTTTAGCACTATCCTCCGGACTTATTTTTTCTAATTCTGAAGATAGTTTTCCCAAACCATTATAGGTTAATTTCTTTTTCAAAAATCTGTTCATGAATTTTTTTTTTAATTATCAACTATTCATATGGTTTTCAAAGTGTTCGATTATTTTATTTCTCCTTTCATGACATATTCACTTTTTCAATTATATTATCAACTTCGTTCAGGTTAAATTCGCAATCTCTCTTATATTTTTCCAATTTATCCAATATGTAAACCTGAGTCGCCTTATCTTTTACCATATTTTCATCTGTTGTCGGATAATCGTTATGCAGCGTCCAATTGTCCTTGTGGATGTAGAACGGTTTCTGTTTCATACCACGGTTGAACAACATCATCGTTCCACCATCACGTATTGTTGAAATTTCATCTATTGAAAATAAAATATTTCCTTTAATAACGTATTCTTTGATCCATTCTTCTTTTTGGAATTCGTAAACATCCGGAAATATTAGTTTAGCATACCTAAATGGCGTAAAATTTTTTTCATCATACCCACTCGTTACCATTTCAAATTCAACTTTTTCACCTTCCTCTAAAGTTTTATATCTTATTTCACCATCTTTGATAAAATGTATTGAATTAGAATCAGGTGATAATTCCGTAAACATCCAATGCGTTCCGTGTCCAAAAGAATGCAGGTCGGACCACTTTACCATCCAGACACCTTCACTATTTCTTGTCAATGCTCCTTTCATAACTTTCTATTGTTTTGTTGTTGTAATTAACCCCTATTTTAATATTTCCATCTTCAACTACAGTGTATATAGTAACACCCCATTGTTTGGCAAAGTCTGGATTGGTTTTTATTTTGTTGATGAATTCTTCTTTCTTTTCAAAAAATGGTGTTAAACATAATGTTAACCAACCACCCTTTGCAATCATTTCGCGTTCTTGTTTTTTTGTTTCTCTAATACAAGAATAATAATAATTCAAATACGCTTCATCCAATAATTCTTGTTGTTCTTTATTCATAACTTTCCACTGTTTCGTTGTTGTATGTTATTTTGATTAGTTTGGTTGGGATGTTGGAACCATCTAATATTTGATGGGTATATGGTGCAAAAGTTCGAGCAATACCATCTCTTTTCTTTTTATAATCTACTCTTTCTTCCAAACTCAACTCTCTTTCCTCAATCTTCAATCCCCATTTTTCAGAGAACCAATCAAGATTTTTAATTTTTTCAACAAACATAACTTTAGTCATTGGATTTGTATCAAAAGAATATCTTTCTATTTCAGATTGGTTCTCAAATGATTTACAATAAAAATCATATACTTCATCAATAATCTGGTTATATTTTTCTTTATTCATAAATTTCTATTTTTTCATCTTTGTATGTTAGTGTGATTAGTTTTGTTGGGATATTCCATTCATTCGTCAAATGCCATTCCATTTCTTCAAAGCTCCAATATGGCCAATTCCAGTAGGTACGCCGTTTTTCTCGGGATAAGTCCATTCTTTCTTCCAAACTCAACTCTCGTTCTTCAATCTTTAGTCCCCATTTTTCAGAGAATTCGGAATCGGTTTTACATTTATCGATGAATTCTTCTTTTGATAATATTAAACCACTAATTCCAAATGACCCTCTTTCAACACTTTTTTTAATGAAGTAATTATTATAAACCTCATCAATAATCTGTTCTTTATTCATAACTTTTCTACTGTAATTTTAACTTTACCTGATGACACTAATTCAATTACCTTCATACACTCATTCCAGTTTTTACAACCGCTTAAATCAACTTTAATTATGTTTTTCTTTTTCATGATGTGTTTTATTTATTTTAAATAAATTATACTTTTAATTTCCCCCAGTTCTTTGACGACGAATTTCGCTTTTTTTAATTTTTCGTGTTTCTTTTGTTACTGCTGGATGATACAATTCACCTCTTTTGCCCGGACGAACATATTTTGGACCATTTTTACCCTTATTCGGACGATAATTCTTTTTCTTAGAGAATTTTACCACATTCTTGGATTGATATGTAGATAACCCAGATTGCGGAGTAAAACAGGAGGTAATTAATAAAAACCCCAATAACAATAAACAAAAACATTTAATGTTATACCATAAAAAAGATTCTTCTTTTTGTTTAAATAAAATTTTCATGCAATTAAAATTTAATTTGATTTTCTTTAATTTATTACATTATCCGAACGATTTATAATTTTTTTTATAATTTTTGTTGGAGCATTTTCCGGATTTAACTTATCAATTATTTCAAAATGGTCAATTAAGGAACCTACGAATGGTTTTAATGTTCCTTTTGACATTTTTTCTTCCAGTTGTGAATTTCTGTATCCACCTTCATGTGTAGGTGTTAATATCCCCTTTTTGAAATGCTCTTCTAATTGAACGGACACCACCTCCACCACCCCCACTTCCATCACAGGTGGTGTCAATACCCCCTTTTTGAAATGCTCTTCTATTCCGTGCAGTGGCTTGAAACTGAAATGAAAAGGTGTCAATACCTCATTTTTTAAATGCTCTTCTAGTAAATCTGAGATCATATCGTTGATTTGCATGTTGTTATATCCAAACTCTAATTCAAATAAAGACCATACCTTTGTATATTTACAATATAAATAATTGTTTTTCCAATCCTGCTCGAATAAAACCTCTCCTTCTGAAACCATAAATATAGATTCAGGATAACGATCCCATGTCATCCATTCACACGAGTTCCATAATTTTAAAAACTCGTATTCAGCATCAGTTCTTATTTCAGTTAACAACATTATTGTTTTAAATGATTAACAACACCATCAGAATCAGGTTTACCCCAATTCCTCTGATAATTTATTTTCATCTTTTCATCTATGCAATCACAAATATCTTCGTAACTCATTCCGTCAGCAGCTGCTGCACCAAATAACAATAAAAAACAATCAGCGAACTCCAAACTCCTGTTTTCAGACCTATCCTTTAAATCAGAAATTAATTCCTCTAATTCCTGCTTTAAATGTGAGATCTTTGACAAAGAAGTCGATTTACTGAAAGTTTTTTTCTGCCATTCAGTTATTTCTATAAACTGATCTTTCCTCATATTGTATCATAAACCATCTAATTTTGTTTTGAATTTCTTGTCCCCGAATGTTACAGATTTGAAACCTCCTCGTGGACCTCTTTCTATTTCTGTAATTGGACCATATAAGTGTATCGCCTCTTCAGCAGTTAAGTTTCTGGTTATTAAAAACCAATTTGGATAAACACATTTTAAACCACCAAATTTTGATAATGAAGAAAATCGCTCCTCTCCAATATGGCTTGTGATTCTAAATCCCCAACTTATAGTTTCTCCACTATAAGAATCATAAATCATTGGTCCAAATGAAGATAAACAATCTTCAAATCCTTCAGGTTTGTTCATGGTTTTTTCTTTTATTTTATGAATATATCCGTTTCAGAAGATTTTCCTCTAGTATCAGTATAGTCGAAATTCTTCTCTAATTTTTCTCCTTTGAAATATATTTCCTCAAGAATATCTATTTCTCCTTCCGGAGTATTTATGTAATTGTCTAGATAATCAAAATCCTCGATTTTGGGAACTTCATCTGATTCAAATTCACAACCATATATTTGACCCTTGTTACTGTCAGAGGCAAACAAAATATAATCGTGACCACAAGTTTCAGGATCAGCATCATACTCTTCCCTTTCAACTTCCTCAAATTTCTCAGAATCGTGATTTATATCACACAATTTAAATGATAAGACTTCAACATCATTCTCATCCAAAACACTGAAATAAGTGTCGTTTTCATATAAAAACGCACAGGAAATAGTAAAATGGTTAGTATCCCATCGGAAATAATCCTCTAAGATATATTCAAGCTCATCCATCATATCATGGAAACTTTCAAAATCATTTTCTTCTTTGGAAGAAATTATTTCGTCATACTCATCCTGAGTTAAAGAATGTGCAGAAGCCTCAAGTTCCCAACCAGATAAAATCAATTTATATTTTGCCATTTTTTTGTAGTTTTTTTATTTATAAATTATTTTAATCTTCATCTTCTTCATCATCCTCATCTTCCTCTCTGTTATTTTGCACCAAATCCTCTTCAGTCAATTCCTCAATAACAGTTTGACTGGATTCGTTGTAATATCTATTCCATTCTTCCTCCGCATACATCACCTCATCCTCTAAATTAGCAGAGTATTCTGAATTAACCGCTTTCATTTTAGAAATATTCTCTTCTACATATTTTTTCATCTCCTCTATATTCATACCTTTTAATTCTGGATGCGTATCCTCATTAACAATTACCGCATATTTTTGCGTAAAATGAGTTTCTGTTTCCGTAAAATAAACTTTTAATGAAGGTTTCTTTTCCATGTATTTGACTTTTTGTTTGTTTTATTTTTTAATTTCATAAGTAGGGCCACCACCAACATCTCTGGTCCAATGATCATCATTGTCGTCTATTTCACCATCCATAACGATTTGTAAAGCCTCTTCCTCAGATTCTGCCTCTACTGTGTAAGTAACATACTCAATTAATTGAGTTTTTCCGATAATAGTGTAAGTTTTCATTTTATAAAATTATTTTTTTATAATGGTTTAAAATTTCCTTTAGCATATTCAATTTTTAACATAGAGGAATTCAATTCCCCCCAACACATAATTTCTAACCTCTCCTTGTCTTTATTGTCTTCATAATTATTAATTATCATATCTATCGCTTCCATAACTTCATATTCACTTAAATCATTGTTTTTTACCATTTCGTCAAAATCAAAATGAGAAAGCCAAAAAATCTTCTTTTCGTTATCAATCTGAAAATAACAATGCTCACCCCAAAATAGAAAAACACTATCTGGGTAATATTCATTTGCCATCTTCTTGCATCCAGATAATAATTCTTTAAATGCAAACTCAAATGGACAACCCATCTCTTCAAGAATCATATCGTTATTTTTAATCTAATTTTTCCGTCCCAATAAGAAAACTCCTGATTTTCATGTTCATCGTGTCACCATCTACCGTATCAATATATAAAACATAATCGTCCTTTATATCTATTACCTTGTAATACCTGATATAAGGTTTCTCAAAAGGATTATCCTCATTATAAGAATATTTGTACAGATCATCTATCTTTAAATCGTTTCGTTCTTTGACTGGCTTAAATATGAAAAACCATGATCCGATTATAAAAATACATGAAAATACCATTAAGAATATTTTCGCATTCAAACTAAGATTATTATTATTTTTTTCCATTTTTTAAAAATTTAATTTTTTTTGTTATTCTATTTCTTCTTTACTCATTATCCTTTTACCTACAATTATCAATTTCCACCTCTCTTTGTTTTTGTCAATGATGTTCCCAGATACATTTCCCCCATCATCCCCAAATACCCTAAACCAAGATGTTACCTCCTGATTGATCTTGATTGATTCATAATACTGTTGAGTCGTTGGAACCTCGAATATTATCGTGTTGTTTTTTGGATAATTACAGTCATTTTTTTTGACAAATGGAATTACCTCGTAAGTAACCAAGTATTCAGGAGTGTCAAATCCAATTACCCCAGTAGCAACTTTTTTGGCTTTTTGACCATATAGAAATCCAGAATTCAATAAAAAAATAGCAAAAATTAAATTGATTAACCTTTTCATTTCTTAATTTATTTTATTTTAATTTATTTTTTTTTACCCCTAAAATAATTCCAAGCATCCTCAGTACCCCATAGATAAATCTTGTCCTCTATGTATTTTAACCTTTTCCTAAACCAAAGCGATAAAAATAACGCTAAAAATGCAATTGCTAAGAAAATAAAGGATTCACCCCCCTTAATATAAAATAGTGACATCCCTAATGACCCTAAAATAAAAAACAAGCATAGGTTAATACCTATCTTGTATGGTCTTTTTAGCCTTTTAGCTAAATCATTTAAATCTACTACATTTTTCATTTCTATATAAAAACTTTAAATTATTTGTCTACCCCCCCTAATAACAATACTGATCGTATAAATCCATATACTCAGATTTAACATCAATGTAATTACTCTTCTCTAAAAATGCCTTTGGCATCCTCATCCATACATTCTTTTCAATATAAGGAGCCTTTACATACCACTTCCTTTTCTTTAAAATCGCCCCATAAAACATTATATAGGAATTTGCCTTCTGAATATATTCAACCCTATCTATATTCAATAATTCATAATTACGAATCTTCTCCACAGTCCTTTTCTCACAATCCAATTCTATATCTATACAGGATTTGATTATCTTATGGATTTCCCAACCCTGTAACTCCTTACCATTTATCCACTCTTCCAGTAAATCATATACATCCTTTCCCGCTAATTGACCATTTGACCATATAGAAGATTTTCCTAACCACTGATCCATATGACAAGACTCATGTAATAAAATCAATAACCAATCCTGTTTTGAACCACCAACAGCTAATCCCAATTCCGGTTGATTCCCATTCTCGTCACCCATGAAATATCCAGATACCATCATTTTACCATCAGGTGGATATCCTATCTTTTCCTCGTTGGAAATATTGAATTTGACCCCATGTGACTTTGCCGTGAAATAAATGTTCTTGATGACTTCTTTTTCACCCATCTCAAGTCTGTCCCAATTCCTGTTATCTATCTTTAATTCCAAACGTAATCGCTCCTCCCAAGAAAATAATTTCGAGAATACCCCACCTATTCCATGAACAGTGTATATATCCCATGATAGATAAATTAAACTACCAACTATTAATATTACCAGTAATATAAAGAAATTCATATCCATAACCCCTTTTTTATTTTTTTAATAATTTATAATTTCTTTTATTAAGGACAAATATAATAATTATTTTAATTATTTCGCAACTTGGTCAAAAACCAATTCATAATTGTGAAAGAAAAATTCCATGTTCCTCCCACTTACCACATCGAATATCCTTTTAATATCCCCATCGAATTCCCCCTCAATTACCGCAGACTCCAATCCAATCTCCGCTTGGTTTAATACAACCCTTAGAAATTCATCGAACTTGTCGCAAAATGAGTCAAAGTCATTGATGTCCTCCATACCCATTTTTACTTGGAATAACATAGAACTCCCAAATACCATCAGACCAAACGGATCAGTCAAAATGTGGTTCTTGTAACAATTGTACTTTGACCCCTTGTGAATTACCGGATTGTACTTCATAAGATCCTTTAAAGGACTTTGAAACGATTCTATGTTGTAAATATTCGTACCCAACTTATATAGAAACTCGTTTATTAAACCACCCAATACCTCGTCCCTCATGGCGTAAACCGCTTCCTCAGTATTGTAAACTCCACCCTTCTGATATAATTCCGTGTCCTTGAAAATATAACTGAAAAGGTTCTCATCCCCCTTATTTACCCGGTTCTCGAAATTCCTTAAGAAACCCTCGTGTGCTGCCAAAATTGATGTATTGATTATTTCCTTACTGATTCCCTCAAAGTGAACCTTCTTGGTGATCTCTGCCCTTTTGTAATATGACAAAGCATGAATGTAATTACTCATCTCCAGATCGTTCTGAGCAGCATACAGAAAACTACCCGAACTAAAACTTCTGTAAAAAGCTAGTAACTCCTCGCCAGTCCATTTTTTTGATTCCTGCTCCATTTGGTAATTTGTCTCCTTCTTCATAATTTGTTTTAAATATTTGTTTCGTATTTGAACGTATTTTTTATTCACAAAGTTACAAACTTATCCACACCTCAGGGAGAGATAGATATACACAGGGAGAAGTTGATATCCATAGGGAGAACTATACTTTTTAATTTAAAAGTTATTTGACCATCTATTTATCCGAATTTATTCCTGATCTATTTTTTTTAATTAATTTATTTTTTTTGAATTAATTCGTATTGGTATTTGACTTTGAATTAATTTATTTATTAATTCTTTTTTGTGGGGAGAGCTAAGCTTTGTTTTTTTTATTTAATTAATTTATTTAATTATTTTTTTACCGATGATTTTAATTAAAGAATTAATTTTATTATTGTTTGTTTTGGTATTTTACTATGGGGAGAACTTATAATTTATTTATTATTTTATTTAATTTATTTGACCAATTTTTTTTGACCAAAAAATGCAGGTTTGAATTCCGTCTACATTCTTCTCAACCATCGATTTTTTGCTGTTTTGGATAGGGAGAAGTATAGACATGCTGGAATTTAACCTAATGATCGATTTTTTGTGGGATACAGTGGTAAAATGTGGGATAAAGTACTCAAAAAAATGTAGATATAGTTCACTTAATTTTTTAAATACATTTTTTTCAACTCTGTACATTTTTTTTTCTAATTTTTTTCCCAGAAAATTCTCAACCAATTATGTGAAAGTCAAATACTTAAGTCAAATACCAAATTAATTTTTAATTTAATTTGTTGATAATCAGTCAAATACCTCAAAAAACAATAGAAACTTTTAAATTTAAAAGAAACTTTTAGATTTAAAATTGGAATTTAACGATGGTCTTTGACTGTGGTAATAATTTTAAATTAAAAATTTTAAATTAAAAGTGGGGGAATGTGGGAATTTTAAATTAAAAAAAACTTTTAATTTGGACTTTGACTGTAGGTAATTTTAAATTTAAAAAGCTGATATATTTTTAATTAAAAAAATAATTAAATTAAAATAAATTTTAAATTTAAAAAGGGGCTGTTGTTTAACCTGAGGGTTTTAAAATTAAACAAAAGATAAGGGGTTAAAAAACAACTGTTTGTGGTATTAGATAAATCCAAAAAAAGGGTGTCTTATAATTTACATTATGTTAAATGAATTAGAAAAATCCAACCAATAAAAAATCCCCAGTGGGTCAAAGACCAAACACCGGGGATTAAGGAAGGGGGGCTTATTAATTAATCTTGTGATTTAAATTCTTCTGACTCTTTTAAATCTATTCGGATCTTTTGAGTTTTGTTTACGGTTTCCAGAAAAAGATTCCAAGTTTTGGTTCCGGAGTTCCGGGTATTCATAAAATGCTTTTCAGTGATCTGATCCACGAAATAAAAATCAGATGAAATTTTACGAAGGATGTTCTTTAACCTAGAGAACATAATTTGTTTTTGTCTGGAATCTGGGTTGGATAGAAAATCTTCTATATAATTTAAAAGTTCTTCTACTGTCAAATTCCCTTCAGTAAAGGTTGGGATTTTTTCCCCGTTAAGCCAAGCGACTCTTTTTGCAGCTTCTAGTTTTGAGTGGAAATTTGACTCTTCGATCCATTTTCCTACCGGGGTATAAAAACCTACAGTCCAAGTCCCATGAGCTTTTTCATAATAGATATATTTCATTAGTTATAATTAGGGATGGTAAAATACCTCTGAAAGAATTCCGGGGTTACGAGGTCTTTGACAGTACTGAGGTCTTTGACGGTACCTACGAGCATGCCATTTTTTTTGGTGAATATTGATCCCGCATCAGGAAAACAGTAAACACCATTTTCGTTAAGGGTTGCTATTATTCTTATGAAGAATAGTTCATTTTGTTTTTTTTGTTCCAGTGTCATCTTGAATTTAAACGTAAGGGACCTGCGGGAAGTTACAGGTCGATTTAATATTTCAGATATACGATTATTAAAAAATAATTTACATTTTTGGGTAAAATTTCAGTTGAAGAAAAAAAATATAATTTTCTTAAACCTTTTTTAGTTATATTAGTATTGATTGTAAAGGAAGTAAAAAAACAATAAATGAGCAAGATTTTAATTATACTGGTTCTTTTACTCAGGATCCCAACCTGCAGGAACGTTGATCACGAATTTGTGGACGGGGAAGACATGAGCAAAAAGGAGCCTTATAAATATTATGAGCTTTGTCTTAGGTCCATGTTAACGAATCCGGATTCCATGAATTTTGGACTGGGACCGGTGGTTCCTCCTATTAACAGTTTAAATTCAAAAGTTTTCCATGATACATTAGTTGATCAGACTATTGAATTAAGGTTAATGACGGATGACGGAATGAATATAGTATTTAGGAATTTGACCAATCCTGAGATTTATAATGATATTGAATCTTATGAATTCAAGGCTTATGATTCAAAAAATAATATTGTTTACCTATCACATAAAAAACAATATGGATACTTCAGGTTCTTTGGAGTCAGTTTAAATACCGGGAACCAGTTTACCGTATATGTTAATGATACTCGGTCATCCAATGAAAAAATGTATTCTTGGAAATATTCCCCGGATATGGATTATTTGTTGAAGTCTGGTGATCTAGATAATGATATTTACGGTTGGGGTCTGGTTACGCTAAAAAATGGACAGGAGGGTCAAGCGATGTTTGAAAGATATACTGAATTTGTGACTAATATTAAATGGGTGACTTTTGACCAATTCAGTTATGTTCTTACCAAGATTCCTTTCCGGGATGGATATAAGTATGATAAGGATTATGAATTTTATTATTCGTTGATGGAGGGGAATGCTCTTCCCGGGATTAGATTAAACGGAGATTACCTGTATCCAGTTACATATATTTTGGATGTCAAAGGCCATTTAATATCAGAAAAGATGACTGAAGTTAGGATAAAATGACGGCATTTGACTCAATATGACAAGGTTTTTAACATTATGGTTAAAAAAGTTAGAAATATAACAATATAAAAATCAACAAGTTAGGAAAGACAAAGATTATTTATTCACATTGCTTGTCTATGTCATAAAAATAACAGATATTTGTCTTCTAAGTTATTAATTAAGTTAAACAATATAAATCAACGAGGAACATGAAAAATTCAAGGAAGGAAAAAAAGGCCAAGTTTGCAGATAAGGATCTACAAGATCTTAAGATGCTAGAAGAAATCAAATCTGGAAATGTGAATGCATATGAGGTGATATACAACAGGTATTACCGTTATATTCAGTATCACTGTTTTATGTCTGTCAAAGACCAGCAATTGGCCAATGATTTGACTGTAGAGATTTTGACAAAAATTTATTTAAATATTGACAAATACTCGGTCAAGTATACTTTTAATTCTTGGGTGTGGAGTATTGTCAAGAATTACGTCGTAGATTATATAAGGAAGAATAAGAACGAACCAGTTAACAGCAATCGAAATGCATCGATCGCTATTCAGGAAACCAGAGATGAGGGATCTGAATTCAGCACAGTGTATTCGAACCAGTTGGATTCTGGAGATATTAATCCGGAGGAATTGATGCAAGCCAAGTCTACAGAGAGGATACGTAGAGAATTTGTATTGAACTTGTTGAATGGTTTGAATGAGCGAGAGAGGATGATCATCATTCATTATTACTTTGACGAGATGAGTTATGATGAGATTGCTGCTAAGCTTAACATTGGACTAAGCCTTATGAAGGTAACCTTGTTAAGGACCAAGGAGAAGCTCAAGAATAAGATCGGAAGTTTTGACAAGATTTCTCACCTGCTTGCAGCCTAAGCAACGGGTGATATATGAAAGAACTAAAAAGAATATTTAAAAGATTAAAAAGATTTTTTGAAACGGATAGGTGGTTATTTCTGGATGATACCAGAGAGCCACCTATTCATTTAAAAAGAATATTCTATATTGTCCGTGATTATGATGATTTTGTGGAGTACATTGAAACATATGGTATTCCGGAGATTATTTCCTTTGACCATGATTTAAATTTAGAGCATACTAATTTCTTTTTTGAGAATGGGGGTTTTAGGAATCCGCCAGATCCGAGATATGAGATTTTTAAATTTAAAACTGGATATGATTGTGCTTTATGGTTAATTGACTATTGTAAAAGGAACAATAAAGAGTTAAAAAAGGTATTTGTACATAGTCATAATCCAATGGGTCAAAGAAACATTTACAACCTTATATGTAACTTTCAGAAAAAAGAATACGGTAAAATAAACTGCAAAATAGTAAGATGGAAATACCAAAAATAGATCCGAACTTAGACAATCAGATCAAGTTCGTAGAATTCATGATCGAGACACAGAATATTGAAATACTTGTGGCGATAAAAAACAGTCTTTTAGAACTAAAAAAGATAAAAGAAGAAAAAAAGATGTAACTTTGTGATAAGACATTACGTTTAAATTGAAAAATCTAAAACTAAAAACTATGTTTGAAATCATTAAAAACCTACCGGTACCTGAAAAAACAGTTGCATCTAAGATGCCAAAACGTGCTCCTAAATATCCATTTGCGGATATGGAGATTGGTGATTGTTTGGCCTTTAACGCAGAAAGTATTAAAGACCCAGTTTACAAAAATGTATATGGTTCAGCAATGGCATATGCTCGTCGTGTAAGAGAAGGTTACACATTCCGTTTCGGTAAAATCGAGGAAGGCAAGTTTGGTTGCTGGAAGATTGTCTCGACAAAAAATGTCAAAGTTGAAGAGCCAGAGAATAAGCGTAAACGCAATTCAACGATTAACATTACAAAAGACATGTTGATTTCAGCTTTAGAAAGTGAAGGTACATTGAATGGTGCTTCTCGTATTTTGAATATTTCGAGTAGGACATTTAGTCGGTTGAAACAAAAATTTGAACTCGTATAAGTATTTAACAACAATTTAAAAACAACTTCTAAAATGAAAAACACTATTTTCTACGTTATTGCTTTTTTTGGTGTAGTAAGCTTGAGTAGCTGCTATACTACACAAAGTGTTCCTTACAATGATTACAAGTTCAGCTTGGTAGATCAGCAAGGAAATGTCAAAGACACTGGTGATGCTTTGACTTACACTGATTCCACCATCATTGCCTCTTTCGCTGTTGGCAAGAAAGATATTTCTATGGTTATGAGAAATCAATCTTCCAGTACGATCAAGGTTCTATGGGACGAATCATTGTTTATTAAGAATGGTAATCCCGGAAAGGTGATGCATGCTGGAGTCAAATTCACTGACCGCAATCAAGCACAGCCTCCAAGTGTGATTCCTGCGGGTACGACATTTGACGATGTAATTGTACCTACGGATAATGTTTATTGGAGAGAGGGTTATTACAGTAAGTACGGTTCATCTCCGGGTGGATGGGAAAAGAAAGATCTATTACCATCTTATACTTCTAAAGGTGATCAGTTCGGAGTGTTCATGCCAATGACTGTTGGTGGTACCACAAAGGAATATAATTTTAATTTCCGTGTGGAGGATACGAAAACTGTATACAAGCAGGAGAGAACCATGGATGTTGCTAAAACAACTTGGTTGACAATTGGTCTGACAGTGGTGCCTCTAATTATTCTGTTGGGTTCATATTAATAATTTAAATTAAAAAATATAGTTATGGGAATTCTTTGTAAAATGTTGGATCACAAGAATGAAGCTATAAACTTCTGGGGTGAAAACTGCGAATATCTTTTGTTCAAATGCAAACGTTGTAATCATGAGGAGATCTTTTGTTCTTACGAAGGCAAAATTCTCAACAATGATGAGTTTGGAAAAAAGGTTTTAGACAAGATGATGAAAGACAAGGAATTCTCAAAAGCTTGTCATATCCACAGTCAGTTTGTAAAAGCTGAGCATAGCAATCCTTTTAATTTCAAAAAGCAAGAGGAGGAATATGAAAGGATCAGGAAGGAATTTAATTTGACGGGTTTAAAAAGACCAGCATGTCCAATTGAATTATTCCGTGCGGGATTGTGGAAGGACATAAAGAATGATTCTGGTACGGCAAAGAAAAAGTCAAATACCAAAATCAAGACCAAACCTATTGTAAATGATCCGGAGCCGGATAATGAGCAGGGAGAGATTTACAATGTTTTCGAACCAGAAGACAATTCTTTTACCAACAAGGTCAAACCTATAAAATATAGTTTTGAATCTATCAGCAAGGGAGAGACTCTGGAAGAGCTTGAGAGATTAGAAAAGATCTATGCAGCTAGGGAGAATTATGAAAAGGCTGCTGATATTTACAAAAAGATTCAAAAGCTCAAAATGAACAAAAAGTAACCCTTAACCCAAACCACACCACGAAGACCCGCAGGATTTATCTGCGGGTTTTTTTTGTTTATTATAATATTATAATTAATTTTATTAAATGGAATTCATAGAAAATAACTTTGAGATAGAGCATATTAATTTGACTGATGCAAATTATATAAACTTAAATATAAATGATAAGCTGAAAGGTGTTCGTAGGAATCAATACGGTTTGGTCTTGTCAAAGATCAAATTAAAAAATAATGATGTTTACGAGATAGTTTTAAATTCTAACTCTAACGATAGAGCTACTGTAAGGTCGTATGTTGATGGGGATGAAAAATTAGATTCCTATTCTATACAGGAATACTTTATTAACGGAAAAAATAATTATTTAGAATTTAGTAATGAATCTTACTGTATGGTAATCAATTCAAATGAACCGATGAAAAACAAATATGTTTTTTCTGATTACCGGGATGCGATTGGATATTTAGAATCGCTTGAAAAATAAGTTGTGGTAATTAAATAAAATTTAAAAATAATTCATCATCATACTTTGTGTGTTTTTCTGCATGACAATTAGAACAAAGCATGATACATTTATCTAATTCTTTTTTGATAAATTCCCATGATTTGTGATTCATTTCAGCAATTGAAAAATCTTTTTCATCTGGATTCAGATGATGAAATTCTAAAGCAGCTAAACTTTTAGAATAACCACAATCTAAACACTTCCCCCCTTTATATTCTACTGCTCTTTTTTTTAATCTAAAACGTCTAATTCTCGTTATACATGTTGCACAACATTTTCTATTATGAGAATTTTCCTTCAATTTTTTATTACACAAAGCACAATTTATATTTTTAATTTTTACTCTAAAAATTTTATGCTTTTTTAACCACTTAGCTATTGTTGTTCTATGAACATTGTATAATTTCCCAATTTCAATGTTAGTTTTACCTTCATTAATTAATTTTTCCAAATCTTTTTTCAAAATATTTTTTAAAATAAATATTAAGAAAAAAAGAAAAATTACTTTTGGTATTCAAAAATTGCTCTACCAACTGAGCTATATTACCTTTTACCTTCTATTATTACTTTTGGTTCTACTACTCCTTTTGATTCTAAGTATTTGACAGCGTTATAAATATTGTTATGAACTCTGTACGGTGTTCTAGGTATAAGGCCACATTTTGGTGGATACACATGAACGGAATCACTACAGGAAAAAGTAATAATTTTAGTTTCCATTTTTTTTGTAGTCAGGACAGGATTCGAACCTGTATGTGGTAATCCTTTCAGATATTTCTCACTTACGTTTTTGCCGTATTAGCGTCTGCTCTATTCCGCCACCTGACTATTTGTTTTTAAAATATCTTGTAACGGCAATTATGCCTAATATACAGATACTTGAATAAAATATTATCCAAGCCATAATTTTAATTTTTGTTGTCAGGACAGGATTCGAACCTGTATTGTGTAGAGGATAAGGCTTCAACGTCGGTCGTGCTACACCACCCGACAGTATTTTGACAACTCAAGGTTGTCCAAGTATGCTTAAGCACCATCACCTTATCGCTTGCGTTTCCGGTACGCACCTGACCATTTAATTTATGTAGTCCATACGGGAATCGAACCCGTGTTTCCTCCGTGAAAGGGAGATGTCCTAGACCCCTAGACGAATGGACCAGTATTTTAATTTAAATATATAGTTCTGATATACTGAGGATCTCCATCGATGTATATAAACATGAGTTGAATATGTTTTGCTTGATCTAGCGTTTCTTTGAACTCGTCTGAATTCATGTAAATATCAACTCGTTGTTTAAGCCAAGTTTTTTTTGCCTCCTTGATGATCTCACTAATATGTTTAGGACTCTTGTTCCTATTGTTTTTACCGTCAGTCATAGATCTAAATTTTTGTTTACGTCGTCCATCATGATATTTGAATTCCTGTATGGTCTTTCACCCGGTTGATATCTGGTACCGGCCAGATAACCACTATAAAAGAATTCAAACAATCTTTCTTTATTTTGAATTTCATTTTTTTCTGCAAACAATTCGAACCATGAGTCAAATACCTTTCTTGACTTATCTCTAATTTCATTTATCATATTTATAGAGAGCTTTGAGGGCTCTCTATAAAAATAATAATTTTAAAATTAAAAAACCAATTCAGCATTCTTTTTTTTCAGTACAACAATTTTTTCACCGAAATCATCTTCGAACACATCTACCAGATTCATAATTTCTAATTCATAAACTGACTGTTCAACACTTACTTGAATCACCAGCTTCTCGAATTCACTTTCTTGCCAGATCAATTCATCACCGTCGATAAACTTTTGGATTAATGATCCAGCGAACTTGTCAAAGAACAGTGTTCTTGCTTGTTCAGGGAAGTCAAATTGCTCAGAGAAATAATTTTCTTCCTCGAGGATTTTGACTGTTTCCGACGATACCTCACTCACTTCAAGAGGATACGGTACCACACTCATGTAGGTCTCAACCATGGCCGTTAAAATTTTTGGATTGCTAAAGACCGAAAGTATATTGTCAGATGAATGTAAACAAGTAATTATCCTTTTTTAATTATCAACACTCATTTATTAATAACTTTCTCTCTTCCCTTTTTCTTTTGATAACCAGTCCAACCTTGCTTAGCTAACAGTGATTTAGCAGCTGCAGCCTTAGACCCTTTAGGTTGAGTTCCATGAATTAATAGAGCGAAAGAATGATTATAATCATATGCATGAGAATCGTCATGATCTATTTCCAATCCTTTTTCTATAGCTTCCTGTTCACTGTATACAACCTCTGCATACTTAAGATTGTATTGATCGATCAATTTATCAAGCTTACCACCTTTTGAAGCGTTCAGTTTAAGGTTAACTGGGATATCATTAATACGATTGATCCAGTATTGAAGACTTTTTGTGTAAGCATAAAAGATACGATCAGGATTGTTTTTTGCAACAACAACCCAAGCGTCAAAGTAATTTTGATTAAAAAAGTCACCAGCTACATGAAGACGAACGATTTTGCCTTCACCGCTTTTTTTAATTTTAGGTAGACTTTGTTGAATCTTTTGCGACATTTCTTCAACAGTTTTAATATTCTTTAATTCGTTGAAGTTGTGATTTCTTTGTTCACGTACTGCAGGATAAAGACTTTCTTGTGAAGCTGAAAAGCATCGAAATTGAGTGTTTGCCCCGTCAGTAATTTTACCCGTCACCGGATCAGCTTTAGAATAGCATTCGTTAGCGAAGGGGCAGCTCCAACCACTGGCCAGAGAGAAAGAAATAATGTTTTTGAGTTTAGCGTTACCCGCAGAGAATTTTAACATAGTTTTCTGTTTTTTTAATCAATACGGATTTAAATTAAAAACGTTTAAGAAAAATTAAACTATTTTATATTTTTTTGAAATATAATTTGAAATTAGGTCTTTGACAAATAACTCAGCTATTTCAGAATCCATAAGAGGTTTCATTCTAACTACTTCTTTTGAAGGAAGTTGAATAGTATCATTAATATAGTATTCGATCCTAAATATTTGTTCTGGTTCTTTCATTAGGCAGTATACCAGAATAAATTTAAGATTATTTGAACGGTCACGGATTAGGAAATTGATTTCTCCTAGTTCGGTTTCAAAATATCTTTTTTTAATCTGGAGCTTATAAGCTTCATAATTTGAACCTTCATAAATTTTACCGGGAATATCGTCCTCAATAATATTTACAGAATAATCAATTTTTCTGGGCTTTGACATAGAAGTAATCATTATTTTAAATTTAAAAAAGCAAACCCGATTTTCACCGGGCTTGCTTTTATTGCTGATTTGCGGATTAAGCGAGTACCTCAGCCAGTACAAGTTGGTCACGTTTGAGCTTAGCCTCAGGAAGCTCTTTCGTATTACAGTTATAGATAGCGTAGTTCAAAGCATTATAAACAGTATACAATGTTTGAGGACTACCTTCATGATTCACCAGTTCACCGTTCTCGTTTACATAGGTCAAAGAACCTTTTATTGAAGTTTCCATATTAAAACGTTCAACAGCAGTTTCCAGAATGTTTTTCGAGAATTTTAGTTTCTCTGAGACTTGAAGAATCTTACTTACATCAGCTTTAATCTGATTCATTTGTTCATAAACCTCCATATCTTGTTTAACTTCAGAAAGGAAAAGTTGAACAGAATTAATAATTTCAGAATTAGAAGCAATACTCAAGTCCATACCATCTTCAGCAGCAGCAGCTTTACGGTGCTTTTTTGAGATGTTTACAGTGTTTCCTACTGGACGAGTAAGTCCGTTAGAGCAAACTACTCGATAAAAACCAAACTTCAGGGTTGTTTTAAGGGTTCCATCATAAGAATTCCAGACAGAGAATTTTGGTAGAATATCATTAACAGTCAAAGATTTAACTCGATCCCGTATAATATAATCTACATAGAACTTTGTCCCGTCAACAATTGAAATTTTACGGTCAAAGGGAATTTTCTGGTCCTTCATCATTTTCTCCAGTGGTTTGTAAAGTGTTTCATTTTCACGGAGGTTGTAGGTGGAGGAGCAAAAACTTAGGATGTTACCATGTTCATCCAGAATAGCATGGTCATTTGCACGAGGAAATTTTTTACCGGGAAGGATTGAACCTAGTTCAACTTTGGATACCGGTGCGAACAGTTTTTTTAAGGTCTCAGAGTTTTGCATGTTTTTTTAATTTAGAATTTAAACGTAGTTTTTTAATTTAAGTTACAGTGATTTATTTCTTTTGTTATCAATACGGAACAAAAAGAAAAAGGTTTGACTAAATTAAAAAATTTTTTTAATTCAAAACACCGGAAAAAATGTAAATTAAAAATTTAGATTCGTATATCTGTATGAAAATAGCCTCCAGTTTCCGGGCTGCTCGAGCTGGTCCGGACTGTAAAATAACTGGACAAAAAAAAACCGCCTCCATTTCTGGAAGCGGCTTTTTGGGTTGAGACCTTAAAATTAGTTAGCAATCAGGGTTTCAACAAGCGTATTAAGAGAATTGTTTTGGGACTTGCTGATTTTCTTACCTAAGAAATTCATAATTAGTTCCTTGATTTTCTCTTTACGAGCGTTGTTCTCTGGCTGGGTATTGTTTACCACAGATACCGTAGGTTCTGTTTTTTCTTTGCGGGGACGACCACGACCACGCTTAGGTTCGGATACCACTGGTTCTTTTTTCTTTGACGGAGCCGTATCTTCCTTGTTTTCTTTCAAGCGACGGTCAATCTTTGAATTGATCAATTGCTCAGCCATTTTAACGAATTCCTTTTCGTCTTTAGCTTTACGTAAGATGTTCAAAGCATCTGTTCCACGGATTTTTCCAGCTTTAACATAAGACTTCATGCGTGGAGTCATAGAGGCCAGATTGATCAAGTTGTAAACATGAGGCATGGACAACTTGGTTTCTTTCTGGATGATGGTAGGCTTTATATTATGTTTGGAGGAAAGCTGCTTTACAAGTGTAGCCTCCTTCAACATAGAAAGTTTAACACCATCATTTTTCTTTTTCAGTTGAGAGAAAATCTCTGCAACATCTGCCGAAAATTTCGGCTTCACGGATTTCGCTTTTGTTCGTGCCATTGTAATTGAGTTTTGGGGATTTAATTTAATTTGTTTTGAATTTTACTGATTAATTAACAATTGACTGTTTGAAACTATATTTGCTTAATCCGATACAAATGTAGATATATTTTATTATCCGTGTCAAATTTCTTATAAAAGAAATGTTGTAAGTTGCTGATAATCAATCAAATAATTTTTTATTATTTTTTATTATTTTTTTAAATTATTTAATTTTTGATTATTTTTTATTAATTCCGAGTTCATTTTCAAGATGCTGGAGCAGGTATTTTGCGTAGCTGGTGAGTATAATATTTTTCTCAAATACGAACTGTTCTCTATGTTCTGAAACGGCTTTTTCGTAAGAAAGTTTCAGTTCCTTATATTTTTCTAGGTCAAAAACTAATTTATTCATTTGCTTGAGAATGTTTTTTCAAGTTTATCAACGTTAGGTTTACCGATTTCAAATGAATAATCAGGAGCCTTAAAAGTATATTCTCCCTTTTCATCGATCAATAGGGAGAATCTGTACTTTTCAAGACTTCTAATTTCACGATTAATTTTAACTCGATATCCGGGAGAGCATGGACACATGGAGCATCCACAAAATCTATCCCAGACGACTTTTATTTCATCTTCATTAAATACTGTTTTAAGATCATTTACAATTTTGTTTAAATGAATTTGACCTTCTGCCGTAAGCCTACCTTTAGCATTACGACGATTTTCAAGTACTTCGAGGGCATTTTCTCCAATAATGGGTTGCCCTATTGTTTTCGATGCTTCATCATTAAAGAATGATGGATCAAAATAAATTTCTCCAATTGACTTCATAAAATTAATTTTCTTGATTTAAATTATATACTTCTTCCTCATCAAGTCCGTGTTGAACTACGGCTTGGTCTTGGATGTGATCAATCAATGCGATGATACCTTCAAGAGCTTCATACTCTTTAGTTTTTGTAATAGGATTACTATTTGAATCTGTTCTGTATTGAAGTTCCAAAAGAGCTTGTTTTTGGTCTTTTAGAAGTTTCAAATCAACATTTTGTATTTTGATATCGTATTGCATGATTTAGTTTTTTTGTTCAGTACGTTTTTAATTAAAAAAGGTTTGACTAAATTACAGAATAGTCGCTTACTTTTTTAATAATCTTTTTGGATGGCCAGTTTAAATACCTTTCATTTATCTTAAGTGCTAGAAAATAAAGGGTTTGACCACCATTACAAGTCATTATCATTTGCACATATTCTTCTGCTACGGTACCATCTTTCATTTTATAACGCAGCAATTTTATTGAATTTGTGCTGCCTACATTTCCGATAACCACTGGATTTACTTCAGAATCCTTTTTTGTTTTTATATAAGCTTTAGCTGTTGAATCTAATCCGACATTAATATTCACAATATTTTTCATTTTTAACTTCCCTCCACTATCCTTGATTTAAAATTTAAATTGTCTCACCCATAAATTCATAGATGATTGTTTTTTGATCTTGTTCAGATAAAATATCCCAAACATCATCATCGACGCAAGTTATCTTATCCATGAAGTCATCTACATTACGTAGTTCTTGTAATCGTCCATCTACAAAGTAAGAAGTTTGTAGACCTGTATTTGGGTTTTGTAATTTGACTGTAGGGAGAATACCCGCTACAAATTCATTTCTATTTTCTGGATTACGTGGCATATCTTTTTTTAATTTAAACGTAAATTTTTATTTTTTGTTACTTATTTTATTTTTCTTCTGTTTCACCGGTTTCAGTGTCCACCTCAAAAGACCTTTCACTATCTATTTCTTTGACATGTACATACCAGTTAGGATTCATTGCTACATTGGCCAGCAGCATTTCAGCTGCTTCAGCTGGAGATGATGCTTTATAACTCATTGAGAGTTTGCATTCGTACCATTTTTCTTGTTCCATATCTTATAGATCGTTTAAAATTTCTCTTGAAGCTATTTTGCGGGACCCAACCCCGGTCGCAAGCACTGCTTGAATTTCTTTATCTAGATCATCTACTGTTTTAAAATTTCTTGGACTCATCGGTAAGGATCTCTGAAGTTGCATATTAGATATCGAGAATGGAGTCCCGCTATCTTGCCACCCTCCATAATAAACATAACTCAACACATTATCTTGATCTAATATCACACTGAGTGTTTTTGCATTGCCTTGAGGCCCATATGTTGGATCAAACAAGCGGTAAATTATAAGTCTCTTTTTCATATGTTATGCTGTTATTGATTTTTGAATGTACAGACCGTAGTCCACTGATATAACACTGTCAAATTTCTTTCCGTCCACTATTTCACCGTTATAAACCCAATTAGGTTGAACCCTTGGATTATAACGAATTCTCTGCTCGTTATCTTTTTCGAAGTTTTCAGTTCGAATCTCAATTTCCTTACAAAGGACCCAAGCACACACTGTTTTATTAGCACCGTCAAATATCTTCTGAGCGGTCGTTTTGTAATTCTTCAGTATACAATCATGCATGTTTAATTGAACATCTGTAGGATGATGGTATTCTATTTTACCATCCGGATACTCGATTTTCCACTTCATGTAGTTCTTACCGGTACCTAAATTGAATCTTACTTTTATACTTTTCATGCGTCTATTAGGTCTAATTCAGTTAAAATATTTTTTTCTTCTTCAGTCAGTTCGTCGAAACATTCTACATCACAATACCATAATGAGAATGGTACTTCTGAAAAGAATTCCTCAACTTCAGATTCAAGGTTTTCTTTTGTTCTACCGTCGATCCGGAATGTGCGGGAAACGTTTGTAGAACTGTTTTTGTCAAAGACATGGATGGTTACCGTTTTCATATTAATCTTCTTGTAGATATTGTTCTTCTAAGTATAGTGCTATTGTTTCTGGACTTTCACCTTCATTCACCTCCACAACATCGATGTGTTTATGAATTAGTTCTATTGCTTTTTCTTTTCCGAAACCGTGGTTTTTCATTAGAGCATCTACAACTTGTTTATGTTCCATAACTATCATTTTTTAATCAATACGATTTTAAATTAAAAAGGTTTAAAATTTATAAAAAAAAATATATTTATAAGTAAATAAGCTTTTAATGGGAAATATTGAAAAATTAAGGTTTTTGATTAGGTCATTGATTCAAGAAACGATCATGACCAAACATTTTATGGATAGAAGGTTTTTAAGACTGGATAGTAGTGATACTGATTTTCCGGGAACTTATCCTAAATTTAGAGAAACAGTAGATGACGCTATTAATTTTTTATGGAAAAAAGTGGATTTTGACAAAGACCTAAGACTGGCAATTGAATTAAAATCCCCACAGACATTCACAGCATTTGATAAGGAAAAAAAAGAATTTTCTAAGGGTGATAGAATTTACTTCTTAGTTCAGCATGGTAATGAACTAGAGACCTTAGTTTTTGATAGAAAGGATAAAGTTGATTTAAGGGTTGACTACTATGTTCCTTTTGTAGAATTAAAGAATTTTGTTGTAAACAACAATATTTCTTATTTGACCAGTAAAGAGATTAAACAAATATTAAAAAAACCAGTACCTGTATCTACTCAACCAAAAGAATTAATTTATTTGGTAAACGGTAAAAAATGGGTTTTTGACAAAGAAGGTTCTAAGTTTTTCGAAAGAAATAAAAAAGAAAATTCTTATGATGTTTACGACATACTGGATGATAAAATTGAAAATGTCAAATTAACTCAACAACAAAAAGATGAAATATTATCTTACTTGCTATAGTAATATTTAACATTTTCAAGAAAACTCCACTCTCTTAAACTTAAGTTTTTACTACCAATATCATTAACTTTTTCTAGAACATCATTAAGATATAATACTTCTTTTTCTGGTACTAGTGCTTTTACATTTTTCTCGTACCCGTTTTCTTTAATGTATATTTTAAGTTTTTCTATTGAGTCGTCATACACATCGCAGTATGCTACCTGTTTACCTTCCTCGTGATTAGTTCTTTCAAAAAAATGCCATGCCTCCTTCAAGAAGGCAAGTAAAATATCCTCTGACCTTGCGATTATCAAGATATTAGTCCAATCACACCATCCTATTTTAACCAAATCTACTGAAGAAGGATTATCGTTCATTTTAACTCTTTTCAATTTTTTGGATGATATATTCATCCACATTACCACCTACAATACAACCATTACTTGAAATCAAATCAGATGATGCTATGTTATTTGACATTTCCTCAATAGCATCCTCCAAAGTAGATTCTGAATCCATTTCAATTTCAACAACCATCTTTACCTCTACAAATGCTTTCTTTGTTTTTGGTGTATAATCACAAATGTTATCATCACATTCAGTCCAAATCCTGAAATCATTTGTTGCTACACCAACATACACTCCAAGTTTATCTTGACAATAATCTTTGAAAACAATAGGAATATTCACATCTGAGATATTTAATTCTCTGCATAGGTCAATAATACCTTGTGGAATTTCAAGTTCTATTTTCATAATATTTTGTTTTTTAGTCAATACGGATTTAAAATAAAAAGGTTTAAATTATTCCATAATTTCATTAACTATTTTTGCCGAAGAAACAACCATAGTTTTTATAACCTTACCATCAACATATCTAGATAGGGAGAACTCATCAACTGAATCCAGATGTTCTTGAACTTTGTCAAATATCTCATTATATTCTTTTTCTGACAAAAGCGTTCCACAAGTCCATCCAACATTGCCAATCTCTTTTATTCGATAACAGCCCCAAGGGTTTTCTACTGAGTTAACTTCCCAATCATCCTCCGTCAATTCAGCCAAACTCTTTTCACGATTTTTAATGGTCACACTCTTTGTATAACCACAATCTGAACAGTGAACATATTCTTCACCGGTTTTGTAATAAAAATCATCGTAGCAATCAGGAGACTTGCAATTAGGACATTCGATGTAATCAATAACTGAACCCATATTTTTAAGTTTTAAAGTTTAATATCAATACGGATTTAAAAAAAAAAGGTTTAAAAAAAAGGTGAACTTTTTTTAGTTCACCTTAATTTAGTCGGGGGAGAGATATTATTAGTTTGCACTAACTGTATCTACCACAGTTGCAGAATCAGCAACAGTTGCAGTTGAATCTACGGTTTCTACAACCGTTGAATCAACAGCCGTAGAATCTACAGTGGCCGTTTCTTCAGTAGCAGATCCACCGCCACATGAAGTAAGTGCAAAAGTTGTTGCAACAAGACTTAGGATAACAAATACTTTTTTCATTTTATTTTTATATAAATTTAGTTTGTGAGTACATAAATAGCATATAATTTTCACAGAATAAAGAATTAAAATGAATTTAATTTAATTTGTTAATAACTTTTTGATTATTAACAAGTTATGTTTTATTTAAGTACGAACAGGGTGGTTAATACTACTATTATTCCAGTGTAAAGCATATTCTTTTTCTTTGCCCGATTTATTTGACCATGATAATTTATAATCAAGGAATTTTTCATTTCCAATGAATCACGACAAGTAGAACACTCGTCTAATTGATTCCGGATTTGTTGACGCAGGGAGATATTTTCACTTTTCTGAACATTTACATTTTCAGAAAGTTCCTCAACCTTTTTCTCGTTCAAATCACCACGAATCAAATCTTGTTTGATAAAGGATAAATATCTCATTGGAAAACAAACCAAGCTATCATCAGCGATGATCATATCGTTCTGTGAAAAACTCTTTGAGTTCGACAGCATCACGACCACGAGCAATAGGAAGATTTTTTTCATTTTTCAAAGTTTTAATTTTTTTAGTATTTGTGTTTTTTGCTTCAGTTTTGACTGGGATTGGTGTTGGGTTCTCGAAGGGATGAGATTGTATTTTCAATTTTGGTTTTGAAGCAATCACATTGTTTAGAGAATCAATGATAACATGTAGAGAATAAATCGAATCTACATTAGTATTATTCATTTCCTCCATCTTCTTGTTTAAATCATTCAGTTGCTTAACTGTAACGATTAGGTCTTTGACTTGGTCACTTGTATCAGCAGTACTCGATGAAGGAATAACAACTTTGTCGTCGAATATTACTCTATCAGAAGTATTTCTGTACTTGTATTTATTATAGAGTCTATTTTTATTCTTATAAACATAGTACATACCGAATATCAGAAGTAACCCGGTAATAGTCAAGACGAATTTTTTCATGTATGAAAGTTTTAAAATTCAAATGCAAAAATAATAATATTTTATTTTTTAAGACCCAAATCTTCAAAATTTGTATTTAATATTTCTTGACCTTCCTGAAGTTTTGTTTTGATTTGATTATCAATGAATTGCTGCATCTTTTGAACACCATATACCCTAACCATTTGTTCTAATGACAAACCTCCTTTAAATCCTGAACGTGTATAATTGTCCCACAAACCCCACAAAATTTCTTTTTCAGACTGTTTTGCAATCTTTTTATATACTTTTTCTTTTTGTTTTTCGTCGGTGAGATGCTCGATCAGAGACTCGATAACTGAGTGGTCAGAAATTTTGCTTTCATTTTCGTAAAAGTTCCATCCTAATTCATTATACATTCGACTCCTCCAATTATGTGCTTGCAGAAGTTGCAACAGTTTTTGTTCACTTTCCTTGGAGATATGAATATCAGCTTCACCACCCCATCCATCATTGTTGTAATAGCCAATATTCTTTTTGTCTAGCCAAATGTCACAAAACATTCCGGCCAAATCGTGTCCAATTCCAAGCTTAATGTTTTTAAGGACTACACGGTCCTTAATTTCTTGAGGAAGTTCAAGTCTATTAATATTTCCCATTTTCTTGTGTTTTTTAATCAATACTGATTTTTTTAAAAAAGGTTTATAATTTTTAATTTTTTTTTGGATTAGATATTTGACAAGATTTTAGATATACGACTTTAAAAAACTAATTTACATTTTTAATTTAAATTAAAAACCCACCCCCTGAAATAATCACAGGAGGTGGGAAAACATGATTTTTTTGGTGGGCCCAGTAGGACTTGAACCTACGACCTGCGGATTATGCTTACCACTATAGCTTTCACCACCCTCACGGTTTGTGGTCTGGACTTTGTCTTCATCCTCATCATTACATGTTCGGATGGTTGCCGTTAAGCCTCTACACCTTCCCGATAATCTGGGCTTGGCTCGGCGTTGGGATTTTACACCGTTCACCGAATTTGACAACATACTACCATAAAATTACTTCTATGGCGACCCTAATTTAAGTCCGATGCTCTAACCAACTGAGCTATGGGCCCTTTTCCCGGTCAACGCATTTAATCAGGAAAGAGATGCAAATGTAGTTATTATTTGATAAAATCCAAAATCAATTTATCGGTACAGAATTACAAAATCACCGAAATAAGAGTCAAATACTTTGACCAAATTCTCATAATCACCAGACATCATTTCTTCTCTGATTTTATTTGAGTCCAAATCCAATTGTTTGGAAAGTCGATTTGCTACCCCAATCAAATGAAAAGCATTTCCTTCAGGACCGGTCAAATCAATTTCTATTTTATCTTTTTTTGGTTTTTCCTTAATCATACAATATCTATTGTTTCAGGGTTCTTAATCATATCTTCTAATTCCTCAACCAAATAAATTAATCCATAGGTTGAAACATCACGGAACTCTATGTTACGAGTATCATAACCCGTATCTAATAAACATAATTCACCATCCGTTGAAATTGCACCAATTACTTCGTTAGATTGGTCATCAATATAACTATGTATAAAACCCTGAGTTAATTGAATGTTTCCTTCAGGATTTTCTTCACTATCTGTTAGTTTCACATAAAGTTCTTTTACTTCCTCCCGACGAGCAAGTAGGGTTTTTACAACTTCATCTCTCAAGGAGGCTGCTTCCTTTCTAAATTCGATTGCTGATTTCATATTATTGTTTTTTAATCAATACGAATCGAATTAAAAAAGGTTTAATTAATTAAAACTAATTTCTGATTGATAACCGATTTTTGTAATTACTGCTAATTGCCTTTCCAAACAATTAGAAATATATTCATCATAATAAGAAGGCATCATATAATCATAAAGACCATCTTCTTTATCTTCCCATACCTTATTGTCAAAGTCCTGTTTAAGTATACGTGCAAGACCTTTGACTTCTTTCTCTTTTGAAGTTAAACTATCAACAAATTGAACCGACTTCGATCCGAAGTTATCTAACCAACCATTCCATTGAAAATGTTCTTCTGTGTCATTTGACAATCTCTCCAGTTCCAATTCAAACAAGTGTTCAGCAAGTTCTACATATTTATTTTTCATATCAGTACAATTTTTTAATTGTGTCCAAATAAATTATTTCATAATTAATACAGATGTATTCACGACCATCCATTTCGGAATCTTTCCACACTTTTATGTCACCTTCAAATTCTTTGTTTACGTACAGAGCAATCATATCTTCGCCAAAATCTATATAGGATAGGTCATCCAAGTTTTGGTATTTGACTTCCGTTTCTTCTGCTATGATTTTGTTCATGCGTTATGTTTTGAAAATAATTTTTCCATGTTTATTCTCCATTGGATATTTGATTGAACATAATCAGAATCAACCCAACGACTTTCTCCGATATAACCATCAGACCATTCGTCTAAACAAATGCCTTTACAACGAATACATAGATACTTATCTTTCTTTTTGTCGTATTCTATTGTTTGGTAATAAGCATAACCATCAGCAACATTTAGACGAAAGTAATTACCCAAATAAGGATGCTTTGCAAATGCTTGAAGGGAGAGATTGTTTAATTTGACCAGATTATCTTCTGACATTTTTATTGCTTCATCTATGCCAATTTCAAAATTTACTTCTGGTTCGTTATAAACTAATTTTGAATCAAGTTTCATATTTCCTTTTTTTAATCAATACGAATCAGGGAGAAAAAGGTTTAAATTATTTTTTAATTTTATTGAAGTGTTTTATATAATCCTCAATCTGAGCCTTTTTCTTTTTTCTTTGTTCTTCATAATAAAAGGAAATATCTCGTAGAATACACATCCTTTCATAATCCTCAATGTCATTTAAATAACCATTGACTTGTTTGGATATATTATAGAAAGAATCTTCTGTTAAATAAATGACCGTATTCATATCAGTCAAAACCCTGAATAGTTTTTCTGGAGCCGAACGATAAGGTTTTGCCTGCGAAACGCTGACAATTTCCTTATAAGTTTCAACTTCATCTGGATGCATTGAAATATAAGAGATTTTTATATCAGGATTTTTTACTGAAACAAAATTCAAATTCTTTTTATCCTCATAATAAACATCACCATCTTTTAAGTAAAATACCCTGTTCTTCATAATTAATTATTTAATTCCATTCCACGAATTCTCATCATCAATATCTTTCAACCGTTTGAGTTCTGATATTTCTTCCTGTTCAAGTTTATATGATTCTTCCTCATAAGAATCACGAATTGCATCTTCTAACTCTGAAACGAAACTATCAGGAGTTCCTTCTACCCAAGTAACTTCAAATTCTGTATTACCAATATTGTCATTGTACATTTCTACCAAAGTAAATGGATACTGTTCATCCAGAAACTCCATTTGTCCATAGTGAAATAATTCATAAGTACCTCGTGAAGGTCTTGGGGTAATATCTTCCCAGTAGATTTCGTAATTAAGTTCTTTATTTGACATAATTTTTTTGAATCAGTACGAATTATTTTAGAGAAAGTTTAAGAAATATAAGAGTAAAACACCACAAATTCATTTTCCTTATGACTCTCTACTACTTCTAAAGTCCAATCTCCATAAAAGGAAGAGTCAAACACCATACCTAACAAATCTGAGCAACATTCAAACAATTCTTTCTTATTTGTTATTTTATTTTCCAAAAGATATTCTTTGACCAACCGGTCTGCTTCATCCATATAACCAAGGGAGAGAGTATCTTCCCGGAAATATTCCTCATTTTCTGTGAAGTCTAAATCAAAGTTAATTAATTCATAAAGACCTTGTTCAATTTTATCCGAATCAAGGGAGATCCTAACTTTTCCGCTTGTAATTTGATTTGATAAATTTCCCATGTTTTAAAGTTTTAATAAAGTTTTAAATTAATTGTCTTTATACCATCCCTCAAGGTCTGTAATTTCTTGAAGGTTTTTAATTATTAAATCAAATGCTTGCTTATTTTCCTCATCAGGAAATAATTCATACATATCAAATTTCACTTCATTGATTGCATTCTCATAAGGTATTGGGATTATTTTCTTCACCAACATTCTGTCCAAGAACAGTTCAACAACTTTTAAATAAGATGAAGGGTCAACTTTGTTTTCCATATATTTTATATTAAGGGTAACCATCTTGAAGGTTTATACACATCCCAATTCTTTAGAACTTCCTCCTCTGAAATATTTTGTTCTTCAGCAATGACACGAGCATAACCTTTCATCAATCTCTTTGCTACTTTTTTTGACTCTTCATTCCTGCCATCAGTCCTGTAATCATCAGTTGTTGCGAATTCTATAAACTCAAGAAAAGCTTTCATAGTGCTTTGCTGGAGAGTCCTGTGTTCGCAGGCAAGTGCGACAGCAAGGTCATTGCCTTTGCTACGACCGTAACTATTTACATAGTCTGTGATTTGACAAGCAAGTTCTTTTGCTTTGGGGTTGATTTCGTTATCCATTTTTTGTTTTTTTAATCAGTACGAATTAGAGAGAAGAAGGTTTAAGATTTTACCAAGAAGATTGATAATAAATTTCACCTCTCAAAAATTTCTTACCATTTATTTCAACTGTATCAGCCAAAATTTCATTGATAATATTTATAGTCAAATCAATATCATCCCAATAGTATTCTTCATAATCAGTATTGCCAAAAAAGAAACCTTCTTGTGAAGGGAGAAGTTCAGGAGCAAGTATAGGATTTGCTTTTATTTGCAAACAAATATTTAGCAATTTCTCTAATTTACTTTGAGAAACATAATACTCTTTACAATCATCCTCTCCCTCTTGAACATTTTGAACGAACCAAGCGTGTATTCCATTTGCTTTTCTCCAGTAACCACAATCTTCAATGATGTAGGTTACTTTGTTTAGATTTATTTTCAATGGTACACTATCTTGGGTCAAATAAATTACACCAGCAATTTTATTATGTTCAAAATTTGCTCCGATATAAATTCTCTTACGGAGATACATATCAAGTCCCATGTCTATATATTTTTTGGTTTATGGTATCAATACTAATTTTAATTAAAAAGGTTTAAGACTAAATTGATTTTGTTATCAATTTTCCGCATTTACCACAAAAATTTAGTCCTTTATAATATTGGTCCTTGTAATCAGACTTGTAATTATAATCTTCTTCCTCATCATCTTCGTCTTCATCCTCATCATATTTCTCTAATATTTTAGATAAATCTCTATGAATATCTACCACATCTCCTGACATCAACTCTATAAGACTTGATTCCTCACTATCATCTCCAAACTTCTGTTCAATTTTTATTTGAAGATCGTAGCGATCAATCATCTTATCAGTCAAGGATGAAATATATTTCTTCAATTCTTCCCGAAGACCTGTGCTCATTTTATTTGTCTTTAGATTTATTTTTAATCATTTCAGCAAGATTAATGAGTATATTTTTATCATTATCCGACAAAGGTTTATTTACTTGATACAATAACCCGTATTTATCATACGCATATAAGGGTATTGTTTTTTTCGATTTTCCCATAACATTATTCAATTATAAAGTTTCTTACTGCTTCATCATTATTAAAATCAAGTTCACACTTCACAAATACAACATCTACTGTTGAAATATACAACCATTCCAACATATCTTGTACCACTTCTTCATCCCAAGTTTGCTTATTTTCCCAATCTTTCAAATACATTTTACCTTCTCCGAGAATATCCCAAAACTCTTCTGAGCCAACATTTTCTTTTTCTATTCTGTCTTGATAATATTCTGTTAAGATATATTCTCCATTGTGATGACAAGTTGCAATTCCACCATCCTGAACGATAACCATCATTTCAGTATTATCAGTAGGTATAACAGCATATTTTACGACAAAGGGCATAATGTTTGTTTTTTATATCAATACGAATTTTAATTAAAAAGGTTTGAGAATAATTAATTTTTTTCTAAAATTAAATATCCAATTTTGAATGGATTGTTTGCAAGGTTAAATTCCTTCTCTACACAATCATCTTCACCATCTTTTGAAGGTTCATATACTGTACAAACCTCATAACCTTTTAATTCATATTCTTTAGCCAATTCATCCTCCTCTGGAGCCATTATCATAAAATCTCCAGTTTCTACATCATCTTCCCAGACTTTTACAAGTCGGTGTCCGTTCTTTTCGAAGAACTCTGTTTTAGTCATTCTCGTTGTCATTATAATAAGGTTTCAAGTTAATATCAAGTAATTTTGCAATCTTCTCACAGTCATCTGACATATATAGGAAACCTTCTTTACCCTCATCAGTAGAGCAATCCCAAGTACCATCCTCACCCTCTCTACAAGAATCACGAAGTGTGGTTAATATATCTTTTATTTTTTCTTTAATTGTGTTATCCATTTTTTCTTTTTTTATTCAATACTAATTAAAATAAAAAAGGTTTAAGGTTAAAATTAAAAACAAAAATGTAAATTAATTTTTAATTATCGTATATCTTATTTGGGATTTGACCCCTGTTTTCCCCGGATCTGGACCAGTCGATCTGGTTTATCCACCAGAGAATAACAGTTTGAAAAAGTATAGAAACAAAAAAAGGAGGTCGATTTGACCTCCTTTGTAAAATACCAATTTTTGGTACTATGTTTTGCCGTTAGATGATTTATCGAAATCGGGCATCTCTAAATCATCATTATTACTATTTTGTTTTTTACTTGTAAACCTTGATAGGAAACTCTCTTGCGTTTGAATTGATTCTCCTTCTTTGAGTCGCCTTTTCGCTAACAATCCAATAAGCAAACCAACAAAAGGAGTTAAGAACAAACTCGTAACAAATAGTGTCCAAAACCCGACATCCTTTTCCTTTGACATTTGTGCTACGATATAAGCACAGCCAATCAAAAACCCAAGTAGAAATAGTGTATCCAAGAAATCTTCCATTTTTTATATTTTTTTGTTTTTTTAATCAATACGAATAAGAAAGAAAAAGGTTTAATTATTCTTCATCACCATCTTCTTCTTCTGAGATAAAATGAATAGTCAAACTTGCAATTCGACCATCTTCTGTCCTTTTTGCATACACTGGATATGAACCATCGCCCCGACCCGATTGACTTGCTACACAGCTTGAACCTCCTATTGCAATTTCTCCTGCACCTTCATCATCACAAGTTACACCACAAACCCCTGAATAGCTAAAATCACCCGCATCAGGATATATGTCAAATTTCTCCCAATTCTCTTTGTCTTCTGCAAGTGCATTCATATCCTTACCATCGAATTCAGGTAAAGGAGTTGCCCAATTTATTTTACCAATCCCTTCCACTACATCCCAACAAGCAATTTCACGACCTGTTTTTTTGTTGCGAATACCTGTCCGATATTCAAATTCATTATCCTTCCATTGTGAAAGATAGGAAGGGTCAACAATCATTACTTGACCACTATCTACACCAACATATCCAATTAGTTCCATAATTATTTCTTTTTTTAATCAGTACGAATTTAAAATAAAAAGGTTTAAATTATTTGTATTCTATTAAACCGAATTTTGTTGTTACTTTATTATTCTCTACTTCAATCTTTCCCAAATCATCTTTATCTTCTCCATACCAATATACTTCTCCATTCAATTCTATACCCCACTTAACAAAGAAATTATTGATAAGATATTCTAACCACTCAACATAATTATAGAATTTTTCTCCTCCATTCCATTGAAGATATTTTCCATCTTCTGTCAAAACCCAATCACACCAAAGTCCGGGTTGTGTTGAAGGTGGTCTATTAATATCAATAATTGATTTTTCACATTCACCTACAAAAAACTCGCCTTCTGCACCATACTCATCGTTAAAACCATAAGCACCACCTTGTGTTTCTTTAAGTATAGAAACATCTCTCTTAACTCTACGAGTGTCAGAAAACCTATTTAGATAAGCAATCTGCTGGTCTATTGCTGGTTTGCTCAATTCAAACGAACCTTCAAAATCTGTATGATAACCCATGTTTGTTTTTTAAAGTTTGTATTAGGGAGAGAGAGATTTTTTATTCTTCGAGTGTATATCCTTTAAGGTATTTAATAGGGAGAAACATAAGCAACTCATCAATAGCAGTTACATCTCCACTTTCAACATCACCCTTAATTTGCTCTAAGCACTTATCAATTAACTCTTGTTTATGTTCTTTTTGTTTTTCCCTTGCTTCCTCTATCGCCTCAAAAACATTACTATGAATAGTTTCTTTGTTTACTTCCCAACCAATACTGAAACCTTTTAACCACTCTACTACACCATCTTCATCAACAGTTGCAAGTGTCATTCCTTCTGCATCATCATCGTCACTTTCCCAACCATCAATATAGTATTTGTTGGTTTCAGGTTCACGATAATCACAACGAACTTCGACGAATTTCTTTATCATAGTTTTGATTTTTTAATCAGTACGAATTTAAAAGAAAAAGGTTTAAAGTTTATTAAACTTCTGTTGCTTCTTCTTCTTCCCAACGAACATTGTTTTCCCAATCAGTAATAATATAATACTTCTTGCCTTGGTACTCTACAATGTTTTCAATAGAGCCATTAGATTCAATTTCTTTGTTTTGATTTACATCACAAGGATAATGTTCTATAACTTCTCCTTTGTCAAATACTTCTTTGTTAGTCATCATTGCTAAAATTTTTTGTGATTTTTTTTAACTTCCACTCAAATTCTCTTTGCATTTCTTCCACATCGAAGACGATTTTACCATCTTCATCTTCATACCAATAAACACCTACTTCGATTGTTTCTGGTGGTAAATTATTATTATCCATCTTGTTTTTTTTAATCAATACGGACAAAAAAGAAAAAAGTTTAAAATTAATTTAAAATATTTTCAGAAATAATTTTATTTTTCTCAAAAATATCCAATTCATTTTTAATAAAAAGAAGTCCCTCTAAAGATAATTTTCCAAGGTCAAATGTTGTGATTCCTTGATAAAACGTATCATGTAAAATAATACCGTTCTCAATACCGTAGATCGAATAAACTAAATCTGGGTTATTTGACTCCACATAAAAGAAATTGTTAGAAAAAATAATAGTGTAAGAATTTATCCTTTTGATATGCTCCTTGATGTCATTTACGAGATTGAATTTCAGTTGACTAAATTGACTATTTACTATATGATATTCCATTTTTACACAAAATATAATACTATTTTCCAGAAAAGTCAATCATATCTGTTTTTCTTTCACCGGTTTTTCCACCTTCAGAAACATAGTACCTGTCAACCAAATTAATATCCCCGTATTTTAACCTTGTGCCTTCAGTCAAACAATCATCCTCACCTTCAGGAGCGAAACCATTGCCATGAGCATATTCATGATATAAAGCATCAGTGATCTTGTGCATGAGTTCTTTGACCCTTTCCTCAGGAAACTCTCCAGTAAAATACATGGAGAGTTTAAAATCAATTTTAGTTGTATTTTCCATAAGTTTATTTCGTTGAAAGAATACTTACCATTGCTTTAATCAGTACAGCGAAATCTTCGTGCTTTTCGATAAGAGTGTCAATTTGACTTTCTGATAAATGCTTCTTGCAGATTTCAAGAATCTTCGCATCCTTTTCAGAAACTTCTGAACTACCATTAAGAATTTCTTCGTGACCAGCGTTCTCAAGCAAATCTTTTACTTCGCTTTCAGAGAGATTCGAAATATGATTCTCAATAAAATTGTCATCAAGAAGGTTGCAACTATCAACTATTGATTCTTTTTCATCGCTATCAAGATTATCAATATAATCCACTACCATTTGTTCATTGAGTAGTTCGCAATCTTGCACCAAAGACCTTTTCTCTTGTTTACAAAGGTCTGATACTGCTTCGCAAATTTCATTATACTCAAGTTCAATTTCTACTTCGATTTCTTTTGTGATTGTCGTTGACATAGTTTTAAGTTTTTTATTGTTTATACTATCAATACGAATCTAAATTAAAAAGGTTTAATAAAGTTTAAATTCTATTAATAATTCTTTTAGTTTTTCAAAGCTATTTGCTCCTTTAACAAGGTTCATAATAATTGCTACTTCATCAGGAGTACAGTAAGGTTTAACTTGGTCATACTCGAATTCAAACCAAGTACCCAATTCATCCCATATAGCGATTTCTGCATCCTCAGAATGAATTCTTCTTTCACTCAATTCAGGATTAAAAGATGTGGTGTCTAAACTTCTGCGTGAACAATAATTGCCTACACCCCATTGAACAGACATAGTCATTCCATTATCGAAGGTTATTTGAAAACCTTTATTTTCACAAGAGAGGAATCCTTTTTTATTGGTCATGGTTTATCTTTTTTTATCAATACGAATCTAAATTAAAAAGGTTTAAAAAAATAAAAATGTAATTTAACTTTTTCAAATCGTATATCTGATCGAAAATTACCCCCCGGAAAACGCCGTCGCTGCCAGAAAATTCTGGGCGTTGGGGAGAGAAATAAAAAAAAGGGCTCGGAATTATCCGAACCCTTTCGTTATTGTTTTAATTTCTTGTTTAACTTTCTGCTTTGAGTAATTTGCGATACTCTTTTTCAGTCAAGTGTCTTGCTTCTTTGAGTAAAGGTTTGCTACTATCTATTGGTTTCACAAACACGCAATCACCTTGTCGCAAAATCTCTTTAATGTTACCCTCTGCAACATTGGTTTGAATTGTCCACGCAATACATTGAATTGCGTTTATCTCTTTTTTTGTTTCTGAATTGAAATACCAATATGAACCACCTTTTGTTCTATTTGTTTCAAACACACTTTTCAAATCAACCCAAATCATATACCTTCTATCAGTTGAGGTATCTTTGAACCTTACAAAATGACTATCTTCCATTGTTCTCCCCCACTTACTTGAACCAAATACTTCACCTTTAACTTCACACAACTCATAGGTATCATTGTATTTTTCTTTAACAAGATTACCATTACTATCAATAAAGTTTGAAACCTTTTCAATAGTTTCTTTACTCAAAACTTTTGGTTTAACTTGCTCTGAAAGTCGTTCAAGTCCTAAACACAAAATAGCAACTCTCCTCTCCTCTATATTTTCAATTTGAGCAATCTCACCAAAACTCATTGGTTGAATATCATTCCAAATCTCATTTAATTGCTCATAGGGAGAGTGTTCGTGTTTTAGTTTGAGCAAACGACAACCCACATTAAAATCAAACTTTGTATTTTCAATTACTATTTTCATAGGTTTTTGTTTTTTTTGTTTTTAATCAATACGAATTTTTTACAAAAAGGTTTAACTATTATTCATCTCTATATTCATAGTATTCATTATCAATATGAACAATCAAAGCATTACCATTGAACTTCATTTCATCACCTTGTTCATTTGTAGTGAAAGCATACCAATCAGTACAATCGTTCAAAGTATCGGGTGAAAATTGCCCACAAGCACTATCAATTTTTTGTTCAATACTTTCTATCAATTCTTCTTCTTCATCACTCAAAATACAATCAACCTTGTAATTGATATTGTAATCACCTTCACCACCATTTATGTTCAGAACTTTATCCTTGATAAACTGAACTTCTTTTTCATCAAGCAACACTTCCATATCGCTTGAAACTCTTTCGCACCATTCACTTTCTGAACTCTTTGAAAATTCTAATTCTTCTTCATCATCACTCAAACGAATTTCCACATTACCTGCTTCACCCATATAGTGTCCGTCAGACGCTTCGTAAAAATCCACCTTGCGATAAATAACATCATCAATGTAATCTCTAATCTCAACACAATCAATCTCTGAACCTTTATCATCATAAATCTGAATAGAGGTATCATTCATACTATCTCCACCACAACTGAACTCAAAGTTTGCGTAATCAACCCCTAACTCTTTCCATATTTTAATAATTTCCTTTTCTTCCATAGTGTTTATTTTTTTTTTATTGTTCTTGTGTAGTTAGTTTAAGTTTATTCATCAATTCCTTTGCGTTTTCAGTCGCTTCGGGGTTCTCTACATCTTTCACTCCGTTACACATCCACGCTTGAACTTCCAAGTGTTTAAGGTAATCTTGTGCCGTAGGAACAAACTTCATTCTAAAATCCTCTGCTATATGAAGCATAGCAATATCAATCGTATCAACACTCTTTCCATCAGAGTTCACAATGTTATATCCAAAGACCTTTGGAATGATTGTGTAAGCGAACCAAGTGTTGTGGGTTAAGCATCGTGAAGAATTATTATTCATACTTGCTTTTGGACTATCAATCAGTTCGTGAATAGCAATGTAATCTTCTACTTTACCACCCCAGCGTTTTACGCTGGATTTTGAATGAATTAAGGGGTTAGCCATATTTGTTTTTTGTTTTTTTTATTAGTCCCATATTTGAGAAATCTCTCTGCGAAAAGGATTGTATTCAACTTGCTTTCCTAACACCCAATCACCTTTATTAACCTTCAATGTATTGTGTTCAGCAAATTGTCCATTAGGTTGTTCGTGTCGCAAATCACTATCTTCCAACACTTCCACTTCTGCAAAGTGTGTATGATTTTCTTCAATTTTGAACTTACCATACAAAGTGTGTTGGTTTGCACCCTCACCTTTGAGGATAATCGTTTTCTTTTGGGTTTTTTTCTTTGCTTTCATTTTATCGTGTTTTTTAATCAATACTTTTTTTAATTGAAAAGGTTTAAGAAAATTATATTTTTTTTAATTTTTTTTCTTCAACCTTTATGTTATTCAATACTTTTTTTAATTAAAAAGGTTTAATAAAAAAGATATTTATATGAACCTTTTTTATACATAAATATAAGTTCTAAAATAATAAATAAAGGTGTAACATAAACCAAAAATGTAAATTAGTTTTTGAATATCGTATATCTCTTTGGGATTTGACCCCAGTTTTCCCCGGGATCGCCTGCGGGAAACATCTTGGATACAGCGGGATAAAAAAAAAGGGCTCGGAAACCCGAACCCTTTTTCATTTAATTTTCTTAATCTAAACACACATTGTTGTTTTTACAAACTTCCTTGTTTTAAGGAAATTACGAATAATTGTAATTTTAGAGGTAAGTCCATTCACCTTTCGATGATTTCTGACACTCTCCATCATTTCTTCGTGTATTCGCAAATTAGCATTGTCATAGTTCGCAGTTTTTAAGTTACTTCCAAACATTGACTTAATAATAATTTCGTTTTGTTCGTCTATGCTTCTTTTCATTTTAATTATTTTAGTTTGTTTCAATACGGATTTTATTAGAAAAGGTTGAACGAAAATAATAAAATTTTATAATTTATTATAATTTTATTTTAATTAAATCTAAATCATCTCATTATCAAACTATTTAATTAAGAAATGTAAATTACTTTTTTCAATTCGTATATCTGATCGAAAATAACCCCCTGTTTTCACCAGACACGGGCTTCTGAGTTCCAGAAACGGGTAGAAAACAAAAAACCCCCAACTTTTCAGTTGAGGGTTTTGTATTCACCTTTGATAAATTACTAATACTTTATTTTTTCAGTAATAGGTTTAATGTATTCATACAATTCATACTTAACACATAAGTTTACTAATTTGCCTTTTACCGAATAAAACTTTTCTTCATCTTCACAATTTTCAAATATACTTTCTAAAAAAGTATCCCTTCTTGTTTCATCAGTAATAATATCTGCAACATCTTCTTCTAATTCATTATCCCATTCTTCGTTTGAATAATAAGATAAACTCCAACCCAAATGTTCACTCATATCACCATCACTTTTTATACTTAAAGCAAATTTAGTTGCTTCGTAACCATTAGGTAAATATTCTTTGACCAAATTACCATTGTCAAATACATAAATCCCACAATTATTTCCAATATCCTCATCAGCAAACTTCACTTCAAATAATAAATCAGGATATAATTCTGCAAGTTTATGAATGACTGGAAAAGGAGTTGACCACGCAGTATCGAATGAAATTGAATTTTCGCTTATTTGATAGTTGTCATAAGAATTCCATTTAGTTCCCCAATTAGCAATACTCCAACCATACCAATTAGCGTGTCCATATTTTTCAATGTTATCTAATGATATTTTTGCTTCCTCAAAATCTTGGGGAGAAAGCCTTTCATTTAAAAGTTGCTTTACACCCTCAACATCAGTAATGCCTTGTTCTTTAATCCAACTCCACTCCAACATTTCAGTAAATCTTTGAGTGTTATTTATCAAAATACATATAGCATTATCAACATTACTTCCTGATGTAACCCTCAACGAAGGTGGCATAGGGAGAATTTTGTCAAAGTCAATTAAATTTTCATCTTCTTTTATGAAATCTAAAACTTCTTTTACCCTTTGCTCACTTCCTTTAATTGTGAGGATATTTGTAATGTGATTAGGCATAATTTATTCTATTTTTTAATTAAAATTATTATTCTTCACTCTCTCCTACACCTACATCAATATAATCTATAACTTCCATACCATCCATTTTGGGGAGAAACAACTCCTCATCAGTATATTTATCTTCCTTACGGAAACAAACCACAACTGAACCATCAACATCATCCAAATCAAATTTTGTATCATCAAATTCAATTAATGCTACAATAGTAACTACTGCTCGTTTAAGTGCCATAATTATTATTTTTTTTTAATCAATACGTTTATATTGAAAAAAGGTTTAAAATCTAATGAATAACCTTGAAATGCTCGTCATCAGTTAGGTGAACCCAACGAAATTCCATATTGTTATTTGACGCTATTCTCAATCCCAGCCAAACACCCGTTTTATTTTCAAAAAAAACCCGTTCCGTTATTGCTTCAACCACCCATTTCTCTTCTTTATGAATTGTCTTTTCTTTTGCAATTTCTGATATTGGTTCGAGTTTTACTTTATCACCTGTTCTTATATCTAACATAATTATTTATTCTATTATCATTACGGATAAAATATAGAAAGGTCTAAAATAAAATTAATTATCTTTATTTTCAATAATTGAAACCATTTCTTTTAAATGATTTTCCAAATTGATAAGTTCATTTCTTATGTTTTGAATTTCCTCTAATGCTTTATCATATTTTCTGTTTGAGGTGAAAATGACTATTCTATCGCATTGAACTGGTATTGTCTTATTTGAAAGAACAATGATGTTTTGTTTAAGCTGATTGCTTCTTGTCATTTTATGTTGAGTTTGGTTTTTGTTTGTTCGATTATTTTTAAGCAAAAATCCTTCGCACTTTGTGGTGAACCATCAACAAACTCACAAGAGAAAGTATGATAATTAACTTCACTCACATAAACCTCATAAACAATAAATGAAAATTTTAACTTCTCTATTTTAAGTGTACCATAATGCAATCTTGAATATCCGTTGAATTTTGACTTATCAAAATTGTCAAATTCAATTTTATAATTATCCATTTTATAGATTTTGTGTTTTACAATTTAGCAAGAAGAACATCCTCGTACTTGTAGTGTTTAGTCCCTTGTGTTTCCAAGAAATCAATCCTGTTCTTGAACCTTTTATTCATTGTATCCACAATAGTATAAACCCCACTCTTATGTCCTGCACCACTAATATACACCTTATCCCCATAATTGAAAACTCCTCCCCATCTTTTGAGCAAATCCCTTGAAACTGCAATCCATTTATGTTCCGACGCTTTATTTGGATTGATTTTGTACATACCAGCAGTTACCAAAGGGTCTTCATCACATTGATTTACCACAGCATTATACATAGTTGCAGTTACCTTTACTGAATTTTGACTCTTAATTAAATCCTCTAATTGGTTAAGACGCTCATCATTTTCTTGTTGAACGACCAACATATAAGTTGTATTTATAGCACTCAATACCATAAGGATATATACGGCTTTTTTCATAGTGGTTGGTTTTTAATCAATACTGATAAAAAACAAAAAGGTTTAAGAAAATAAAAATGTAAATTATCTTTTTAGGATCGTATATCTTGTCTGGAATTTGACACCTAGGGCCAGCAGTCCCGTCCAGTCAATTTCAGGATTCCACCAGAGAAAATCAGGACAAAAAAAAAGAGAGCCAATTTCTTGACTCTCCTTTTTGAGATACGCAATGTTTTTCAATTCAAGTAATCAAACCCAAAGTGAATAAATCCTATTTCAATTAAATCATCATCAGACATCTTTTTAGGGTTTCTCCAAAAGTTAGGTTCTTGTTTATTCTCATCCTCTATAAGTTCACTAATCCTTTTCAAAGCACCTTCATAGGTGAATTTCTTATCACCATCCGTTCTTTCAGTTTCAATAAACTCATATTTAATTCTCATATTAATCCATGTTTTGTTTAGCAAATTCAATCAATTTTTTAGCAAGTTCATCATCCAATTCATCCGTTACATCTTCATTATCCTCATCACGAATTTCAATTTCTTTGACAAAATAACTATCGTAATCATCGTTGATAGTTACATGATAACAAGTATCCTCAACTTCAATTTCAAACTTGTGTGTTCTATTGATTACCTTGCTTATCAGTTCCATTGTTTATACAATTTTATAGTTTGTAATTTCTTCATCACTTATTTGGTCAAAAACATAATCTTTATCCAAACCCCTTACCGAAACCGAATCCACAATTTCTCCTTGTTTGTTAACCCAAATCTGAATATAAAAAGGTTCAGTATACCAAAGGTTGTTTTTTGCAACAGCACTCCAAGTTGTTTTGTGATGGTCAAATTCCTTTTTGCTAATGTTCATAGTGTTTGGTTTTTTTAATCAATACGAATAAAAAATAGAAAGGTTTAATTTTTTAGATTATTTTTTAATATATTTGTCATAAAAAATTCCAAATCTGCCCAAAGTAGTTTTTCAGGAATCAAATTTGTATCTACACAACTCTTTTCATGTTTTGAATACATATATTCTATGAAATCACTCCAACATGATTTGCAAACATTTCCAATAGATTGATAAGTGTTATTACAATTTTTGTTTTCACACCCTATTCTTGAACATTTGTTAAAATCCATATTAATACCAATTAGGATAGAAAAGGTTACTCCTCTTTTGCTTTTTTAAATTTATATTTTTTAATTGTGGTTCTTCCTAAACCAAATTTTTCCATTGTTTTTTTAACAGTGTTAGTTTTTGTGAACTCATAAATTTGTTCTTTGACCTTTTCAGATACGAACTCTACTTTCATTCCAGTATCAGTCAAATTTTCATTTTGACAATGATAATTAATAGTTGATTTTGAACACTTCAATTTTTTTTGAATATCACGATAAGAATAACCTTCGTTTCTTAATTTTAAAATATCTTCTTTAATTCCCCTTCTACCATTTTCGTGCAATCGGTCTTTATTGGAATTGTTAATTACAATTACGTGTTTAGTTGCCATATTTTGTTTTTTAATTTAAATTAATGTCTAAAATATAAATTAAGGTTACAATTAAGATTGTAAAAATCTTTTGTCCTTAACAAACTTCAAATGTCTTGCTTCATCCTTTGTCAAACCCACGAACTCACTTGGGGAGAATGAAATCTCATCGGGGTAATAGTCAAAGAGATATTCTTCCACCCCATTTTCCAAAGTAACGTGAACTTGGGGCATAGGGTCAAATAAACTTTTAGGCATTGCCGTAATTCGTGCTGAAATTATTTTCATAGTTATCTTGTTTTTTAATCAATACGTTTTTAGGGAGAAAAGGTTTAAGATTTATAAATTATAAATGAGTAAAACTCCCACAACCCATACATTGAATATAAGGTTTACCGCTATCTTTTATGGTAGGACTTTCCTTTGGTAAGATTATCCATTCAGTACCTTTGCAATCGTAACACTCGCAATTAGGTAATCTCTCATCAAGGGTAAGCTGGTTAGCTATTCTTTCAGGATATACTGATTTTAACACATCAGCTTCAGGAATTTCTACTAATACCGATTGATAGAACTTTGACATAATTGATTTTTTAATCAATACGAATCAAAGTAAAAAAGGTTTAATTTTTAATTTAAAATTATTTGAAAAAATTGAAATCTTTCCGACTTAAATGCTTTTATATTATCGGTAGGATTTATTTCATCACCATTTCTATCAACTATGGTAACTGCCATTTCGTTGGTATTTAAGGAATCGGTGATATACTTTAACTTATAAACTCTGTTCTTTTGGATCCACCTATCAGGTGTGAATTTTGGTAATGAATCATCTATACAAAATGCGAAAACATTAACGAAAGAAGCTGGTGCTATTAAATCTGCCATACCCATATGTTTATTATAAATAGTTTTTTTTTCGGTCTATTTATAATAAAATTAAAAAAAATGCACCACAAAAGCGTAATAAAAATAATGAATTTTCAGCAACAAATGAGAATTCTTCATTGGCAAACCACTTCTTTTGCTCGTCATAATGCCTATGGTGGCATATATGATAGCATAGATGATTTATTAGATAGATTTGCTGAAATTTGTATGGGTAAATACGGAAGAATTGAGCTTAATGATGAAATTTCTGAGCTTAAACTTAAAAACATGAAAGACCTTTCCATAAATTCTTATTTAAATGATTTTTGTGAATTTCTTGTTGAATTAACCGGTGAATTTGACGATGAAAAAGATACTGATGTGTTAAATATCAGAGATGAAGTTCTTGCTGAAGTAAATAAATTAAAGTATTTACTTACTCTTAAATAATACACTATGATTTAAGCTGAAAGGGGAGGAAGTTTTTCCTCCCTTTTTCATTTTTATATTTTTAATATGATACTATAACCCTTTCAAGTTTTTCTACAACCATACAATTACCAACTTTTTCTGCTTTCATTTTTGCAATCCTTAATGCTCTTTCATAAGTCATTTTTGCACCGTCAACTTTAATAGTGTCAATTACATCTCTGCGAGTAGTCATTACTGTTTTGACAAGTCGAATTATTTGTATCGCTTCACAAACAACTGAAATGTCATTAATAGTTTCATTTTTTGAAACTGCAATCTCTGTAGTTTCCAATTTAGAGCCGAATAAATCAAACGAGTTTTCCATTTTTTCCTTTTTTTAATCAATACGCTTTTTAATTAAAAAGGTTTAAGCTGAATCGAACTGACTAAACCTAAACTTTTCAAATTTAGTTATACGAAAGAAAAAAGATATTTTACACTTTATAAAAATGTAAATTAGTTTTTTAAGATCGTATATCTGATTATAAATATCCACCAGTTTTCACCGTCGACTGCCAGAAATTTCACCGTAAACCAAAATACCGAGTTTGGCACATTTTTACTTCCGAAAATGTCTTGTAAAAGATTAACATAAAAAAGAAAAAGCCGCATCTCTGCGGCTTTATCAATATAATCATTCCTTTGATTACACAATCTTTATTTTACGATTATCAATGTAAATGAATTTTACATTATCAATCCCCACATTGAAAGTTCCAAATGCCTCATCACCTCTAATTCCCAAATTGTAACTTCCTTTTGTAGATTTAATCAAAAATGTTTTTAATTGCTCTAATTGAAATTCAGTCGCCTTAACTCCATCAACATAATACTCCGTAAAAGTACTCTCGTTTGAATTAGGATTAGTATAAACCCTCAAATACTTAATTGCAGGATTATCTTTCTTTACAGCAATAACATAGTTATCTCTGCCGTCAGATGATTCCACATAAGTTGATTCAGGTTTATATTCACCCTCAATACCCTTTTGCTCCCTTTGATTGTTACCTTTAGTAGAAGCACTTGTATTGCAACCAAAACCCCACTTTGAAACTTTACGAACTCTACCAATAAAAGGATTACCCCTTTTATTCATTTTAGGTTCAGTGTCCGAAACCATACTTCCATAAGTATGACTACCACCACGAACATTTTCCATAAAGGAAATAAATTCATCTTTACTCATTACTTCGTGAGAAATCTGATTGCAGATTTGCTCCATTCTTTGTTCTTTGGTCATTTTGCGATTTTTTTTAGGTTAATATCAATACGGATTTTTTTGTAAAAGGTTTAATAAAACCCCCACATATATAATACGCAGTAACACCACCAAATCTTTAGTGTAAAATTAAAATATTTTTTAACTTATTGAAAATCAGTATAAAAGAAAAAGTCCCGGACTTCGGGACTTTTTTCTAACCACTATGAAACACAATAAACAATTATAGAACCGAAACAAATATACACAAATTACTTATTCTTAACACTATAACTGTAAGATGAAAAAATAGTCCTATTGACAAATTCTTTTGTGCTTTCGCTAAATTCAAAACATTTCAATCCGTGAAGAATATTTTTTTCTCCAATACAATCCACTTCTTTCATAAGAAAGGTAATGAATTTCTCATACACAATATCTTCTCTCATATTATATCTTTTGCTGATGTGAGCAGAAACCTTTTTTAGAGTTGGATGCTTTGTAACATAATCCTCAATCACTTTTCTTTGGGTAATCATATTGAGTTTAGTTTTAGTTTTACTTACAATACGGATAATTAAAAAAAAGGTTTAAGAAATTATTTTACAGTTAAATCCTGAAGAACAGTAAAAAACTGGATAATTTAATTTTTAGATATACGATTGTTAAAAGTTATTTTACATATTAGGAGCAATTCATTTTACATATTAGGAGCAATTCATTTTACATATTGTAAAATGTAAATTAGTTTTTTCTTTTCGTATATCTGATCGAAAATGTGCCTGCTGTTCGAGCTGGAGTATCGCCTCAAGTTCAGGAATTACAGCAAAAAAAAATCCCCGCTGATTTGCGGGGATTCTCAATTCTATAACAATGATATATTATTCTTCTTCTTCTTTGTATTCTCCTAATTCACTTTTAGGAGCCACCAAAACATTACCGAGTATTTTAAGATTTTTCAAATTGTTTTTTTCACAATATACCTTACTTGCTATTTCATTTAAAGGTAAGTCAAAATACAAACCCTTACTATTCATTACCATAAATTCATCTCCGCAAGGCATTATACTAATCGAACCCGATACAATATCTTCTAACTCTTCTTTGGAATATTCCAAATCATTTTCGGGTGTACTATCAATTATTTTACTTTCACAAGTTATTATTTTTCCCATAGTTTTCAATTTTACTATATTTATTCAGGAATAATTAATTGCATAGCTTGTTCGTAGGTCATATCCATTTTTGTAATCGTTATTTTTGAAACAATTAACATTTCACCATTATCTTTTGAGGTGGGAAAATATACAAACAAACTATTATTTATTTCTGCATCTGATAAAAAACGAGCATAATATGCACTTACATCACTTGCATCTTCCTTGACATCATAGAAATCATTATAACGAATAAAACCGATACGAAAGACATTTCCTTGCCCTTGTATCAGTTTAACCATAACTGGATGTTTGAAATCCTTTGGCTTTGAAACGTTTTTATTTTGCCCATACGTATTGGTAGAGAAAAGCAAAATAAAAATAATAAATAATTTTTTCATATTTTTTATTTTAACATATAATCCAAATAACTATTGCTGCAAAAATAACTTGTATAAGGGAGAAAGTTAGGATTGCCTCTAATCCTTCTTTCCAATTTTCTTTGAATGATTCTATCATTTTTATTTAATTTAATTAGGTTTATTTATTGATATTTTTTTTAGGGAGAAACCAATCTACATCCTGCTCATAGTATTTTGTAGTTGATAATACTTATCTACAACCTCATTAATCTTGCTCATATCACCATAGTGAATGTTTTTCAAATTAATAAAATGTGTCTTATTTGAACCTTTCAAACGATAATTGAATTTTACTTCACTCCCATCCTCAAACTCAATAAACGAAACATCCTTTTTGAAGATTTGCTGAATAATGTGAGCTGCTTGATATAGTTTCATATAAGTTTTTTTTAGTAAGCTGACAAACTTCTATTTTGTATTTGTTCAAATGTAGTAGCACTCCACTCGTCGTGCAATTCATTCGTTTTTTTGTGATAATATCTTGCTAAAACCTCTGCTATCTCTTCTAATTTTGAATTTTCTTGCCAATCTGTTATTGTGCAATCATTTCCAATTCTTGATAACATTCCACCACCTAAATAATTTTGGTATGCCGTCATCTTTTCTCCCTCAAAACCAAATGAAGACAAATCAATTTCAACACCACCACCACGATAATCTACTTTTTCACGAAGAATACTGCTTTCTATAATTTCTTTGATTTTATCGTTTTTCATATTATCAATACGAATTAGGGAGAAAAAGGTTTAAATAATATTTCTCTTTTTTGATACGTCGATCAAATCATCACACTTCTCAATCATCTCTACCATATTCTCGATTTCAATCCCATCACAAATTGTCAACTTTCTCAATTTATCCAATGATTGTTTTAGGGTATCCTTTGTCTGATTCAGCAAATCCAAATCAACAGCAAGTTTTGATTCCACATCCCTACGAGTTTCACCATCATTTGAACAACGTAACTGCAAAGTCCTCAAAGATTTCTCAAACCCATCAGGCCTAAATGAAATTTCACCCACCTTAATCCACGCCTTTGCCTTTATAATTTCCGGACACGGTTTCTTGTTCACCATCTCGTAAGCACTCGTGTACTCCGATTTCAACTGCTCAAAATTGTCTGTCTTGTTCATTTTAAATTTAGATTTATTTAATTGTTTAGTTTACAATGCTTTAGCTAACTCATCAAATACATAATACCATAGGGCAATAAGTCCACCCCAATAAACTATGCTAATTGTAAAATTATAAATAATTCTTTTATGTTCCATCTTTAAAGAGGTTTTTTATAAGTTTTAAAATAAAATATATAATTTTTAATTTAATCTATTTCCCCCTCATCAGCGAGTAACACGTCCCCAACAATCACATCAGTCATCCCATAGTGTTTTTGGAAAATCTCCGTTGCCTTTGAATTTATCTCAAAACCATTCAATTTACCCTCCTCGTTCAAAACAAGGAATTTATTTCCCACACCCACAATTTCAATATATCCATCAACGAACCCCTGTAGTTCCTTCAGTGAAAATCCATGCCCCTTTTTGCTGGGATAAACTTCACTAACATCCCCGTTTGCTTTCATTAATATTCCCATAGTTTTATCTTTTTAATCAATACGTTTTTTAATTCAAAAGGTTTAATTCTTAACCCAATTTAATTTATATGTAGGGTTATATCTTCCTTCCGAACAATTTCCACAAGATTGACTTTTGTTTGTTTTTCTGAACCTTGTAAATACTTTGTTGCAACCACAACAAGTCGCTGAATAATTTCCTTTGACAGTTTCTACTTCATTTGAACTATAACACCTTTCGCCATCACATCCAATCTGAATTGCTTTCGCTCTCCAAACTTCATTATGTCCTTCCTTCGGACAAAGTGCGTGAGCAATTTCGTGCAAGATTGTATTCTTAACCCTACTCATTTCGTTTAATTCAGTCAAATACACTGATAATGTAATTCGCTTTGAACGATACTTGCAACAACCAAACCTTCTTTTTGCATTGTCAAATTCAAATCTCCAACCCTGCTGAACTATTCCGTGTTTAGTCATAAGTTGAATTGCCAAATCTTTTGCTTCGTTGAGTTTCATAATAGGTGGTTTATACATTCAATACGGATAAAATAAAAAAAGGTTTAAGACCACCACAAAACTATTTTCAAAAATTTAGATATACGAATATGAATATTTAAATTACATTATCAAAAATGTAAATTAGTTTTTTTAATTCGTATATCTTGTTTGGGATTTGACCCCTGTAAACGCCAGATCCGGGCTAGGAAACAGGTTCTAGCGGGAGAGATTGGAAATTATGCGGGAGAGATAAAAACAAAAAACCCACAACTTCCGTTGCGGGTTTCAAGCGGGGGAGAATCTCAACCCCTATTATTTAAAGTATTTCTCTGTCTTTCAT